CCATAAATCGACCCCCTATATGCTATTAAGATACAATCATATGCGTTCGATAAAACTAACACCCTATATGTTTGTGACGCGGTATCAAAAAAAAAAAACCAAACATAACAAACGTCACAAACATATATAACATTATAACCTATACCGTGCATCTGCCTATAGTTATTGAACATATGTTATATAACGAACAAAACGCGCCTAGAGAGCGAAATGTGAAGGTTTTATGGAGAGCAACTTTCTCAACCTTGCCGCCGCCCGTTATGGCAATATTGCAATTGCCCCGTGGGTCAACGCGCCACCAGACGCGGTGACTTAACGGGGCTACACATAGCCACGCGGGTTTTGTGGGGATTCTGTGAATCACCGCCAAACGTGGCAATATGTAGCCAACGCCCACGGCAATGGGCGCGTACCTTTAGGATCGCATAGGTGAGCATGGCAACGGGTAGCCCCGCCCATGCAATATCAACCAACATTGAACATATGGTTTAGTCCTACTATGGGCGGGTAAGTATCCGCTAACACAACAGATAGGAGTTATCATGAACGACAAACTACGGACTGCCGCACGCCTGCTAGCACGCTATAGCTACAATATGGGCGAAAATATCGCCAACGCTGATAACTATGAGTTTTGGCATGCAAAGTATATGGGTGCAAGGTATATGCTTTTCGCATTGACTGGGCTTGACGGTACAACCATCGGCAACGAGGATAACGAGGTTATTGTTATGTTGTCCGATGATAGCAACCACTACACGTTTGACTTCAAGTTTTAGTTGCGAGGGTACCCGCCTTATAGGGTACCCGCCCATAGTGGGACTTGACCATATATCAGACCGCAGCATATGGCGCGGTGGCATATCATCATCACTGCTACAGTTTGGAGCTATAATGATCGTTTATTCCACCGCCTACCACACCGTAAAGTTCACCATCAACACCGTTGACGAGGACGGCTTTATCAAGAGCATTGACGGCGAGAACTTTGTACAGATTGACCGCGCCGACATTGACGGCGCACGGCACGCGCAACACAAGGCGCAAGACTTGTATCTGCGCAAGGTATTGCAGACCTGCGAGTATTGCAAGCGTGATAGCAAAGTGTTCTGCGCTGTCGTGACGTGGGAGTATACCGACCATCTTGGTAACACCTGCGAAACTGGCAAGTTCACCATCTAGCACGCCACCACAACCACCACAACCCGCCACCGTGCCATATATTGCGGTCTGATAATAGTTGACAGCCTACGATACGGGGCGCAAGACTGGAGCATACCATGAAAGTTTCCACCGCTCAATTTATGCGCGAGTGCGTTGCACAAACTAGTATCTATATCGGTACGTTTCGCGCCGCACTTGACGAGGGCGACCTTGCACAAAATATTAACTGGGACGCACTGTCAACGGCGCAACGGCGTTTATCAACCAACCAACCAACCAACAAGGAGGAACTATGTACACAATCGACTACACGTCTCACGTTTCAGGTGGTTTCGGCTACCATATGGACGCATTTGATGCGACTTTGGAAGCCGATAGCATCTTTGCCGTATTGGACTTTATAAAGTCGAACTTTGTGATGGACTGCGATTATGTTACGGTCAACTCTATTTTCTGTGGGAATCGTGAACTTGATATAGACGAACTGTATCATTATGTGGAGCGGTTCAGTTGGGCTGACTGGGACTATTGGCACCATCCCGAAGATTGGGAGTAGCAAAAGATTAGGGCGCGGTAGTTCGCCGCGCCCACGATTGGAGGAAAATATGTACAATATCATAGCTAAGTCACTGACAAAAGACGCGCCGTCTGGCAAGGTGTATACCGTCACGTTGCGAAAGTGGGATATGCCCGTTTCGCCTTACGAGGTGGTATACGAGATGGACGATACGGAAAATAAGTACAACCCGGGCACGTATCGAGTATACGAGTACGGAACATTTGACGATGCACGCGCATCGTTTATGGAAGAAACTAGTTCCATATTGGACATTTTATAGAGCTAGGGGAACTCTATAGTTCCCCTTTTTTTTGGAAAAAATTATGGAGATTTGATGGAAGTTTCATGGAGAAAATCCTAGACTGGAATATGGAGAAACTGTGGAGCATTTGTGGAGATTTGACGCGCTGGAAAATTGCAAGCTGGAAAATACCGAAACGCGCTAAAATGGAGTGGTACGCGAAACAGACTGGAAAGGTGGAAAAATGTTTCGGAAAATTGTAGACTGGATGCGCACACCCGAGGGCAAGGAATACGTAGCTGGAATTATTTTCGGAATGGTCGGAATAATTGCCGTGAGAACGTTTTGTTTCTTTGTGTGCTTGGCAACTGGATACCCTGCTAATCCTTGGAACATTTTGTTTTGGTTGTAAGATTAGAGCGGATTAAATATCCGCTCTTTTTTTGTGGAAAAATGTTACTGGGATAATCGCATTACGGATAAACCACGTAAGCATTGCGGAAAAACTACCGAGTGCGGAAAAACTAAGGCGCTCAAATGCGTTTTAAGGCGTGGAAAAACGATAGCCCTTAGTCGGACAAGCGCGGAAAAAACTATACCCTTAAATCGCCTTACAGTGCCTTATACGGACAAATGCTATCGCGCTAGTCGGAAAAGATAGCGGAATATTTGAGACAAGCGCGGAAGATTATAGAGATTCTATGGTTGGAAAATCAACATGGAAAATACCGTGCTATCGCATGGAAAATCTATTGACAGCCTATACGGAACTATATTATCATGTTATCTTTTGTGGAAAAATATTACGCAAGTTTACGGAAAAATGTTGCCTAACTGATAGCAATACGCCACGGAAAAAATGATACTAATACTAACTCATTATAATGTATATAATATTATATATGTATATATGTATACGGAAAAATCAACGCGCAAGCATTACGGAAAAATGCTACATACTTACTAGCATTTAAACGCTACCTAATCAGTCGGAAAATAATTACTACTAGTCTAGTCGGAATTAAATGTTACGGAAAAAATAACATATAAATTGTTGTCGGAATAATAACGTTACGGAAAAACTATCATATCGAAATGTTACGGAAAAACTAACGTTACCTCACGGAAAATATATACAACATCATAAACATTATAATGAATATATACATCTGATACATTACATATATATATAATATGTTACTAGTCGGAAAATATATATACGTTATATACGTATGGAATATTACATATATCTAATACGTTATATACGTATATAACATTATGCTTAGTCGGAAAATTATAATTACTACTATATCAGTCGGAATATATCCATGATAAAAATCTATCACAGATAATAAATATCTATCGTGTGGAAAAATTATGTGCTGCGGAAAATCTATTGACGCTCACGGAAAAATCAACACGCAAGTGTTGCGTGATTGTAGTAGCCGCACGGAAAATCTATGGTAAAGAACATACCACTTAGATACCAATTATTTATCATGGTTAGGGTACCTAAATATATATATCTAGCTGGACAAATGCCGCACACGGCTTGATAAACGCATACCCTTAGTGCGTAGACGCGGCGCGGAAAATATGCCCTTAAATCGAAAGATAAAACGTTTTATCAACGATTGTAGGTTTGGAGCGTGCGCGGAAAAACTGATAAACAGATTAACGCTAACGCCCACACCGCGCGCCACGGAAAAAGTTCGCTAGCACAACACGGAATAAAGCACAAGCGCGGAAGAAAGATACACGCTATCAACACACCTACGGAAAAATCAAACGCGAGTACCACACGGAAGATTGAATTGCAATAGCTACGGAAAATCTGCATACAAAATACACACACTTTTTGTCTATGTTTAATTGTGTTGATACTGTGACGGAAAAGATTCTCGACCATATGGCGGCGCGTTTTGGTATCTTATAGATACGGATAGACGCGAGCAGAAAGGGCGAGCAGATGAACAAGTTTGAGAAAATCGTTCTTGCCAAAGTCGAGGATAGTATCGGTAGTTTTGAGAACAGCATACAAGACGGATGGATTGACGAGGGCGCGTTTACGCGCGAGGGGTTATTTAATACCGTGCGCGGCGAGGTTGTTGCGGAATGTCCGCGCGAGGTTCGTTTTCTTGGCAACGCGCGGATTGACGAGATATGTTATCATGCGGTAGACAGTTTCGAGTTTCGCACTTGGTAACTTGGCAAGGGCTTATGCCCTTGCTTTTTTGTTTGCCGCTACAAAAAATAGACAGTCCTCTAGCTTAATAATAATAATAGGATAGGGCGATTTTTGTGTCAAGCGTCAATCTAAAATCTCCATACAATCTCCATAGATCCACAAAGTTCAATTTTGAACCACGAGTTCAATTTAAAATTGAACTAATCGAACTAATGCGCAACCTAAATTGAACTTTAAAATTGAACTTTTATATCTATCTTTGAACTGTGTAGAGATTGTGAATGTAAAGTTTCTGGGCTTGGTTCAATCAATCAATGATAAATTATGGGTACTGACAGACACGAGAAAGGTTAGACCATGAACACCATCAATATCAACACCAACGGCAAGATGCACGAGTACGATATGAGCAAACATATGTATTGTATTATTGACAATCACGTTGACAATGGCTTTATTGCTTTTTGCTCAACACTCGAAAAGGCGCGTAAAATGTGCCATGAGTATTGTGCAGACGTTTACGACAGTGAACCCGAGAATGTGGAAAGCGTGTGGATTGATGATTATGAGCTTGACACGTGGGCGTGGCTGGCTTAACGAGATTTAATTGTGTTGAGATTGTGAAGGTGAAGTTTCTGGGCTTACCGCGCTCAATAAGTGATAAATTATAAGTACAGAAACCAACCACAAGGAAAGGAAAGAACGTTGGCTACTAAGACTTTTGATTTTGGCAAGATTGACTACTATGGTCGTGGTCGTAAGGTTAACCCCGTCACCGTTGAGGTTGAGTTGACGGTAAAGGACGGCAAGCCCTGCTTTTCTGCTATGGGCATGGTTTACAATCAGTCAAAAACCGATACCGTTGCTGGGGGTCAATGCCTAGATTCAATCGCAAAGCGCACTAAGAACAAGCAGTTCATGGAGATTTACCGTCTTTGGAAACTGTACCATCTTAACGATATGCACGCTGGCACAATCGAGCAGGAGAAAGCAATTGAAGATTGGATGGCAAAGGGGAACCGCTACGATTATACTAGCGCCTGCGACTACCTTAAAAGCGTTGGGCTTTATGAGGTGGAGCACAACGGCGAGCCTTACAAGTATGGTCATGCGTGGCTTTACTGGGATATTCCCGAGGATGATTTGAAGTCTATCAAGGCGCTTTTTGATTAAGCGACTAAAGGGACTAGGCAACTAGTCCCTATTTTTTGCCTTTAAATGCTACTGATTGACTATCAATATAGGCAACGGAATATAAGCCACTGAGAGCCGATTTAAGCCCTTATATTATCGAGCTGGATAAACTATACCCGATAGGCGTATAACGGCCCTTATATTCGATTCTGTGGGCTTATGGAGGTAAAAGCGTCTGGACTACCCTAGCGCATTTAACGGATGAACCAAAGCAACCAAAGCAAAGCAGGGCAACGGATAAAATAATATATGGAGAGAATGTGTAGGCGCTTATACCGTGATACTATTTAACCAACGGAAGGGACGCGAGAAAGGCGGCACAAAATGAAAACCATCACGCGCACTGGCAAGTACTTGCACGCGATAGCCGAGGGCAGAAAGAACGGCACGGAGCTTGTGAGGACGTGGGCGCTTTGCTCTAAACCGCGCAAGCGTTACGCGCGACATCTGGTCGAGGTTTACGGCTGGGACGTGCGCGGAGCAATTCAACGCGCTTATATTTTCGGCTATGATTTTATGCCCTATAGCTACAAAGAAAAGCGCCCCATTATGGAGACGCGCACGAAAAAGAGTTTCGGCTTTTAGATTCTGGCGCTCACTGAAAAGGTGGGCGCTTTTCTTTTATATGTTCATTTGTGGAGAAATTATGGAGTTCGTAGATCACACGTTCACAACCTAAAAGTATGGTATTATGTAACTAGTCGGGAGGACAAAGCGACCTACATACGCCACTCATAATGACTTATTTATTGAGCTACAGTTCTGCCTATTTTTTAGTTAACCATTAGAAACTTTTATCTGGATATAATTATATGAAGATGATATGGAGACAAGCAAAGCATGGTAATATCTAATCAAGGAAAGAAACCAACTGAAAGGCGGTACAACATGGTATTCAAGGATTTGCGGGAGCTTTGGAGCGGCATGGTCAACGTGGTTGTTCGCACCAAAGATAAACCATCGCTTTGCATTGAAGATTATCCATTTGATATAGTGCAAAAATATCCTTGGGTAGACGATTGCGAAGTTTGGTCGATTGACCCCGACATGTATATACAACGTGATGGTCATTCGAGTTGCGTTATCACGCTCGACTATAAGGGATAGCAACAAGCCTACCAAAAAAGGTGGGCTTTATTTTTGCGTGTATATCTGTGTAGATAATGTGAACACGGCAAAGCTATGGTACTATTTAATCAACGAAAGGAACCTACAGAAAGGGCGAACATTGGTTATCTATAAGAATTGGCGCGGTTGTGAAAACATTGATTGGGGCCACTACAATACGCAAGCAGACCCCGACATGATTTACAAGGGCTACACTTTTAACTACTGGGATATTGAGGACGCTTTGTGGAATGAGTTTTGCGAACTTAACAATTACGATGATTCACAAAGTGGAGATTTTGCCATAGAGTCTAAGTTTAGCGCTTGGGTTAAAGACAACGCCGAAAGCTACCTAGACGATTGTATCTGTGGTGGGTATTTTGCCAAAGACTCTAAGTCTTGGCACGATAGCATTTAGATAAAGCGCCCTAATATGGGCGCTTTTCTTTTGACTATTGAGATATGTAGATTTTGTGAAGTGAAAGATTCTCGATACTCATAGACTCCATCAGTGCAATAATAATATCAACCAAAGGGGATAAGCCCGATGGGTTGACAATAGCAGAAGGGTAAGAAGATGGACGTTAGGGACGAGCAGAAGGTCATTGCATACGTTGGCGGCAAGGAAGTCTATAGCGGCATTTGGCGAGATGCACCCGAGGACGTGAAGGCTCTAGACGGCGCATGTGATTGGTATATCCTTGACAGTATCGAGCAATTCGATATTATCATGATTGCCTAGAGATTAAGGCGGTAGAGATACCGCCTTTTTCTTTGTCGGTATATATGTGTAGACTTTGTGAAGTAAAACATTCACGACAATATAGAATAGATATTAGGTATTATATAGACAAGTAAAGCAAAGCCGAGCAGAAAGAAGGCACCTAAATTGACTAAGCGAGTGCGTCAGAAGGACATACGAGAGGATATTGCATACGGCATCGCCCACGACCTAAGTGCCGAGTATGGGCGCGATGATTGGTATGAGTACACGCGAAACCTCAAGCTACAGTGCATCGCATATAGCCGTGGCACCTATGGCATAAATGGCGCTGAATGGATTAGCCGAGCAGATGGTGAGCTGTATGCTGTTGGTAGTCGTAATAGCGCCCTTGCATCGCTTTATTAACCGACTGGAAGGGATGGGAAACCATCCCTTTTCTTTTATCAATACAAATATGTAGATTATATGAATGATCTACAGACATAGCAAACATATGGTAGATTTATATCAAGTTAAAACCTGCTAGAGATTGGAACGACAATGGCAAAAATGCGGCAGTATACCTATCTTGAAATGACTAAAATCGTCAAGCGCAACGGGTATGAGTACGTTAGATGTGCTGGCGACCATTGTATATATAAACATGAAGATGGTAACGGTACTATTGTGCTAGCGAAAAAGAAACATATTAACCCATGTATTGCAAGGCGGCTTATCAAAGAGAACAATTTAATCGTTGACCTGTAAATAACAATCGTTGACTTGTAAACATATTACCCTACAGATGCACCATAAAATGCGTTTGTAGGGTATTGCATTTTTTACGCGATAAAACGCTTTATTTGCCCTTGTATTTTAAATATGGGTACTTACTAGGGTAGAGTGCTTATCGGGGCAAATAGGGACAAATAACGCGCTTTAAGCCTATAAAACGACCCTTTTGAAAGTGGGGTACACAACCACAAAATACTACGGAAGATTAACTATTAGATTAGATGGAAAATTATCCGCCATTTTTTATTTTCTTGTTTATACTGATACGGAAAAATCTTGCGTAAGCATATTTATCTATTTTGTATTATATCTATTTTGTTAGGAATGTATAAATTTCCACAAAAAACGTGGACAACTCACCCTACTTTGGTATAGTTGTCCACAAAAAACGTGGACAAGTGAGCTACTTTTGAGAGTTTCCCACGCTTTTTGTGGACAAGTTAAAGATATTCCACACTTTGATTATTATTTGTGGAATATATAACGAGACGGAATATATATTTATGGAGAGAATATGGATCACTAGATTTAAACGCATCGGATTAAATGCCTTTAGTTATATGTGTGATATACTTTGGGCAAAGCAAAGCAAACGCAAGACGGAAAGGTTTCATATGTTTGTTGACGGTAACATTTGGGTGTCGGATTATTCTGATGTTGACGAGCTTCGGAAAAAATGCAAGGAAGGTTATAGGTTTGTCGGGGACGTTGAGTATGATGTTCCTATTGTGAAGAATCAAAAGACGTGGTATCGCTTTAAGTCTACGGATGATAGTATCACTGGGTATCTTTATGTGACGGAGCATCGTATTAAAGACGTGTTCGACCTATTAAGGACTAACGTTATCGTTCACACGGAAGATAATAATACCTTTGTGTTCCATCCCTATGGTATGACAATCAATCGCAAAAAGACTATCGTGTACAAGCGTGATACCGTGGTGGAATACTTTCCACAAAAGAATCAATACAAGGGGCTTAGTCCTTATGGTGCTGTGTCAAGCTATGTAAATGTGCATCGCTACCGTAGTATGCGTAATACCTTGATTAACCTTGGATATATCAGCGTGGAAAATTAGTGAAAAAAGTTTTGAAAACTACTTGACAGCTACGCAGCAACTTATTACAATGTTTGGTACAACATAAATGATACGGAACAAAAACGAACTAGCTTTTATGTTGCATACCGTCCTTTCTGGTGTTGGTATGAATGTGGTTGGGGTCTGATTGGCGGTTCTTTCAGGCGGATTAGGGGAGCGCTTATGCGTTCCCCTTTTCTTTTATGGAAAATTATATGGAGAAAATATGTTAGAGCTATAATCGTGATACTATTAAACCACGGAATGAAACCGAAAAGAAGGGCAACGTAATGGATAATCGCCGATGGGTTATTGCGCTTGACAAGCGTACTGGTAGGCGTGTTGAGTTTACTATGTGCGACCTTAATAATGTGGCATTTTATCAGTCAAAATATACGCTTGACGGATATGATGTTAAAGTGTTGACGGCTGACGAGGTGGAAAAGTTCGCCGATGATGAAAAGCAAAACGGTATCATGTAATTAGATTGGAACTATCATGGATAATAATGAGATTGTTTCGGTTGTTGGGTTTGACAGCGCAAACTCCAGCAAGGCGGTAACGTCTTGTTGTCGGAAAGATGCACAACGCTATGCAAAGTATTATCGTTCCATCGGTTATCATGCGCGTGTAATGACATATGACGAGCTAGATAGTTTGCTTGATAAGGAACACACGGAACAAACGCCATATCTATTTGCTTAAAGTTATTAGAGCGCTCTAAATGGGCGCTTTTTTTGTTGCATTTGTCGGAAAATATCAGACATTTGCAACATACATAAATGTGGAGGATCCGTGGAGAAGATGTGTAGACAAAGATTCTCGGCCATATGGAATAAATCTTTGGTAATATGTAGTCAAGGAAAGGCGCTCGGAAAAAGGAGCAGAAATGAGCGATATGGTTTACACTCTTAAGCCCGTCAAGGTTTGTCTTGACGGTGACGATTGCAATGTCTTTGACGCTTATCTGGTTGGATACGGTAGGCGCGGTTTCTGTGAGCAGAATAGCGGCGGCTATGAGCACCCGCATTTCACCAAGCCCGAAGCTATGCGCGTCATGCGTGCGCTGAATCGTGATGCCGACAATGGTATTGGTGATGGTACGCGCTATGATTATCTGTTTGAGACGGATACTTTTATCGAGAACTACAATGGAGATATGATGGTGGTCAAGCCTGATATTTTCGGCATGTACGAGATGGGCGTTGATATGAGCTGGGTTTTGGCTTAGAATAAAGCACGCTTTTAACGGAAGGGAATGCCATGAGCAGCTTTACCGAATATATGATTGAGCAGATTGAGGATAAGACAAAAAACAGGGTTAAAGTGTTGCCTATGTGCGGAGGTCGTGACGCTGATACTGTTTTGTGCGATATGATGGAACAAACCGACTTTGAGCGCAATAGAATTGCTAAAGATATTTTTATTTCGTGGAAGTATAGCGATGAAAGTGCGCGTGATGCCATTGAGCATATGTTTTATTTGTTTACCGAGGTGCCATTTGACGCTTTTCTTATGAGGTGCGACAAGGCATTGTCTAAATAAAGTTTTCAAAGTGAAGGGTAGTTATCATGGATAACACTATTGCTAAGCTCACTGATGTTATTAACGACCTTATTGAATCAAATGAAAAGAACTACAGTGATGGCACTGGGGTATATCAAGGTGGCTATCTGGACGGATACCATGACGCATTAGTTGATGTTTTAAATCAAATGCGTATTGAGAACTATCATACTTACTATAACTAGATTGTGAGTTTATCATGGAAGATATTGATATTGAAAAGATTTGTGACGTTATCACTTTTTTGCAGGACAACGAGCAATACGGCGATGATTGGGGGCGATGCAATAGCGGAGCTGTACAAGGTGATTGACGCTATTGAAGGCTTAATGAAGTATTAAACAAGGCGGATTATATATCCGCCTTTTCTTTTAGGCATTTAATTGTGTAGGTTATATGTAGTGTTGTAATTCTCAATGGAATAATAGGTATAGCATAGTAATATATTGTTGTCGAAAGGAAGAGAGAAAGGAATCGACATGAGTACGCCTTCTATTACTATTTTGAAGAATCGTGTTTTTGATTGGGAAACCAAAGAGAAGAAGGATGTTACTGTAGCAAAGTTCTATCGCCACTATGACGGATACCTTATGGGGCATGGTAGCGACATTGCCGCAGCTATTGCAAATGCCGCATGTACGAAGAGCAAGAAGTATATTCGCTTTGACGGAAAGAAGTGTGACGAGCCTGTACTGAACAATCGTAATTGGTGCCAGCATTTTCTCAAAGAGTTGTGCAAACAAGATATGGATATTGAGTTTGTTGGCAACGATGAAAACTTTTATAGCGATTTCACCTATGTTATTACTGGTGACTATGATAACTTTGGTGGAAAGTTTGACATTGACAAGACGGACTATCTAATTAGAATCAACGTCAAGGTCTATGATGGAGACGAGCAGGGGCAACTACTATTCGATGGTAGCGGTTTGGAATATCTAGGCTGGAAGAACTGGGAGTAAAACAGCCATTCTAACATGGTGAAAAAGGTGTATACTTTTTTCACCATGTTTCTTATAACTAATGTGTTAGATATGTGAAAGGTCACAACATGTGGTATGTGTTTAATAGTATGCTCAATAAAAAATCTTGGAAAAGATATGAGCTTGAAACGAAAAGGTTTAGTACGTATGATGATGCGAGAAAGTATATAAAAGACAAGGCTGATAAATATCGTAGGTTTTGTATAGACGATGATTCATACGTTGAAGATTATGGCAATGCTGTATTTGTTAATTTTCTTGGAATAAGAATTGATTTTAGTATTTTTAAGGCAGACCATATGTTATATTGGTAGGTTGTTATGTGTGAGTATTGCGAGAAGAGTAAGAACATTTATACCAAAGACAAAAGAAGTGTTGTCTATATCGAGTGGGATGATTGTAAACCTAAGCTGGTCACTGTGAGCGGCGGATTCAATTCATGTGCCATTAGAGTGCCTATATTCTTTTGTCCTTTTTGCGGCAAGGAGTTGCGTGAATTAGATTAGAGCGGTTATTATGCCGCTCTTTTTTATATGGAGAATTATGTAGAGATTATGTGCGGTTTGAATTGTCGCTTGCGTTGTTGTTAGTTGGTAGTGTTATATAAACAACGAAAGGGCGCGGAAGAAAGGACGCAACCATGTGTGAGTGCAAGCGTTATTCGACTATTGACGATGTTGTTAGCTATGCTATCGACCCTGTTTGCGGTGAGTTTCCAGATGATTACGATTTTTATGCTATTGCCCGTGAGCTGTTTGAGTTCGCTTCTGATGTTGACGAGAACGGTGTCCAGCATGGCAATGCGTATTTCGTTGAGCGTGAGGGCGTGGATTGGGATGCCGTTATGCAAAAGCACGACCACGGTGAAGAGTTTGATAAAATTGTAGACGATGCGTGGCATGGCGAAGGAACGTATACTATTTCAGTAATAAATGTGTGGGTACAACACGTTGAGTGTAGTGACAAAAAAGATTTAAAGCATGAGTTGCATGAGTTTTTCGAGTATTTTGATTGTTGGAACAATAGGGTTATCGTTACTAAGGTTAGTGATTTTGTAACATTGTTTTTATCTATGTAACATTTTAGATGTTACAATTCAAAGGATAACGTTACAAACTTGATTGGAGAATCAAATGTTTATTCTTGTTAATTATCCTGCTGAATATGGCATTGGTGATGGCATTAGTGAAATTGGTAGGTATGACACACGCGAAGAAGCGGCAACGAAGATTGCAAAAGATATTATCAATTACTATGGTATAGACATTGATATTGATGATTTTCTTAAAGAAGAGCGTCAATATGATAACGGCGATTTTCGTTATGACGATGATGCCGATAATCACGTTTGGTTTAACAACTATGAGTGTAGTTGTTATGGTCAGAACATGGAAGATAGTTGGCTTATCATTAAGGCTTAAACTTGATTTGATTGGAGTTATTGTGGTAGAGTTTGTTTCTTATGATGGCGAGTTCCCGAACCTGTGCAGCGGCACACTCGTGTTGCGCATTGACGGTGAAGAGGTGACGTTTCCCAAATACTGTATGCGCAGCGGTGGAAGTGTCTCTTTCGATGAAGATTGGCACGAGTATATTTCTACTGGCGAGTGGTCTGTGAAGGTTCCCAAGCAATATGCTAACATTAAAGACGAGATTGAGCGTTGTGTCAATGAGAACGTTGAATGGGGTTGCTGTGGTGGCTGTATATAACAGCTTAAAATAGTTCTTTTAGGAGTTATCGTGGATAGATATAGACGTGTTAATAAATGGTGGGAAGATAAAGACCGTGAGTGTACTTTCTGCCATTCAAAACTTAGCGTCAAATATGATGTACCGATTCTTGTGCCTAGCGATGGTGGCGTTAAGGAAACTTGGGTGCCATGCTGTAATGAGTGCGTGTGGCATTGTGTTTTTGGGGCGGAGTAATTCGCCCCTTTTTATTTTACTATCATTTCAGTAATGAATTGAAATTACACTGAAATGAATTGTGTATGATCTGTGAAGGTGGAAAATCTCGACTGTATCGCTTTGGATTAGAGTATTATATAGACAAGGAAAGAACGGGCGAGAAAGGAACTGTGATGGACATTCAGGTTAAAGAGTACAATGGCAGACAATATAAGGTTTACAATGACACTTGGTATTGTTTTGATACGCCTGATAGGGTTATTCAGATTCTCGATGGTGCAATAAAAAAACCATGAGCGTATTCGTGTTTTCTATGGAGATACTGAAACTGGTCGTGACTGGATGGAGATTTACGATACCATTGGTTATGTTAGTCGCAGTTGTGGTAACGTCAAGATTCCTTTGCTGATTAAGAATAGTCGTTCTATTGGCGGCACTGGTATTCTTGATTACAGCATTGTTAAGATTACTATTGACAAGGTTATTGTTTATCAGCAAAGTAATTATCGTTTGCCTAACATGGAGATTCGTGAAGCGAGTGATAACCTTAAAGCAATTGGATATAATTATTCTACATTTGAAGATGGAAAGAATGATTTTAATTGCAAGACCATGAAGCAGGCAGAAAATCACATTGATTTTCTTAAAGGCAAGCGCAACCGTGAGTTCTAGTATTTTTAACTGAAAGGATAGAACATTGGCTTATACTATGGACTTTGATTATGACGAGACTTATACCCTTATGCGCAAGTTTCGTGAGCTTACCAAACAAGAAGTCCGTATCATGGACTATCTTATGAAAATGTCCGTTTTCGAGGGGACGTATAGCGACCTTGCCAAGGCCATTGGCGATGAAACGCTGTGTAGTAACGTGCGTAAAGCGCTGTTGCATCTACAAAGCATGGGCATTGTAAATATCGTAAACGTATATTACGAGGACGAAGCGAAAGAGCACAATACCAACCCCATGAAAGCGTGCTTTATCGTGGACGGATGGATGTACGCTTTTTTAATGGGTGGCTGGGACAAGGTTGAGTTCGGTACACGTGCTTAGACTTAACGTGTCTTAAATCGTATTACAGTGGCTTAGAGAGGTGGTTGCCATGAAGGTTGAGCAACTTAGCGATGATGAAATGTATGAGCTTAAAGACAAGCTATATACTGATTTTTACTACAATCAAGAAGCATTGCCGCAGATGATTGAGAGTGAGCGCAATGTTGTTGCGACTGCGACATACCCTAGCGACATTCCAAATTGGCTTATGTATAATCTTTTCCACGGTACAGAGTTTACCGAAGATGACTTTTGGTGTAACTTATAATTTTACCATATGGGAAAACTTCTTGTATCAAGGTAATTATATTCCCATATGGGAATATCTAATATCACGTCTCATAGGCGGCAACACTATCCCACGCCTTTTCTCACTTCTTTCCTTTCATTTGTGTTGCCGTCTATAAGGCGTGATATTTTTTGTGGAGAAAATATGAACTTGAAATATAGTTGACATGTAGTTACCAACTATATATACTATTAGGCAAGAAAAGAGAAAACCTTAGAGAAAGGTACTTTAATGAACGATACGATGAACCACAAGATTCAGACTTCAACCGCTTGTATCGGACATTTCATCGACACCACTATTTATGAAACCTACCTTGGTGAGCTTTGGGGTGGTATTCCCTACAACATGCGCGACAAGGCCGATGATGAGCTTGGTGAGAGCGCGGTTGCGTATATTGAATCTGCTATTTGTGATATTCTCCCGTCTGATTATGATGATGATTTTTATATTACGTATACTGGCACGTACCATCCGAAGTATTATAACTTTGAGACCGATTCGGTTCTGTTTGATTTTGCATACACGGATGGACTGTGTGAGTTTATGCTTGGCTACGCTGCCATGAACCGTAATAATTTTGAGGAGTTTCTTGAGAAGAAGTATACTTCTCACGATGGCTATGTATCGTTCACGCCTAACAACTGGGATGATTGGTATGATGGGTATGTAAAGGATGATTTTCGTTGCGTATCTGCCCTGCTTTATTTCATGCTTATTATGTGTTCTTGCGTAAACATTGACGATAACTATAATTTCGTTGACGAGAATACATATCAGATGGGGTTTGTAGAGAGCGCTACGCAGATTATTTCCGAAGGTTATACGCCTTATTCATACGCTGTGAAGTATGAGAACGGAATGGTTATAGCTGTTTTCAGCGATTGTGATAATAACGGGGCTTTCTTCAGCTGCTATCTGGTTGATGCTAACGGCAACGTAATTAAGCATGAGCAGATGTCGGATGCTTACGAGGAGTTTAACGACAGTGCATTTGCCGCCTTTGAGTACGGCGATATTGAAAACCTTTTGGATGATGATTCGATTCTTTATCATCTTCGCAGTGAACCGTGCAGCGTTCCCGATATTCCCGAGCATGAGTGCTAATGTGTGATATGGCGTATTGCATTTGGAATAATTGTCAAGGTGCCTTTGCAGTCAAGAACAAAGCCGATTCTGAAAAGTTCAAAAAAGATATGCAAAAGCACCTTGACGCGCTATTTAATATGTGCAATAATCTATCGAAGGTTTATTAGTGTCCGCATAAAAGGAGTATAATATGCTGACTGCGATTTGCAAGAGTGTTGAAGATGCTGATTATTGGGCTTATGACGATACGATTGAGGACGTTCTTGAGGATATTGTCTATGTAACAGACAGTGAGCATTGTGCTGGCGAGCATGAGTGTGTGGCTTCTGCCCTTGATCCAAAGGGCAATGATTGGTATACTGATTCTTTACAGACAAATGAAATGATGTTGTCTGATGATGAATTGTTTGTGGTTACTTACTATGTCTATGATGGTAACGGTTCATTTGACGAGCTGGTCGATTTTGCTATCACTAAGAACGATATTATCAATAATGTTCTCACGAATAAGTATGTCGAGGGTGCTTATTATTGGACGTTTGGACAGATGCTAAAGACCACTAATGACTGGCTTAATGGCAAGTACGGTGAGTATGACGATTAGTTTTTAATTGTGCCTTATACGGAAAAGTAAAACGTTTTAGCAGGGCTTAAATAGCCCTGCTTTCTTATCTACTTGATAGCTACTTTTATATGCAATACAATATAGTTAGACTAATGTAACATATAAAGGAGTGCTTATGTATGTCAAATATAAAGGCAAATGTACAGAAAAATGAACGCGCCATGCTTAATACGACAATAAACAAAGGCGTTTTAGATAGTTTTAAAGCCCATTGTAAAGGCGCTGGGATGCCTATGAACACGGTATTGGAGACGTTCATGGTACAGTTTGTATCGGGCGAGTTCGTGCTAAAGATAGGCAAAAGCAATAAGATTGATATTAAAGACTAGCATTTAGCTGGTCTTTTTTATTTGGAATATCTACTTGACAACTATATGATAAGTAGTATCATGTATGTTGATAGTCGGAAGAAAGGATAGACCGTGGGTATGAATAGCGATGACTGGAAAATTATAATCTTTTGTTTTATTTTTTGTACGACATTGCTTGTCTTAGAGTTTATCCATATATATAGTTAGGTTGGAAAATTATGAGTGATGTTGGTTTTATTGTTATGGAAGACCCCATTATGACTCCACAAGCAGTTACGGAAAAGATTGATAACACGCCCATTGAGATTGCTCAAGCCGCCAAAGACGAGGTGTATGTTGTATGGTATGACAATGGTTGTGCATACGAGGATGGTTATCAAGAGATTGATAGAATCTTTTCTAATTATGACGATGCCGCTAAGTATCTTGATGATTGTGGATGTTATAAGGATGTTCGAAATGGATATAATGGAGAATATATGATATGGTTTCCACCATATGACGTGGAATATCCTGATTTTGGACACTATACCATTCGTGAGTTTGATTTGTACTAATTGTTAGGAGAAAAAATGTCTAAGATTCATCCACGTTGTTGCGCCAACTGCCGTAACTGTGAGCCGTTTGATAACGGTTTCGAGGTTGAGGACGATGAAGCAGGCTATTGTAAGGCGCATGAGTGGGAGATTGTATACTTGGATGATGATTCGTGGTGCGATGATTTTGTAGCTGTGAAATCGACCCGTGTTCGTGACGAGGATTGGGATTAACATGGTGGAAAATAACAAGGTCGTACTCAATACAACCATTGACAAAGACGTTAAGGACGCTTTCAGCGCCTACTGCAAACAGGTTGGTTTCTCTATGAACACGGTGCTAGAGATTCTTATGCGACAATTTGCGAATGGCGAGTTTCGTATTAAGTTTGAAAAGAATAAGTTGGATCTTGATTTAGAAGGATAATACCTTATATATAGGTTATAATAGATGGGTGGAACATTTATTGTTCCACCCTTTTTTATTTTCAAAATTGACTGCAAAAATATGAGCTAACTACTTGATAACTACATTGATATAAGGTAGAATATAGTAAAGAAAGACGAGAGGAAGGGATTGATAATGGCTAGTCCAGCATTTGCGCCAGTTGTTGTGGAAGAAAAGCAGCAGAACAATATCATTCCGTTTAGTGTTATCATTGGCACTAAAGATGTTAAGCCTAAAAGTCCGAAGGCTCGTGATAACAGCGGTGGATTAAAGCCTGCTGGTGTATCTTCTGAGGTGTATGCTTTCCGTACCGATGAAGAGATTAAGTCTATGATTGATGTGTTTGACAAGCATATCAATGAAGCTACCGATGAACACCATCGTCAGCTTGCCAGTCGGAACAAGCTGCTGTTCGTTATTGGTATCAATGTTGGTTTGCGTGCAAGCGATTTGATTACGCTTAAATGGAGTTTCTTCTTGGACTGCGTTAAGGACGGAGAGTATAAGTTTAAGGACTTCTATACTTTGCAACCTAAGAAAACACGCAAGCAGAAGAAGTTTGTTAAGTTGTTCTTTAATAACACTGTTAAAAAGATTATTGTAGAGTATCTTAATGAGTTCCCTGTGGACAATTTAGACGAATATATGTTTAAGTCTCGTGAGGGTGACGGTGCCATTGCAGCCACTACTCTTTGGCGTATTATCAAGAACATCGCCAAGGAAGCGGGGATTAACCAGAATATCGGTAGCCATAGTCTGCGTAAAACGTGGGGTAGATTCTGTTTTGAACAGGCTGAAGACAAAACAAGGGCTTTGGTTTTATTGCAAAAGGCTTTCAATCATTCTAGTCAAGACGTTACACTGCACTATCTTGGATTGCTTGATGATGATATTCAAGATATGTATGAGAGTATTAACATTGGTTATGATTTTATTTAATGAAAGGTGAGTATCATGGGACTGTTTGGTCGGAAAAAAGACATTACCAACATGGTATTTGACTGGGATTTGTACTGGAAAGATATTGAGAATGGCGTTGACAACAAAATTATAGTCAAGAAGATGGAAAGTCTTGATTACTATGTGAGCAAGGCCGAACAGTCATACGGAAAAATTTTAGTAGCGGCATACGCAAAGTAATTGATATAAGGCGGTTGTTTTTTGACGGCCGCCTTTGTTTATTATAATCTTAGATATTGAAGAGTGTTGGAGTGGTAAAACAAAACTAAGAGAAGGGAGCGCTTGTCTTTGCGGAAAAATTTTGATGACTTTATACAGACATTTGATTCCGATAACACGGCAAAGGTGGCTAAATCATTATGTGTTATAGGCGAATATGATTATTCAAATTGCACACCTGTTGATTTACAGAATATTATATTAGGAATGAATCCTAATAGCCCAAAGGCTATAACGACTATTATATATATCCTTGGTTTGTATGCAAAATATCTTGGCAATAAAGATATGGAATATATGTTGAATGACTTGGATCGGAATATTCTTTGGTCATTAGCCAAACCAAATGCTTCTAAGAAATTTATTTCCAATGCGCAGTTTGAAAAGATATACCATGATATAGGAATGTATGAGGACTATAACGGATTTTATATACAGACACTATTTAGAAGTCTATATGAAGGTATCTATAACGATGATATGAGCGTTGTGAAGAACCTTAGAGCGGAAAATATATGGTGGGATGGAACAACGTTAAAGCCCGATAATGGCGAGCCGTATGATATATCTATATCGAAAAAATTAGCCGATGATTTGATTAAGCTGAGCAAAATTGATATATGGGAAAGACGGAACAGGTATGGGACATGCAAGATACCAATAGTCGGATTGCATGAAGACAGCTGTTTCAAGGTGGAGAATCGCAAAGGCAGTTCGGAATATTCCTATAGGTTCAGTTACTATAGGCTATTGCGGAATATATCTAAGAACTATGTTGGATATAATCTGTTGCCGCTACAGATATATGTGAGCGGAATAATGCACAGGATAACATTGGAATTAGACAAGTGTGGAATAAATATCAAAGATGCCTTTGCGGACAATAACAAGGATAGAAAAGTGAATGGAATAATTTCAGATGAATTGAAGCGCAGCATGTGCGATACGCCAGTGCGGAACTTCAGGGAAATGGTCAAAGGGCATATAGATATTTTCTCTCCTTAGATGGAATATTTTATATGATGCAAATGATATGGTTTGGTGCTAACATCTTAGTGTTGTGAAGTATTGCTATATTCTAAATATTTCACAACACACTTCTTGAGAGGAGCATTTGCGCATGTTCGACTATAGTAAATACGGATTTTCCAATGGCGATAAGACCGAGCTTAAACGTGTTCTCGAAGACAAGATAGAGTTTGAATCGGTAAGTATAGATACATATATAGCAAGACCATATACATTTATTTTAAGGTCTTCTGAAAAAAATGTCACAGCTTCTCTAGAGGACGATAGAGTGATAATCAGACGGAATGATCGCTTTAAAACTACTATTTCAAATTTCTCTTTTGACAGCGTATGTGATGTGCAGTTTAAATTGACGGAAGATTTTAGGTGTTCTATATTTTTTACCATTGCAAATATCTGCTATAATATCATTGCCTATGTTTGTTGATACATATTTAGTCCGCTGATGCAATGCGGACTGCCACGAAAAAAGTTTTCAAAATTTTCTAAAAAAGTTGTTGACATAGATATAGGCACCGTGTAATATAGTTGATGTCAGAAAGAGACGCGGACAAATCGCAGATCAATCTGATGAGCACCTTGAGAAAAGAAGATGGAAAAAAGTTCAAAAAAGTTCTTGCAACTGATAAAGTTAGATGCTATAATATCTGACACAGAGAAACGGAAGTTTCCAGTTGCACCTTGATATTTGCATAAAGTATCAGCGTTGAGAAATCAACGCGAAGGATTGTTTCAACCATGTGTATTCCAAATTCCATTGGGTCATGGACGTGTTCAAAGAGTTCCACTATAGAGGATACCCTATAGGTAGGCTTTGCCTGATGCAGGTAACTGACATCTTTAGAAGGGCAGGAGAGATGGAAAATCTCAACTGAGGGCAGACACGGTGCTGTGATGAAACGCAAGAAAATGGTATCGCTAACTGGTCGCTATCGCAATAGATATGAGGTACGCACTTCATTGAACCAAGTAGAGGATAGTGTGGCAGCTATGCCAATCGCTTGGAGTGCCACAAGATAGTTGTCCAATTGATGCTGGTAATCAGCTATAAGACCAGACGTGAGTACGAGTAGCCCAAATTTGGATAGTATAGAAGATTAATATGCTGAATGGTGGGTGAAAGTTGTTGGTAGCCAATCCAGCCATAGATTGACGTAAAGTCGGGATGGAAAGATACGAGGTCGCTCCTTGTGTCTCAGCTCCATTTCCTATGTGACCGAATTACCACTACGTTTTATGAAGGTAAGGCGAAGGCCTGAGACAATCTTTCGCGTTGGTTTGCTTGACCGACAAAGCGAGGTTCGATTCTGTATTAGGTTTTTGGTTGCTTTGCTGATACAGATGGTGCGGTACGATTCCGCAGACGGAAAATACAATGGCTCCTTTCTGTTTTGGTTTCATGGTTGCTCCAATTTAACTCAAACGTATTTTTCGTTAACGCTTAGTCCCAAGGTTTACGATGGAGATAGCTACCTGACAAGTCTTGGGCGCATGGTGGCGGCGTAATGTCACCCCTTGTCTTAACGGAGGAAGCGGACTGTTAAGCGTACACCGTTGCGTAAAATCGGTAGCGTTGGAAGGTCTGCCAGCGCGGACGGTATTTAAAATAAGTGACCCCTCTGGTAGTTGGCGAGGACTTTAGTAAGCTACCACCGTCTATGGAATATATATTTGCCCTTTACCTTGATTGCGGGCGTTCCTTCAACGAAGCAGGCACCTTGTTGATTAAGTATATATTCCATAGACGGTAATGTGAACTGGCGGTGTGGCGAAATAGGTATACGCTATGCTTTAATGGGCAAAACAGGTAGCTCCTGTATGCAAGTTCGACTCTTGCCACTGCCACGGAACATTACCGTCTATTTTGAAATGGTAATACATAGTGGAAAATTGTACGTAGTGGGAGATTAGTTAATGTTAGTATAACACCCTGCTTATAACGGGGCGTGACAGGGGCAGCACCTGTATCTCCTACTACCTATAATCTAAATTGTGTATTACCATTATATGCCGCAGTAATCCTTTAAAGACGAGGGTTGGACTGTAAATCCAATGTCTATGACTGGCTAGGAGCGTTACCTAGATGCGGCACCTGTATCTATTATTACACACAATATAAGTTGTGTATTACCTTAATATAATGTCCGATTGGTGGAATTGGCAGACACGACAGACTCAAAATCTGTTGCCGAAAGGCGTAACGGTTCGACCCCGTTATCGGACACCCAGATTACTTAGATATAATGTTGTTTACATTATATCTGTAATATAAACGGGCGCGTGGACTAATGGATAAGTCAACTGGCCTCTACCCAGTTCATCATGCGGGTTCGACTCCTGCCGCGTCCGCCTAGTTGTAAACGCAGAATGGCTAGTCAGAAAGTAGCTAGTCTGATGAAAGGTGAAACCTACACACCAAGCCATTCTGCTTACATATATTGTAGGGGATTGTAGGTCTGTATGACTGAATCAAAAACAAATAAAGGAATATCAACAGAACTTAAGTTTTTTAGTTATTGCTTGGATAATGATATTGTTGTTTGTCAGCCAGTAACTACAGATACACCGTATGATTGTATTTTTGAAGGAAAATCTGGACGCCTTTATAAAGCACAATTAAAAACTGGATATAGACCATCCAAGTTAAAAGACCAGAATGTTTTTGCGTATAGTACAAGAACAAGTCATTTTTCAAAAGACGGTGTTTCTTCTCATGGATATACAAAAGGACAGATTGATGGTTTTATTACTTATTTTAATGAATTGCCAGATATGTTTTTTTATATTCCAATTGAATTAAGTAAAAAAGGTTCAATGAGGATTTACTTTGGAGACAAGCCTACTGCTCAATCAAATTATTATAAAGATTTTTTATTGGATTTTTCTAAATTATAGATATAATATATATGGAAACATGGCGTAATGGTAGCGCAGCACCCTGCTAAGGTGTCCTAGCGTAAGCTAGTCTGAGTTCGATTCTCAGTGTTTCCGCCTTGTATATTTATGCCCCTATTGGCAGTGGCTTTGAAGCTGTGCCGAAAACAGCTTTTGCGGTAGAATAGGCAACGCCGCATAGCTATTCGGGAGGATAGCGAGCCTTCTTGCTAGGAGATAAGCAAGTGCTTTCACGGAGTAATTGGTGAGCTGAAACACCGTAAAAACAGATCCTCTGGATGTGCCGTGAATACGCATCCTGTTTTTTTGTTTGAATGTTGTACGTAGAAAGGGTTGGTATGATAACGTTTGTTGTCGGAATTATTGCACTACTTATTGCAATTCCATTCATTGTCTTTGATATTCGCACAAAGATTCCCGAACCTGTCGGGAACACCAATATTCTTGGGAAGTCATATATTAAAAACGAGACGGATATTAAGACTGTAAAGTTTGCGCACACTTGCGCTCGTGGCGTTGCAGTAGTATGTATTGTCTTTGCCTTTGCATTTATCGGTGGTTCTTGCATCTATACACAGGACACTGGTGAGGTTTGCGTAATTCGTAATCTCGGTGGTTCTCTTGCCGATTCAACTTCTGAAGCTGGTTTCCATATCAAGGCACCGTGGCAAGATGTTATTACGTATGATGTCCGTAATAATCTTATCAACTTTTATGGCGACACAGATTACAAGGTTGACGGTGGCTCATATGAGGGTAAGCAGGTATCAATCAATGATAAGTCTGGTGCAAGTGCCAACGTTGATATTCAGGTAAACTATAGCTTGAATCCAGATTCAGCACTTAGCCTTTATTCTGAGTATGGTACGCAGGAAAGCTTTGTCGAGAAGTATATTTCCAATGATGTTCGCGCCGTTACCCGTGAGGTTTCTGGTAAGTTTGATACCGTTACCATGCTGACTGATCGCTCGCAGTTCACAAAGGCTATTCAAGATGCGCTGACTAAGAAGTGGAATAAGATTGGCCTTACTGTTGAGCAGGTAAGCGTACAGGATGTGCGCTATCCTAAGTCTATTACCGATAGCTATTCGCAGGCTCAGGCAGCTGAGGTAGCAAAGCAGAAGGCGCAGAACGAGCAGGAGACTGCAAAGGTTCAGGCTGAGACTAAGAAGATTGAAGCTCAGGGCGAAGCTGACGCAAATGCAGTTCTCGCACAAAGCCTTAATGACCAAGTGTTGCAGCAGCACTACATTGATGCTTTGAAGGATGTCGGTAAGGAAGGTAATCTTGTTGTGGTTCCCAATGGATCCACTCCAATGATTAACACTGGTAAATAATGTACATGCCTTGGAAACTTTAGGGTTGACCATGAAAGACGGATAGTTTCGGCTATGTGAGAGTAAATGATATATCATTGAAATCTTAACGCGAAAGCAATTGTGTTTAATATATGTAGAGAGGGTATGTCCTTTTGGATGTACCCTCTTTTTTTATGTGAACATGATATAATATTCATGTAAGTTGACGGAAAATAAGGAGAGCAAGTGCCTACTTTCATTTGTACTGTGTGTCAAAACAGAATCAAAGAACGCGGCAGTAATGTTGATTGTGGATACTATAATGATACACGCCCAATGATTGAAGACACGACAAAACTATATGATAAGAGTTTCCTCTGTCCTCATTTTATTCATGTCAGGTATAAAAATATGAATACATGTAAGTCAAAGAAGAAATATTCATGTAGATATGATGCGCTGTGTGCAGCCAAGACCCTGTTTATTAATGGCTCAAAGATTCTTCGTCCATACAAATGCAATGTGTGTAAGTCTTGGCACTTAACACACGAATGCTCTGATGGTTATAACCCAGCGGAAGAATATAGCAAGGCAAGAAAAGCAAATCGCTTGTATGATTAGATATTTATTGGAAGGTTTATCGTGAATTTTTCTAAGTTTGATATGCGTATGTTCAATGAAGCACGTATGGAAGCTGAATCATCTGAATTTAAAAGGTTTCATACTGGGGCTGTAATTGTCTATAAGAAACATATTATTGGGCGCGGAAAGAATGATGATAAGTCTCACCCAATGCAAAAGGAATACAACCGTAAATATAGGACGTTTAATAACGTTGGCGGTAATTATATCAATGATAGTATCCATGCCGAAATTGCAGCTATTTCATCGATACCGTATACTGTTGGAATAGATATTGATTGGTCTAAAGTTAAGGTGTATGTATATAGAATCTCTCGTGGTACTAAACTTGGATACGGACTTGCAAAGCCCTGCCCTGCTTGTATGAACGCACTAAAAGACCTTGGAATAAAGAATATCTATTATACTGATAGTGATGGTTATAGCTATCTCCAACTTGATGTGTAATTATTTTGTGAAGAGAGTTCCATTTGTGTTACTTTTCTGATATAATATCATAAGAATAAAACAGAATTTTCTGATGGAAGATTCTTTGTGATGTAAATAGATTGAAAGAAAGTTGGAATATGATATATGGAAATGCCATTTAAGGAACAGACAGTAGAGAGCGATGATTTCTACTATAATTTTTATGGTTGTCTTGATATTGAGATATCAGATGCGGATTATGAGTGCGATCATGTTGGTGATTGTTCATTGGAAGATTTCGATGACAATTTGCCAGACGCTTTAATTGATTATGATTTTGATGAACGAGTTCTCGGTAACATGATGGTGAGTAAGTTTGTCGGAAGTTTAAGCGACAATGAAAAATATATCCTATCATGTCTATTAAATGGGATGACACATCAAGAGATTAGTGATACAATGGATTGTACGAGACAGAATGTCACTAGGACTGTGGAAAGACTCGGCACAAAAGCTATTGATTTTCTGTCTTGCAATTAAGGTTATATGCCAATAGAAAGGTGATTTATTATGGCGCGTAAAAAGAATACCGTAACTCAGGCTGTTGTAGATGAACTTATGGAGAGTTGTGATATCGCTGTCACTACTGCGTTTGACAAGTGTACCATTGTAGCATGTAAGCTACCAAATGGATTTGTAATTGTTGAGTCCTCTTCTTGCGTTGACCCTGCCAACTATGACGAGGATATGGGTGTCGATATTTGTATGAAGAATATTGAGCGCAAGGTGTGGGAGCTTGAGGGCTATCTCCTACAGAACAAACTATACCATTATTCAGATGTTTCCGATGGCGATGATGTCGTTGATGAGCAAGATTGCGATGGAGATTGCGAGCATTGCGACCTATATGATTCTCAGGACGAGGATGATGTAAAGGATGAGCCGAAGCGCAAGAATCATGATGATGAGGACGATGATTATTGGGATAAGCTCATTCAGACTTACAGTGATTATCTAGATTATGTTGATGATTATCTTGATGATTTAGCGCGTCATAGTCATAAGCGCCGCTATCGTGAGTTTAATCCTTATCGTAATAATGTTTGGTGCTAAACAATAGAATACATATAGATTATATGGAGAATGGTTTTGATAATATGTATTCTGATAGAATACTAGTCGGAACTATTCTCCATATTGCTAAGGAGTTAATGTGAGAGACGAAATAGACCATAGCGGTGAAGCATATGGTAGATTAACATTACTTAGTAAGAATGGAAATAGACAAGAATACTGGTGTTCTTGTAGTTGTGGAAGATATACAAAAGATAATCCAAAGCTCGTAAGATATCAGCGGATGGTAAATGGAAGTATAAAGTCTTGTGGGTGCTATAATCGAGAACGGTCTAGCAGGATGATATCTGAATATAATAAATCATTAATACGTGGAAACACGTATGATTTATCTGGTGAATATGGAATTGGATATACGTCTAATGGAGAAGAGTTTTATTTTGACTTAGAAGATTACGACAAAATTAAAGATTATACGTGGTTTATTAATAGCGGATATGTACGAACAAAGAGAGACGGACGTGTAATAAAATTACATAAATTACTTTGTGAAGGGAAGGAGATAGACCATTTTAATAGAAATAAATTAGACAATAGAAAAAGTAATTTAAGACCCATTACGCATAAGCAAAATATGTTAAATAGAAGTATTGCCGTCAATAATACTTCTGGCGTAACTGGTGTGTCGTTTAATAAATCACACAATAAATGGTATGCAGGCATATCAGAGAATGGTAATCGACACAACCTTGGTTATTTCGATAACTTTGACGATGCCATTGCAGCACGCAAGGCGGCAGAAGAAAAATATTTTGGTGGGTATAATTATAATAACAACGTTAAAGGAGTTGCATAGTGTATATATATCTTGATACGGCAGCAACAGTAAGACCGTGCAAAGAAGTTGTTGATGCTGCAATGCCATATTTACAGGATGAATTCTATAATCCATCTGCTATTTATAGTGGTGGAGTAAGGGTTAAGAGCGCAATTGATAATTCTCGTGAGTCTATTGCTGGTTTTATCAACGCTGACCCAGATGAAATATTTTTTGACTCTGGTAGTTCGGAATCAAATTGCTGGGCTATTCAGGGCTATGTGTTTGCTGGTATGATGGACTTCGCTAAAACCGAGATTGTCACAACGAAGATTGAACATAAATCTATCATGGAATGCGTTGATGCTATGGGGCGTCTTGGTAGCAACACTGGTTATTGCGATGTGGAATATCTTGATGTTGACAAAGATGGTTTTGTTAACATGGAGCAACTTGAGTCTGTGTTTAAAGACCGTGAAGAGCCTAATTATTATGACATCTTTGTGTCCATTCAACTTGCCAACAACGAATGCGGAGTTATCCAAGACATTAAAGCTATTTCTAACATTGTCCATAAATATGGCGGCGTGCTTCATGTAGATGCAACGCAGGCATTTGGTCATATTCCCATTGATGTTAAGGCTATGGGCATTGATATGTTAAGCGCATCTGCGCATAAGATTGGAGGATTTAAAGGAGTTGGATTATTATACAAGAAAAAGGATATTGAGCTTCAGCCTATTATCTATGGCAGTCAAAATGCTGGATACAGAGGGAGCACTGAAAACTGCTTTGGTATTGTCGGCTTTGCGAAAGCCGTTGAACTCGCATCTGAGGAAATGGAAGACAAGCTGGCGCTATCTGTAAAGCGTGATTACTTTATTAACGAGCTTACAAGGAATGGCTGCAAGCTGAATGGAGCTTCTGTTCATAGACTGCCAAATAATATCAACGTTCAGCTTCCTGAAGGCATTGGCTCGGAAGAACTTCTGTATATGCTTGACCTAGATGATATTCAATGCAGTGCTGGTTCTGCCTGCAATAGCCATTCGAAGAAGCCATCGTATGTTCTCAAGGCTCTTGGACTGACAGATGAACAGGCTGCAAGGTCTGTTAGATTTACGATTTCTTCTGACATTACATATGAAGCCATTGATTATGTTATTGAAAAAGTAGTAAAGATTATGAAGATTATAAGGAATAGCAACTAAATCCGTTGCTTTGACGTGTTTGAAACTAAAACAGTTGCTATAATATGATAACAACAAGTTTACTAGAGTAGAAAGGTTACGATATGCTAGTAAATGGCGAGCGTGCATTGGCTTATCCAGTTATCGTTGAGGAGATTAAGCCTATTCCAAACTATGACCGTGTTGAACATGCACGTGTCGGCGGCTGGTGGATTATCGCCCAGAAGAATCAGTTTAAGGTAGGCGATAAGGCTTTGTATATCGAGACTGATTCGCTTGTTCCTAGTAACGATGAGCGCTTTGCATTCCTTGAGAAAAAGCATTATAAGGTTAAGACCATTAAGATGTGTAAGGTCTATTCGCAGGGACTTCTCATGCCCATTGATGTGTTCCCTGAGATTAAGGATAAGGACGTTCACGAGGACGTGACAAATCTGCTTGGTATTAAGTATTATGTAGCCGAGGATAATGCTCGTAAGGCTAAGTCTAATCCCAACGCCAAGTACAATAATATGTGCGCACGCAATTCTAAGCTTGCCAAGAAGAAGTGGTGGAAGTGGCTTATGAAGCGTGCATGGGGTCGCAAGCTACTGTTTGTTTTCTTTGGTCGTAAGAAAGACAATCCTAAGAATTGGCCTGTATGGGTAAAGAAAACAGATGAGGATCGCATCGAGAATGTTATGTTCATGCTTGAGGATAAGAATCCTTATGTAGTAACTGAGAAGATTGATGGCACTTCTACTACGTTCTTCCTTGATTTAACTGGTCGCAAGCCAGACTTTGGCGTGTGTTCGCGTAATGTTCGCCAGATGGATGCAGACCAGAAGAATTTTGTTTCTGATATGTATGGCATCGGGAACGTCTACTGGGAAATGGCTTTCAAGTATAATGTCGAGAACGCTCTTAAGGACATTGCAAAGAAGCACAACCATAAGCATATTGTCCTACAGGGCGAGACATATGGAGAGTCTGTACAGGGAAACAAGTACAAGCTTGACGAGCGCCGATTTGCCGCCTTCAATTTAATCTTTGACGGAGAGCGCCTTGGTTCTGTCGAAGCAAAGAAGATTCTAGCTGAGTACGACATTCCGTTTGTTCCTATTATTGATGACAGCTATATTCTGCCCGATGCTGATGACTTTGAGGAGTTCAAGCAGTCTGCCGATGGCAAGAGTGTAATCAATAAGAAGTGTCTGCGTGAGGGTTTTGTGTATCGTAGTCAGGATGGACAAAAATCGTTCAAGAACGTTTCCCGCAAATTCTTGCTTAAAGCTGGTGAATAAATGGAGACTAGCACAAAGCCAGTGCTAGTGATGATGGTGGGTTTACCCGCAAGTGGTAAATCCACCATCGCTTATAATCTAGCCAAGGAAAATAATTATATTGTATTCAGCTCAGATGCATTAAGAGAAGAGCTTTATCTAGATATCAATGACCAGACTCATAACCATGAGCTGTTTGTAGAATTGCATAAGCGTATCAAGACAGCATTAAAAGAAGGTAATAATGTTATCTATGACGCTTGCAATCTAAGCTCTAAAAGGCGCGTTGCTTTTCTACAGGAACTAAATCGTATCCCTTGTCGGAAAGAATGTATCATTGCCGCTACCCCATATGAGCAATGCTTGAGAAATAATGCGAGCAGGGATAGGCATGTGCCAGATTATGTCATTGAGCGTATGTATAAAAGCTTTGACACGCCATATCATTACGAAGGCTTTGACCGTATTAGCATTGAGTATTGGAAAGGTAGCTGCAATGGCTCGCTACTTCCACTGTCTTGGGCGCTAGACTATAAGGATTACAATCAGGATAATCCGCACCATGAATTAACTCTTGGCGCACATTGCATAAAGGCTATGTTTTGGCTATATAATAACGAGTTGTTCAATTCCGCTTCAATTAATACCATAATGAAGGCGGCTCTAATTCACGATTGTGGCAAGCCGTTTTGTAAGACATTTAAAAATGGCAAGGGAGAAATAACAGACATAGCTCACTATTATGGACATGAGCATGTAGGCGCATATGATAGCCTGTTCTTTACATATGTTGCTGGCATCAATCCATTATTTGTTTCAGCCCTTATCTCAAACCATATGAAACCTTGGGTATGGGAGAAAGACAACAACGAAAAAATGTATAATAAATATCTAAAATTGTGGGGCGATTATTTCATGCAATGTGTTATGATTCTACATGAAGCAGATAAGGCCGCACACTAAAGGAGTTTTTATATGTCATATAGGGTTTTCGATCTAAAAAATCGTGAATGGGCAGATCCCGATAAAATTCTAATTTCATGCGGAGAAAACAAGCTTCTGACCTGCGGAAACGCTGTGCTCGGATGGCGAAAATTGAAGGAATTGCCTGAAGATAAGTATTTATTCCACAAAAGTCTAGGAATTGTGGATAAACATGGTGTCGAGCTATATGAAGGCGATATCTGTGCTGTTGATATGCCAGAGGGACATGAAGATGGCGATACAATCACTGTTGAGGTTGCATATATCAAAGAGCGTGCTGCTTATTTCATGTTTGATTGGGAGCACTCTAAGTATTACAGCTTTGGTGAAGATATTAATTTAATCATTGAAGTTGTAGGCAATGTATGCGATAGACTTGATGGAGAAAATGAGGAGGATGTAGCATGACGGTAATTGCAATCGTTGGAGTGGCGGCAATTGTGGTATCATATACATGCTGTAAGATTTCCCACAAGGAAGATGAGCTTCGTAGGTATGAGAATGAAGACTATGGTATTTGGGATGAGTGGTGATTGATATGATTCAGATTCGTAATGGAGTATTTGAGACTAATAGCTCAAGCACGCACAGCATTTGCATCGCAAAGAAGCCTGTCGATGCAGACGGATGCTATGTTGCTTTTCACTTTGGAGAGTTTGGTTGGGAAAATGATGATGTCAATGTGGCAGATTATCTATATACTGCTATCTATGAACTTGATCCGAATGGCGACCGTGGACTTCTTGATAAGCTAAAGGATATTCTTGATGCTCATGGTATCAGCTATACATTTGAAGAGCCTAAGACAGTTCACTATGATTATGGTGATGGAAATGAATGGGACGAGCTTGATGTAGGATATATCGACCACGGATATGATACATATGAGTTCGTACATACAGTGCTTGACAATGATGATATGCTAATTCGCTATCTCTTTAGTGATAGTCATGTGTACACTGGCAATGATAATGATGATGGCGATAGGATGTGCAATGCCGCAGAGCCTACAATCTGGAAGTGGGATACGGATTGGCACAATAGCTGGGAAGAGCCAAACCCCAATCACGATGAAGAGAAGTACGAATACTTCTATAAGGGAAACTAGGTGTTGTACAATGATTCAGATTCGCGCTGGTGTGTTCGAGACTAATTCAAGCTCAACGCATTCACTATGTATTATGACGAAAGATGATTTTAATAAATGGGTTTCAAGTCATAATGGTGAATATTATTTTGTTGATGGAGATGGATATGGCTATTCTTTCAATCATTGTTTTGCTGATGGTGTTGGAAGCGGAATCTATGATAAAGAAACAGTAAAGCAGGCTATCGAAAAATACGCAAAGTATTATGAAGAGAAGTACAAAGATGAGCAGTGGTATATTCCTGTCGATGTTGACATGTTGGAGTATAGCGATGACGAAGAGGTAGAGTCTAGCCGCGAGGATTCAAGACTATACGACCTAGGTATCTATACATATGATGATTGGTGTAGATATAATGATGAGCTAGAGCAGTATGAGACATCCTTTACAACTCCGTCTGGTGATGATATGATTGCATTCGGAGCATATGGCTATCGCTAGGAGAAGTAATGAAGATTCTTGGCAGTTATAAGAACAACGACTATACCTGTACAATGTTCTCAGACGGCACTAAAATTAGGTGGAATGATAAGGATTCATTTAACCCAATCAAGCCTGAGTCAATTGACCTTAAGATTACCAACATGTGTAATATGGAGTGTGGTATGTGCCACGAGAACTCAACGTCCGATGGGAAGCATGGCGATATCCTGAACCTTCCGTTTATCGATACTATGTTTCCCTATAGCGAAGTTGCAATCGGTGGCGGCAATCCTTTGACGCATCCAGATTTGATTGAATTTCTTAAAGGACTTAAAGAGCGCAAGATTATCGCAAGCATGACGGTGAATCAAATGCACTTTATGCAGAATATTGATTTGCTGAAAGAGCTTACGGATAAAAAACTAATCTATGGTCTTGGTATTTCATATATCGGTGGCCGTCATGAGAACTGCATTGAAGCAATCAAGCAGTTCCCCAATGCTGTCGTTCATGTTATCAACGGTATCGTACATATGGATGGTCTAGAAGCCCTTGCCAATAACGATTTGAAGATTCTCGTTCTTGGATACAAGGAGTTTAGGCGTGGCAAAACTCTATATGATGAGTGCGGTAGTCAGATTAATTATCTAAAGGCACAGTTCTATGACCTGCTACCTAAGATGGTGAACGATGGCTGGTTCAAGTGCATTAGCTTTGACAACCTTGCAATTAAGCAGCTTGAGCCTAAGCGCCTTATGAGTGAGGAAGACTACGCTCAATTCTATATGGGCGATGATGGGTCGTTCACTATGTATGTAGATGCTGTTAACCAACAGTTTGCTAAGAGTTCTGTGTCTACTGAGCGATATGATTTGATGGATGATATCGCCGATATGTTTAAGATTGTTAAGGATGGTGTCAATGGAAAATAAGTTGCTTTATCTTGCTGGCGGCATAAGCGGACTCAGCCGTGATGAGCAGTGGCAGTGGCGCAAAGATGTGCGTACTAAGATTCTTGAGAGCATTAATTTCTATGGGTATGATTATATGCCCGTGTTCTTTAACCCACTGATGCACTACACTCTAGATGATAAAATTCACAAGAGTGAGCGCGAGGTATTTGAGCTTGAGACTTACAATGTTCGCAAGTCAGATTTGGTTATTGTGAACTTCAACGCTCCTTCGTCAATCGGAAGCGCTATGGAACTCGCTATCGCCAAGGAGAATCGTATTCCTGTTGCTGGATTGAACGAAGATAACGTTGAGCTGCATCCTTGGTTGATTGAGTGTACAACGCGCATGTGCGATACATTTGACGAGCTTATCGACTATGTTGCATGTCAGCATTTGATGGCGTAATAAACTAATGTAAAACTAATGTAGACTAATGTAAAAAATTTTTAGATTATCTACTAGATTAGTTTATACTTGTGATATAATAACTAATGTTATATGCCTTAATAAATATACGGAGGTATCTTAGATGGCAAATGAGAAGAGTGGCATTAAGAAGACTGACTGGAAGTCAAGCTTTGTTCTAGTTGGCGCTGCAAAGGTAAATGATTATACCTTTACCATCGATAAGCAGAGTGAGCGCAGTTCTTGGGTTTATAATTCTATGGGCCTTAACATTGACTGCGGTGAGAAGTATGGTACTGTACGCGCCGAGATGTTTGGTGGATATTCCCCAGACCGCGAGAATATTATCTATGCCCACGGCAAGGACGATAACGGCAATGATGACTTTTCTAAGCAGATGACTGTTGCTTGGGAAGACCGCTTTGATGATACGATTCTAGATGAGGTCGGCGACCTTTCGTTCATCGTTGTCGGTCTTGAGAAGACTACGACTGGAAAGACCTATTATAAGAACTTCCTTAGCGAGTATGATGCCATTGCCTATGCTCAGGAGCATCTTGAGGACGGCATGATCGTAAACGTCAAGGGTCGTTTGCAGTATAGTATGTACAATGATACCGTTCAGGTTCGTAAGACTATTCAGAGCATTGTTCTTAGCAGCGCAGATGAGCCTTCTAAGTACTATGCTCGATTCACTCAGTCTGTTCTTCTTGATAAGGATTCTGCAAGCCTTAAGGATGTTGACAAGGACAAGGGCGTTATGTATGTGAATGCTCGTGTTCTTGATTATGTGAGTGAGCTTAACGGTACTGAGATTAATGGTCAGTATCCGTTCACAGAGCAGTTCGAGTTTCCAATGGACTTCACTAAGCCTGAGCTTTGCAAGAAGGTTTATGATAAGCTCTTTAAGATTAAGAAGAATGTTCGTCAGGTAACATTTGATGGTATCTTTGTTGAGGGCGGAGCTACTGTTACCGCAACAATGGATGATGTTCCCGATGATATCAAGAATCTAATTGATATGGGTATTTATTCTGAGGAGGAAGCACTTGCCAAGTGTAGTGCAAGCGGCTCTCGTGAGCGCCGTATGATTCTTCAGAAGCCAGTGATTAAGCTTGTTGGCGATGACAAGACTCCTGTTGTCCAAATCTTTGATGATAAGTATGAAGAGGATGAGCTTGTAATTAACACTGGTAGCGATGAGGATGCGCCATTTGATACTGATGAGAAGCCTTCAGATGGCTCAGATATGTCTTGGCTTGATTCCCTGTAAATAATACATACTATTAATGTTATATGCGGGAGAGATAAGTTTGAACTCTCCCGCTCATTTGCTAGTGATTGGAGGTGTTATGGGAAAGTTTAATGATTTAACTGGTCAGAAGTTTGGCAGACTTACTGTTATTAAACGCACAGAAAATTATAAGACCCCAAGCGGAAATACAAAAGCACAATGGTTATGTATGTGCGACTGCGGCAATCCAAATCCTATTATTGTAACGACATCTAATTTAAAGCGTAACAATACAACATCTTGTGGATGTCATCAAAAAGAGAGAGCTTCACAAGCAAATAAAAAATACAACACTTATGATTTGTCTGGCGAATATGGAATTGGTTATTTAAGTAATTCTAATGAACAATTTTATTTTGATAAATGTGATTATGACAAAATAAAAAGATATTGCTGGCTTTCAGATGGTGAATATGTAGTTGCTAGAAATGGAAATCGCAACATAAGACTTAGTAGGCTTATTATGGGAGTAGTAAATACTGGCAATGATGTTTTGGTGGATCATAAAAACCATAACACATATGATAATCGAAGATGCAATCTTAGAATTGTTGATACTCAAAAAACGCCATGAATAAACGTCTTCTTGACTCAAATATATCTGGTGTTGCTGGCGTAAGATTTGAAAATAAAAAATGGGTAGCCTACATCAAAGTAAATTATAAAAAAATTTGGCTTGGGGCATTTGACAACTTTGAAGACGCTGTGAACGCTAGAAAAGTAGCTGAAGAAAAATATTTTGGCGAGTATAGTTATGATAATAGTATGAAATTGTCATAAAATTATTAATATTATATGTTATAATTCTTAACTGATAATGTTATATGCATAAAGAAGGGTGATAAAATATGGGTAAGTTTGGTAAAAAGAATCATGTGTCACTAAATCCACTTGATGCCAATCTTTGTCTTCTAGGACTTCCCAAAATCGGAAAGACTACTATTATGAAGCAGGTAGCAGAGAAGCTTGTGGGGGAGTCTGGGTATCTGTTCCTTGAGATGTACAGGGAGAATGGCGCGAAGTACATCGAGGATATTGTCTACGAGAACGTGCCAGACTGGGATACGTTCGTAGAAATCATTGACGATATTGTTGAGAATAAGACTAGTGATTATCCAGATCTCAAAGTTGTCTTTATCGATACAATTGACAACGCCATTCAGCTCGCAGAGCAGGAGAGTATTCGACTCTGGAACAAGGAGAATCCAACTAAGCGTACTACTGCAATTAATGCGGCTTGGGGAGGTTTTCAGAAGGGGCAAGATAAGGCGCTTGACCTGCTTCAGGAGCAGTGGTTCCGTCTTCGTGAGGTTGGCGTAGCGTTTTCTCTAATTGGTCATGTACGCCAGACAACCATCACAGACCCAATTACGCTTGATACATATCAGCAGATTACATCTGATGTTTCGCAGCGATACTTTAATCAGATTAAGAAGAATATTGATTTGATTGGCATTGCTTACATTGACCGTGAAATTACCAAGGAGCGTACTGGCAAGAAGAACGCTGTAACTGGCAAGGATGAGGTTGTCAATAAGATTACTTCAGAAGCACGAAAGATTAAGTTTAGGGATTCGAATTATTGTGTTGATAGCGGCGGTCGAATGTCTCAAATTGTCGAGGAGATTAACTTTGACGCAGACGAGTTTATTAAGGCAATCACGAATGCCCTTGCCGCAGAGGTAACAAAGAGCGGCAAGTCTGTTGATGCTCGCGCAAAGGAAGACGCAAAGCGCGAGAAGGAAACAGCTAAGCGCGTTGCAGAGCAGGAAGAGCAGGCTAAGTCTCAGGCTGCTGTGGACGATGTAGTTGCTCAGATTGTTGATTTCTTTACTGAGAACAAGTCTGACATTGCAAAGATTAAGCCAGTTCTTGCAGCCGTCAAGAATCTTGGGTATGACAACCCCAAGTCCATTGATAATGTCGAGGACGCAAACAAGATTCTCGCTCTAATTTCTGAGTAATTCTGATATAATGTATAACCATGCTACAGGACATAAAAAATGTAGTATGGTTATACTCACTAAAGAAAGGTTTGATTATGGCACAGTCTATTGAGGTCATGGAGCAGCGCTATCAGATGCTACTTAACCGCAAGGGTAAGAATTCAGAGAATGTCGGCATCATGCGCAAGCTACGCCGTAAGATTAACAAGGCTAAGAACGGCATTATTCTTTCCTAGCATATCTTCATAGAATATTCCTTCAGAGAAAGGAGTCTATATGTCTTCTGACTTTAAGCAAGAGTTTCTGAAAAACAAGTATGAGTATATTTCAGATGATGCTGCTAATGAGCCGCTAAAGAAAACGAAGAAGCAGAAGCCCAAGAAGTCTAATCATAAGCATGAATATAAGAATTTAATTATTCAGTCTTATGATAAGGTGGCTGGCAAATGGCGTGATACTTATGTAAGTTATTGTCCTATTTGCGGCAAGCTGAGCAGCTTTCAGGAAACTGATGATATTGCAAAGATTTTCCCAAATATTCGAGTTGGTACATTTGGCTTTTGTATTGGCCTAACTTATAATGAGAGCAACAAAGAGTGGCAGAGCTTTGCAAATTGGTCTAGCGAAAATATTCCGCATGTCAAGTGGAAAGATTTTGTTTATTGGAAAGACAAGTATATCGACTTGGATTTGCTAAATAATTAATTGACCTAATATTCTGCCCATGACATAATAGTCGTGGGCAGTTTTATATATATGGATGGTGTATAAAGTGAAAAAAGAAAAGTCACCTATTACCATTGTCGCAGAAATGGTTGATAAAAATTATGCATATGTTCTTAATTTTATAAACAATCATCCTGAGCTTGGTATTGTAAAAGATGAAAACAATAAATATGTAATGGATGAATCACAGCAAAACTCTTTATGCATAACCATTCAAAAGCACGAGATTGAACGTGAACAGAAGCGAGTTGAGCGCGAGAAGAAGAAGCTTGAACAAGAGAAGAAGCGAGTTGAGCGCGAAAAGAATAAGGCAAAAAAAGAAAAAGTGCGCAAGATGACAAAGCAAGAGAATGAAGAGTGGGATGCGCTTTATGAGTATGTGCGTACAAAGGTTATGGGATACGATGGCAAGCAACACTTAGAGCCTTATATTGTATTAAGGCTAAAGGGTCTGGCTGAGGGCAAAGCAATGGCTAACCGCAAACACAAAGGTAATGCTTGTTATTCTTATTTGCTTATTTTAAATACATTTAAATACTGTATGCCAGATATTCAGCGTGCAGTTGGGCGTATCGCATTTAAAGATACATGTGGCAAGTTCAACTACATTATGAGAATCGTGGAAAATAATATCAATACGGTATATATCCGTATGAAAAATGTAGAGAAAGTAAAAGAAGAAGCTGTAAAATCTGATGTCAGTTATGCTGCTAACTATGTTAATATGTTTAAGGCAAAGAAAACAAACAACACTAAGAAGCTCGATGACCTATGGTAAGGGTTGGTTGATATATGGCGGAAAAAAATAAAAAGAAATTAAGCGTATTTGAGCAGCAAAAGGTAGAGACTATTAAAAAGGTATCTGAATATAAACTTCAATGTGAAGCAAATGTTGTTGCTATTCTATATAAAGATCCAGACCAGCTGTATAATACCGACATTGATTTAAGTTCATTTACAAGTAATGTATGGAAAGTATTCTGGCAAATTGCACACGACATTATTATTGTTGAGAACAAGAATACTCTTGACGATATTACAATAGGAATGTATCTCAATAAGCATCCAAAGCTTAATGAGAAGTATGTTGAGTATGGTGGCTATAATACTATTACTGCCGCTATGGGGTATGTCAATGAAGAGAATCTTGACGGCTATGTATCTGAGTTGCATAAGTGGGATGCTGTAAGAGAGCTTTGTGAAAAGGGATTTCCTGTAAAAGATAGGCTTTCTGATTATGCCGATATGTCTGAGGAAGAGATTTATAATGAGCATGAAGCATATCTAAATCATATCTTTGCAAATTCATCTGCTGGCATTAAGAGTGTCAATGTATTTGATGGTATGTATGAGTTTATTCAAGAGCTTAATGAGTGCAGCGAAGCTGGTATGCCGTTCTACAATGCCGACTTGCTTAATGCAGAAGTTGGCGGATTTAATCTTAATGGCAATATTTATGGACTCGGTGCAGGAAGTGGCTGCGGCAAATCTAATATGGCGTTTAACTGGATTATCCCTTCTGCTATGAAATATGGCGAAAAGGTGGTTATGTGTATCAACGAGGAAGATGAACGCCGTATTCGTAAAGAGCTTTTAATCTGGGTAGCCAATAATATTTTCCATGAAGAGCTTCATAAACGTACAATTCGTGACGGCGGATTTGATGGTGAGACAATTGCCCTGCTAAAGAAGTGCGCTGATTGGATTGACCAGCAGAAAGATGAACATATCTTGACTGTTATTCCGCTTGAAAGATATTCTGTTAATACAGTTATTAAGATTATTAAGAAGTATTCAAGTGCGTTTGGCGTGCGCGTATTTATTCTTGATACACTCAAAGAGAGTTTTGATGCTAAAACAGATGAGATATATAAATCTATGATGCGAGATATGGTTACTCTTTACGATGTTGTCAAGCCGTCTGCCAAAAACGTTGGGCTGTTTGTAACGTATCAGCTTGGTAAGGGTAGTTTAAAGATGCGTTATCTTACCAACAATGAGATTGGTCAAGCTAAGTCTATCGTAGATGTTATGAGTGTAAATCTTATGATGCGTAGACCGTATGAAGATGAATATGAAGGCGGATCAAAAGAGGTAATCGGTTATCGTCCAGATGGCAAAGACGGCAAATCAAAAATCGCCATTAAGCTAAAGAAGGATGATAATCCAATGATTACTTTTATATGTAAGAATAGGTTTGGTATTAGCGGCGGACATCAAGTTGTATCAAGCTGCGACCTTAGTACAAATACATATAAGGACATTGGATACTGTAACATACCTCAAGATTTTTAATTTTACTATTAATGTTATATGCGGTTGTGCTATACTTTAATAAGTGACTGAGCGTGAAAGGAGTGATATTTAGATGGATGCAGCTTCTCTAAAGGAATATATCTTCAATAATAATAAAGTTGAATTTGTTCTAGATAAGATTGGTTGTAAGTCAATTAAATATCACTCCTCTAAAAATTTTTATTCATCGACTAATTACAATGGCGATAATAGCGGCGCTGTCAATGTCTACAATAACAAATATCTTCTCGTTCATAATTGGACTCGTGAGAGTGAGTTTGATGATGTTGCAGATATTATTTCCCTCACTAAATACAACAAGAAGTGTTCATTTGTAAGCGCCATTAAATATCTTCATAAGATTCTTGGGCTTAAGTTTACGCAATATGAAAAAGAGGAAAAGGAAGATCCGTTGGCTGTATTTAAGAACGCTATAAGTACGTGCAAATGTATAAACGTAGCGAATATACAAGCCATTAGAGAAGAAGCTATCAACGATTATGTTCCTTTGCTCTACATTGATTGGCTGCGAGAAGGCATTATGCCTTGGGCTGCTAAAAAATTTGAACTAGCCTATTCATATAAATACCATCGCGTAGTTGTTCCCATTAGATATTGGGAAGATGGCAGGCTAGTTGGGTTTAATCAAAGAACTACTGTCGAGAACTATGAAGAGCTGGGAATTCGTAAATATTTTCTGACACCCTCATATAAGAAAAACCTTAATCTCTATGGTCTTTGGGAAAACAAAGAAGAAATTGAGAACAAGAAGACTATAGTTATCTGTGAGTCTGAAAAGTCTGTCCTTAAAAGATATTCTCGCAATGATGGCACTTGTGTTGCGCTTCAAGGCAAGAAGCTAAGCGAAGAGCAAAGGAGTATTATCCTCGGACTAGATGTAAACGAAGTTATTGTTGCTCTTGATAATGATGTTCCAATAGAAGAGGTACGCCACATATGCGAGCAGTTCTTCTATATGAGAAAAGTATCATATGTGAAGGATAGATGGGATTTGCTCGGCGAGAAAGATGCTCCCGCCGATGCAGAGAATAAGGTGTATAATTTTCTTATGAAGCATCGAGTTAGATATGATGAGTCAGAGCATCAAAAGTATTTAAGTGGTCTTAAGAAGAAATGAGGTAGACAATGAAGCTCGTATTTCAGAACAGTCGAGGACATGAGCGAACAATTGCATATGTTAAAACGGCTGATGAAGCGTATTCTGAAATTAAAAAATTCTGTAACGAAAGAGACTTTCATATTTACTATACTCGTATTTGGCAAGACGATGATGGTGCGACAGTCTATGATGTTGGCTCGCATGTAAGCTTCTTTAAACTATATCAAGATAACAAGGAGCAGAAATGATTACGAAAAAAGATTTTGTTTCCGCAGTGAATTCAATTAAAGAAGTTGAGAACTTCTATCATCAGTATGGTCATAAGTGCTATGTTAAGAACTCGCTAATTCAAACGCTTGTAGATTCTGTTGGCGATAAATATGAATGGACTGCATGGTACATCAATACGACTCGATATGGTGAAGTGAATAACACTGTAAGTGCCGGTGAATATGGCAACGAAGTTAAACACTATGTTATCAAGACTGTCGATGATTTGTATGACTTCCTTGCAGACTATTATCATTGGAATGAAATGGATTATAAGTATGAGTAACTATCCAGACTACACTTGGGAACAAGATTCCTACGCACCGTGGAATAGCGATGAGGATTATATCGACAAGAAGTGCAAGCAGTGTTCACTGTTCGCAAAAATTCCAGATGATATCTGTGCAACAGACATGGGATATTGTATTGAGTGCTGTGATTATTTTAGCGGCGAAGACGATGCCTGCGCTTCTTTTGAACTATATTAAGGATGTTATATATGAGTGGTAATTGTTCAGATGACTTAAATTCATGGCATACTAATTTCGCTACGACAACAGATGATATCCAAGAATTTATGAAGATTACATATTATATGATGGGCATTGTAGATGAGTTCATTGGTATGTGTGATGCTTCAACATATGGCGGATTTAGAGATAATGATTTTCGTATGTTCAAAAGAATGCATAAAGAAATGGACGATATCATAGAGCGCCGAGGAATATACATCAATAAATAGAGCGGTGTGATAATGGAAATTGTAAGCATTGACCGTGTGAAGGCTCGCAAACCACATAAGTGTGATATGTGCGGCAAGAAGATTGAAGTCGGCGAAGAATACGAAGCCCAAAACTTAGTCTGTTATAATGAGATGTATACGTTTCATCAGTGCGACAGATGCAAGCCATATGTCGATGAGCTGTGGAGTATAGGTTTTGATAACGACCTAGACGGACTTGATTCATGTACCTTTTATTCGTTTATGTCAGAAGAGCATAATGATGTTTTGGATAAATGGTATAAAGAAGATGGTTATGATGAGTAAGAAAAGCACTATAATCTGCGACAGGTGCGGCAAAGAAGTACCATACAATGTAGGCAAAAGGTTTTATCATCATACATGTATATTGTTTGATAGGTTTTGTCTATGGGATAGCATAGAAGATAGGCTTGATTTGTGTGATGATTGCTCAAATGAGTTTCGCAAGTGGCTAAAGAAAGAGGTGTAGATTATGGCATTGGATTTAACATGGTTTGACGTAGATGGAGATATCGAAACATTCTATACCTATTGTCTTCATCACATGGAAGGCTGCGATGAGCCAGAATGGACTATGTACAATCGAATCACGGCGGTAATTGAAGATTATTGGATGAAGAAGTTTAAGTTTAAACTTAAGGATTCAGTTGACAATAATCTTAAGGGCTTGGTAGTTGGCAATGTGATTGAAGACACCATTGCAGAGATGCCAAACGCATTGAAGATGTTAGAGGATTCATAGAGAGGAATTGATATGGCTATATACAAACTTGAATTTGATTGGTGGACAGTCGAGGACGAGGACAAACCTTGGTATGAACAGGAGCAGCGAGTATATTATTTCACGCACGCCGAGGACGCGCTTGATTTCGTTGACCGTGTAGTCTGGAATGAAGCTGCATATGTATCTATGGGCAGTCCGATTAACGCATATCTTTATAAGTTTACCGAGTCTAGGCAGTATGATGAGCGAGATTGCCGATATATCGCTGCATGGCACGATATTGACAAAAGAGTGCGCTAAAACAACGCTCTGACCTGCGGTTTTGTTGACGAAAAAAGCTTTAAAATCGTGATTTTAAAAGTTTGATAATTCCAATAAAAATGTTAATTCCAAATAGCAATTGGAAGCAACAAAAAATATTGGAATTATCAAAGAATAAAACATACCTTTAACGTCTAATTCAATTTAATATTGTGATATAATAATGACCGTATATAAGGCGGTCATTATTTGTATAGGGAGACGATATGGAGCTAGACACATTTTATGTCGTAACGATTCCAGAACATACAAAGAAAGAAATTTCTTTTAGCACAAAAAAGTTTGGCACATGCATAGGTATTACACCAGAAGAAACACAAGTCTGTATTCCAGAAGAGAAATACTATTTCAACAAACGTAAACAGGCTAAGAAGTTTTGTTTAGAGAATAACTATCCGTTTGAATACATTACAAAGGAGTTGTATTAATGGCGCGTTTGTCAAAAGAAGAACTTGATAAAATCAAAGAAAAATACAGCGTATCACGTATATGGTCATGGAGTCGTGTAAATACCTACATGACTTCTAAGTACGAGTATTATCTTAAATACGTCAAGCACGTGAATGAAGATAGAACAGACTGCGGATATGCGCCACTCGGATCTATCGCACATGACACTCTTGACGCATTCTATGAGGGTGATATTTCATATGAAGATATGATTAGTCAGTTCGAGGATGGTTGGCTTACTGCCATTGACATTGCAGACCTTAAGCTTGACCGTAATGATGAAGAGCATGATGCTAGTATCAAGGCTAAATACAAGGAAGATTTACAAATCTTCTTTAAAAACCATATTAAGTATGAGCATAAACTGCTTATTGAGAAGCCTGTAATTGCACAGGTTGGTGATAATGTATTTGTTGGCTATATCGATGCATTGTTCAAGGATGATAATGGTTGCTATAATATCATAGATTTTAAGACTAGCTCTATGTACAAGGGCAAGACGCTTGAAGAGCATTCAGGGCAGCTAACTATCTATGGATTAGGACTAGTACAAGCTGGTATTCCACTTGATAAGGTAAAGATTTGCTTTAATTTCTTAAAGTATTGTAACGTTCAGTATCATCAGAAGAATGGCGCAGTAAAAGAGCGACAGGTAGAGCGCTATAAGCTTGGTGACAGTCTCAAGACAAATGTTAAGATGTGGCTTAAAGCCGATGGGTATTCGGAAGACGAAGTTGATAATTATCTGAAGCTTCTTATTGATACAAACACCATTGATGTATTGCCAGATGATGTACGTGATAAGTATGTGATTACAGATTGCCATGTATTTATTCCATTTACACAGGAGTTAATTGATAAGTGGACTGATACGATTGTGTCTACCATTCAAGATATTAACATGCGCGAGAAAGATTACGAAGAGACTAAGAGCGATGCCGCGTTTTGGGATTCCGAGGAAGATGTCAAAGCTCAATCGTATTACTTCTCGACATTAATGGGATACAGCGCAAATCTGCATAAGCCATATAAAGAATATCTAGACAAACTAGAAGCTCAGAAGAATGATACAGATATATTTGGCGGTCTTGTTGGAGATTCTAAAAATGACGTTGCAACTAGTCAGGATATATGCAATAATAAGACCGATGAAGTAGATTTATCTTGGTTAGATGAACTAGCCTAACTTGTAGAAGGATATACAGTGAGCAATGGTATTAACGTTTTAAATCTATGCGATGGTATTTCGTGTGGCAAGGTCGCTCTTGACCGCGCTGGCATCAAGGTGAATAAGTATTTTTCAAGTGAGATTGACGAGAATGCCATTGCTATTTCTGAGAAGAATCACGATGGTATTATTCGTCTTGGTGATATTACTAAGTGGCGTGAATGGGATTTGCCGCATATCGACTTGGTTTTGTCAGGCACGTCTTGTTTCCCAGCTGGTGCGCTTGTGCTACGTGAAGATGGTTTTGTTCCAATTGAAGAGATTAAAGTTGGAGACATGGTAATGACGCACAAGGGTCGTTTACGCCGTGTACTTGCAACTGGTTCAAAGCTTTCTGAAACAATCATGCTTAAAGGTCAGGGTTCTGTTGGAATCGAATGTACTCCAAATCATCCGTTTTATAGTGTGCATAAGCAATGGCCGCATACAGCTGGAAACCCGAGCAATAAGTCAATTGTTTCTGAACCTGAGTGGGTTGAAGCAAAGGACATGAAAAGCAAGTTTTGGCTTAATGTGTGCAATGTAGAAGAGCCAACTGAAGTTCCTCAATTTGATGAAGCACAATTTAATGTTAGTGATTGTGGACATATTAAAGATTTCCAAATGACTAGTGCGTTTTTCTACTTTGTTGGTAGATGGCTTGGAGACGGATGGGCTAATGTTCACAAAAGAAAGAATCGCGTTCATTCAAATTTAAAACGAGTATATGTGTGTTGTTCACACGATGAAGAAGAGTACCTTGAAAAGAAATTGAGTGAAACTGGTTTATATTTTAGTAGAACCGACAACGGGTCAACTATGAGATTTACATGTTCTTCTACTCAGCTATATGACTGGATTATTGGCAATTTCGGAGTTCATGCAGATGGCAAGAACATCCCGTATTGGTGCCTTGGTATGCCAGTAGAATTTCGTAAGGCGATGTTTGAAGGATATATTGATGCAGACGGTACCAATAGAGACAATGGAGTTAGATCGAATTCTATTAATAGAGGATTAACTGTTGGAATGAAGCTTATTGCTGGTTCTCTTGGGATGGCATTAAGTACATATAAATTTAACACAAAAGAAAATGGTATGATTGAAGGTAGGATTGTAAATCAAAAACCTCTTTATGAACAATCGTATTATCATGATTCTCGTAGTGCAATGTTTCTTGATACTGGTTGGTTTGGATGCGTAAGAAGCGTGAAGCCGTGTCGTGATACTGCTATGGTATACAATCTAGAGGTTGAAGAAGATAATTCATATACTGTAGACGGCATTGCTGTACACAATTGTCAAGGATTCTCCCGTGCTGGTATGATGCTTAATTTCAAGGATGAGCGCAGTAAACTATTTTTTGAATTCGTTGATATTCTTAATGACATTAAGACAAAGAATCCAGATGTCTTGTTTCTATTTGAGAATGTCAAGATGAAAGATGTGTGGAAAGATATTATCACCGATAAGCTTGGCGTTGAGCCTATTGAGATTAACAGTAAACTTATGAGCGCACAAAATCGTTGGCGTACATATTGGACTAATATCCCCAATGTTGAAAAGCCAAAGGACAAGGGTATTAAGCTGCTTGATATTCTTGAAGACAATCCCGATGTTGAATTGGTTGAGCATAAGGGAATCATGTTCGATTCATACTTTCCAGAGAATGCTGTTGCCATTGTTAATCGAGTTGATGGCGAGCTACGTATCAATCAAGCAACTAAGAAGGGTTATATTGTAGCGCATAATGGTGATGGCGTTAATCTATCATTCCCGACTAGCAAGACTCGGCGTGGTCGTGTGATTAAGCAGAAGTCATCTACTCTTGATTGTGCCTGCGATGCATCTGTGTATTACGACAATACGATTAGACGTTTGACTTGCACTGAGCTAGAGCGCCTTCAAACGCTGCCTGATGGGTATACAGAAGGTTGGGTTAGGAGTAACAGGGTCAAGGCGATCGGCAATGGCTGGACTGTTGACGTAATTGCATGGATCCTTAGTTTTATGAAGCAGTAAAATATCTATTTTAAGGAGCGGATATGAAAAAGGCAGACCTAAAAAGTTTATGATTGTTCGTAATGGATATGGCAATTTATTTATTTTGTTAAGTTATAACAATAATGAATGGGCAATCGGCAGAGGTCTAACGGATGAAGAATACGAAAGCGGTCTATATGATGACTGCTATGTTCCGATTGGTTATGAACATTATGAGTTTAATGATGATTTGGTACACGTAGAAGATCCTATTGCAAGTATTACTAAAATATATGATTCTGTTCCTGTAAAATTTCCATTTGAACTTGACGTTGAAAGTTTATATGATAAATATAAGCCAAAGCTTCTTTGGGAACGCGAACCTACGCCTGTCAGTTTGGATAAGCTCAATGGTTTTCAATCCAACAAAGAAGTGATGGAGTATATTGGTACTATTGTCCCACCATATATAATAGTAGAATAATTTAAATATTAGTTTTTAGGAGATTGGTATGAACGCTCTTGACCTAATAAAACAAAATAAGGTGATGTTGGCGATTGTAATAAAAGCAGAAGAAGCTGGTTTCGATGTACTGAAAGCAACAAGTGACAAAGTTACGGTAAAAGCCAATTGTTTACCAGTAGAAATCACATGGGAGATGTGTTCGTGTCATGGCGGTAGAATGTGGCTGTCGCAGCTTAACACGAACATCAATACTGAACTATCTTCACCTGAATACGATGAAAAAAATGGCATCGTAGACCCAGAGACAGAGCTTGCGTTTTATATTGACAATAAGATGATTGATACTATCAAAAGCTTTGAAAAGTATGTCTATGTCGTTGATGTTATCGGGGAATACAAAAAGGATGAGCTAAGAACATCTTATTTCAAGAGTGTCGAAGACGCTTCTTACTTTGTGTTCCATGAGCATGGGCATGACCTTAACAGCGAATATGGAGAAGTGACGCATCAATATCCAAATCCTGATATGCAAGAGCGTATAACCTATGTCTGTGAAGATAATGGCGTGCTAAAGTTTAAGGGCGAAGCCATTAATAAGGGTAAAGCTGGTAGGGCATACGAAATTAAATTTAGGGTGTTTAGAAAGAAGATACACTAGCACATTTAAGGAGATAAAATGCTACCAATTCTTACTCATAGTGGGGTCATAAAGGATTATATAGCTGGTGAAGATATTAAGAACAATGATATCTGCATCGTAGACACAGAGACGCAGAAGATTAGAAAGCCGAAAAATCCTTCTGAGTGGTTCTATTGTCAAGTGGTTTATGTGTATGAGACTAATCCTTGGGCTATTGATGGTATCGAAGAGGGATATATTATAAGCCAAAAGATGATTGACGGCGGCACTATTAAAGAGGGAGCGCGATGCCGCTGCTGGCTCGGTTTCTTTAGAGTGTAGGAGATGTTAGTCTAATGGATGCAGAGCATACTATAGTTCAGTGTTGCGGTGAAGTATATATCGATACTAGACCGCTTCCCAAGTGTCCTTCAAATTCAAAACGCTCATCAATCAACATTGTGGGCGATAAGATTTATATGAATGGATATGAATATAAAAACGGCGAGTGGAAGAGAACTCTACGCGCCTTGTTCTATAATCTATTTTAAATGTAAATGTAGGATGCATTATAATGAAAGCCAAAGAGCTTGCAGAAGAGCTATTGAAATATCCAGACTTTGATGTTGTTGTGCGTGTGCCTATATCTGTCGCAACCTATGACCGTCCATATGGTGAATATGATATGCTAGATATAGATTATATTGGCGGTATTAAAGATGATGATATGGTAATAGTTCTTGAATAGATGAGGTTGATTATGTATATCTATATTGTTCGTTGTTATGATTACGATACTATGTTTAGCGTTGGTTATTTCACGAACGAAGAAGACGCAGAGAAGTGTATGGAATATCACATGAGAACAGTGCCAAGCGACTATGAGTATATGTGTGATGCATATACCATAGAAAAATACGAACTTGATGATACTGATTATACGGCGCTCCTTAAAGGTCTTGATGAAGATGAGAGGGTAAAGCAAAGAAAAGAGGAAGAAGAGTTTAGAAATAAGGAGCTTGCAGAACTTGCCAGACTAAAGGCAAAGTATGAAGGACAACAAGGTGATTCGTAATAAATATGAGTTCTTGAAGTCTCTTAAAAAAGAAGAGCTTGATAATGGAACCATTAGAGTTTCAATCGAGTGCAGAGACGGCATAACAGAAAGTGTATGGGCATATCAAGATGACAATATGGATAAATCGTTTGCTATTTTGTTGAACACACCGCTTAGCTATTTCCCAGTTCTTTATTATGGGTCAGAAGTCAAGATTAAATATCGTGACAATGTAGCTATGCTCGATGCCAATTGGGTGGTAGAAGAGTGTAACCGATATGTGATTAAGCGTTCTGATATATAAAATTATTGTTTTAAGGTGGTTAATATGGTAGAATTTGATGTTGATATGGAGTATCTTGCAATCAACGATGAGCTTGATTGCGTTGTGCTACATGATGAGAATGGCGTAATGGACGATGTAGTTTTTGTTCCTGAGAAGAAGCAGGAAGAAAAACAATCAGATTAAAAATTTATCGTTCAACTGATAAAGATATATGCTATAATGTAGGGAGACTTTTTGATCTCCCTATTTTTTTATTGAGAGGGTGCATATATGCAGAAGAGTTGTAAGTATTGCGGAAAGAAGTTTGAGCCTAAAAAAGGCCATAATAATCAAATGTATTGCTGTAAATCATGTTCGGTAAAAGATAGGCACGTAGAAGATATTGGTCTTTTTAGAGAAGAAATTGATGATTACATTAAAAAATACGTATTAGGATTAATAATTACAGATGGATGCTTGTCAAAGAATGGCGAAAGAATTTTTATATGTATTTCATTAAAAGATTTTAAAATGATAGAACGGATTAGAGATTTGGTATGTCCAAACAAAAAGGTATATAAAGACGGTAATAACTATCAAGTAAAGTGGAGAAATGAAAATGATGTTAAATATCTTAATGACATAGGTATACATGAGAGAAAAACATTTGATGTTGTATTGCCGATGTTTAATGAAAACATGTGGCATTTAATCAGGGGTATTTTCGATGGTGATGGATGTGTTTATTACAGTACAACGTTTGATAAAAAGATGAATAAGGAATATACATATACATATATTACTTTTACTACTGCAAGTGAAAAATTTGCTTATCAATTAAATAAATTTTTAAATCAAAATAATATTGCGTCAAAAATTTATATTGATAAAAGAAATTCTGACAGAAAGAATTTAACGTTTTATATAAAAATATTAAAAAAAGAAAGTGTATTATTGTTTAGAAATCTCATTTATCAAGATTGTAATAATTGGTATCTAGAGAGAAAGTACAATAAATTTTATAATAAATCACCAAAGAGTATTGAAAGCAGTGATGTTTGTGCTTAAAGAGTATGAGAATTATCATAAACATGATTCAATATCAAACATTTACTTACCTGATAGCCACGTCAAACCAATCGACTATATTAATCGGATCAAGGAGCTTGGTTACGGTTGCTATTTCACCACAAATCATGGCACTGGCGGCGATGTATTTGAGTCTCTTACCGCATGTAAAGAAGCTGGCATTCGATGCCTGTATGGTGTAGAGGGCTATATTGTTAAAGATCCTCTTGAGAAAGACAAGCGCAACTATCATATCGTAATTATTCCTACAACCAACAAAGCTAGGAAGAAACTTAATCTTGTGACAAGCAGGTCTAATATCGAGGGGTTCTATTATCGTCCTCGTATCTTCCCAGAGGATTTGCTTAAACTCGACCCAGAGGATGTGTATATTACTACAGCATGTGTCGCTGGTATTGTTCGTGACAAAGATGCAATCGTTGATATTTTCATGCCGTTAATGAAGTATTTTGGCAATCATATGCTTCTTGAGGTACAGAATCATAATGAGCCTAATCAAATTGCTGTGAATAAGACCTGCCTTGCTTTGTCTAAGAAGTTTGGGCTTGAGCTTATTGCAGCAAATGATAGCCACTATATCTATCCAGAACAAGCAAAAGAGCGTCTTGATTTTCTTCGTGGTAAGGGTCTTACATATGGAGATGAGGACGGATATATTCTTGATTTCCCAGATTACGACACTCTCTTTGCGCGTTTTCAAAAACAGGGTGTATTATCTGACGAGCAAATCAAGAGGGCAATAGCCAATACTCTTATCTTTCGTGAGTGCGAGGATATTGAGATTGATAAGTGTATTAAGATGCCGACTGTTTATCCAAACCTTACAGCAGATGAAAAGATTAGCGAGCTTAAAAAGCATGTCGTTTCTAAGTTTAGAAACATCATCAAGGCAGACCATATCTCTAAAGACGAGCTTGTTGACTATAAGAGTGGTATTGCGCAAGAGATGAAGGTTATTGAGGACACAAAGGAGATCAATACAGCAGACTACTTCTTGCTCAACGAAAAGCTGGTTGACCTTGCTGTCAATAAGTATGGTGGCATTCTTACACGCACTGGACGTGGCAGCTGTGGTGGCTTTTACATCAATCGTATTCTTGGTATGACTCAGCTCGATAGATTCAAGCTAGATATCAAGCTGTATCCAGAGCGCTTTATGAGTACGGCGCGACTTCTTGAGAACAGGGCTATGCCAGATATCGACTTCAATGTAGTATCACAGGAGCCGTTTGCCAATGCTGCCAAAGAGTTGCTTGGTGAGCATGGTTGCTATCCTATGATTGCATATGGCACGATGAAGCTTGGCGAGTCTTTCAGAAATGTTTGTCGTTCACACGGCCTTGCCTTTGATGATTATAATGAAATCGCAAAAGACATTGAAAACCATATGAACGACAAGAAGTGGCTACCGTATATCGAAGAAGCTCAAACCTATATGGGTACAGTGGTATCAGCATCAGTACATCCTTGTGCGTTCTTGCTTGACAATAAGGATATTCGTGAAGAGTATGGCGTTGTCAAAATTGGTGATGCCATGTGCGCTATGATTACATCTGGTGAAGCAGACGAGTATAAGATGCTTAAGGATGACTTTCTGGTTGTAACTGTATATCGCATTATTTCAGATACGTTTAAACTTATTGGCAAGCCAATCATCTCAGTTAGCGAGCTACTTGATAACTTAGATAAAAAGGTATGGGACATCTTTGCAAGTGGTCTTACGTGTACTCTTAATCAGGCGGATGGTGATTGGGCTACGTCTATGTTAAAGCAGTTCAAGCCACATTCTGTGTCTGATATGGCTATGTTCACAGCTTGCTTACGTCCATTCTTTGAACCTTGGCGAGACAAATTTATTAACAGAGAGGATTTTACTACTGGCTCTTCTTATCTTGATGAAGTGCTTACGTCAACTCACTCATATATTCTCTTTCAAGAGAATCTGATGCAATATTTTGAGTGGCTTGGCGTAACGCCTGCTGAGTCTATTGGTCTAATCAAGAAAATTTCCAAGAAGAAGATTCATCCAGAGGACTTCAAGAATCTTGAAGAGAGGATCAAAGCAAAGTGGATTGAAAATACTGGATCGCTTGATGACTTTGAAGAGACTTGGCAAATGGTTCAAAGCTGTATGAGCTATGGCTTTTGTAGCGCACACGCAGTTGCAACTGGTATTGATTGCCTGTATGGAGCATATCTAAAGGCAAACTATCCACTAGAGTATTACACTTGCACTTTATCTTTATACGCCGATGATATTGAAAGAACTTCAAAGCTAATCGCAGAGATGCCTTATTTCAATATCAAGCTGTTGCCAATTCAGTTCGGTAAGTCTGGTGCCGATTACACAATGGACAAGGATGCTAATTGCATATATAAGGGTATTGAGTCTATCAAATTCTGTAATCGTCAAATCGCAGATGAACTACTTGAGCTATCTAAGAACAAGTATGATTCGTTTACGGAGCTGCTGAAAGACATTAAAGATAAGACATCTATTAACTCTAGACAGCTGACCATCCTTATCAGTCTTAATTTCTTTTCAGACTTTGGTAAGAATAGGTATCTGTTAGATGTTGTTGATATCTATGATAAGTTTGCCAACTCAAAAATCATTGCCAAAAAGAAGATGGAGGAGCTTGGCGTATCTGATTATCTGATGCAAAAGTATGCTGGCAAGGAGACGAAATCACAGTGGAGACAGCTCGATAACCAAGGATTAATCAATGAGCTTTGTAATAGACTTGAGAATAAATCTCTTGATATTGTTTCTCAAGTAAGAGCGGAGATGGATTATCTTGGCTATGTGAATTATGTTAACTCCAATATGGCAGACGATTATTATATTGTCACTGGCTTTGTGACATACAAGAATCCCTGCACTCCCAATCTTGTTTTGCGTAGAATTTGTGACGGCGAAGAGATAGGGTGTAGAATTAAGCAGTCAAAGGTGTTCAAGGAGACTCCATTTGGCATGTATTCTATCTTGAAGATTGAAGGATTTACATACGACTTCAAGAGCAAGAAGATTAATGGCGAATGGCAAAAGTCAGATGAGCGCGAGATTGTACTCGAAAACTATGAATGTATGAAAGGGTAGACACAATGGATAACAATCAGGTAGAGTTCAAAGGCACTGTTGTTAAATGTGTCTACTCTTCTCCTAATTTCAAAACATATGCTCTTGATGTAGACGATGTTTCATATCCTAACATCAAGCACAATAAGTTTGACAACGTTTCCCTTATCGGTGATTTGTCAGACCTTGTTATTGGTATTGAATACGATGTTGTTGCCACAGAAGAGCAGACAAAATATGGCATAAGCTATCGTGGTGTAAATGTACGTAGGGATATGCCTACAAAAACGTCAGATGTTAAGGCATTTTTACAAGAGATTCTTACTATGAATCAGGCAGAAGTTCTTTATGAGAACTATCCTGATATCATCGATATCGTCATGGAAGGTAAGGATGATATCGTAGATGTCGATAAGCTCTATGGCATTGGTAAAAAGACATTTGAGAGAATCAAAGAAAAGATTATCGAGAACTTTAAGCTTGTTGACATTGTGGCAGAGTTTAAGGGCGCTATTTCACTTAGTATGATTAAGCGCATTTATGATAAATACAATGACGTTGATGTACTAATGGAGCGTCTTAAGGATGCGCCATATGCTACGCTTACTCGCGTCAGCGGTGTGGGCTATAAGATTGCCGATTCCATCATCCTTAATCTGCAAAAAGAGGGCGTTATTGATTTTGGGTACGATGTAAAAACTAGTAAAGATAGGTGTCTTGCCTGCATTATCTATTTGCTTAAAGAGAACGAGAATGAAGGCAACACGAAGATGAATCTTGCGGACTTGCGCCAGCAATGCTATGACATGGTTCAATCTTGTGCAGACCATTTCGTCAACGCCATTCAGGATGATGCTATTTACTATGATAAGTACACTATGTCTATCGCTCTCTCAAGTACGTTTAAGAAAGAAAAACATATTGCATATATGATTATGAACAATATATTTAATCCAAATAACGTTTGGGATTTTGATGTAGAGAAGTACGGCAAAGTTGGTGAATTCGAGCTGTCCGATGAGCAGATTATGGCTGTTGAATACTTATGTAAATACAACATCAGTATTCTTAACGGCGCAGGAGGTACTGGCAAAAGCTTTTCAACGCAAGCCATTATCAATATGCTTGAAGACAATGGAAAGAAGTATAAACTATTTTCACCAACTGGTAAGGCAGCTAAGGTCTTATCTGGATTCACAGGAAGAAAAGCTTCTACTATTCACAGGGGTCTTGGGTATAATCCACGAGTCGGTTGGTCTTATAACCAAGATTGCAAGCTTTGTTGCGATGTTGTCGTAGTCGATGAGTGTTCGATGGTTGACGTTAATTTGTTCGCACATCTTATTGATGCTATCGACTTTAATAGCACAAAGCTTATGCTGATTGGTGATAATGCACAGCTACCCTCTGTTGGATGCGGTAATTTGTTCCATGATTTTATGCAGAGCGATGTTATCCCAACAACGACATTGACTAAAGTGTTTCGTTATGGGGAAGGCGGTGTATCCACTGTTGCGACAGACACGCGATTCTGTAAGACATATCTTGATGCAAGTATGAAAAACAAAGCTACTTGGTTTGGAACAAGTAAAGATTATGTGTTCATTGATTTTGCAAAAGAAGATGTCCCTAAAAATGCAGTTGCGCTATACAAAAAGCTATTGAAAAACGGCGAACACATGGAAGACATTCAGGTTCTTACGGCTAAGAACATAGGAGAATACGGTACAGCAAAACTTAACAACATGATTCAAAAGGCTGTTAATAAAAACTATGGCACTAAAAAATATATGAAGGTGGGAGATGTACAATATTATGATGATGACATAGTTGTACAAAAACAAAACAACTATAGTGCCTTAATATGTGATGAACATGGAACGATAAATGAAAAAGAGGGAACTGCGTTCGTTGCAAATGGCGAAACCGCACGTATCGTATATGTATGCGCTACATATGCCGTGCTTGATTTTGATGGTATCATTGTTAAGTATTCTAAGTATGATATGACTATGGTGGGACTTGCATATGCCATGACAATCCACAAGTCACAGGGCAGTAGCATCAAAAACGTCATCCTTTGCACGACAAAGAGCGATATCTTTATGCTCAATAGCAACTTGCTCTATGTTGGTGTAAGCCGTACAAAAAATCGCTGTTATCATCTAGGCTCTATTGATGCCGTCAATATGGCGGTTAAAAAGAAAGCCAATCTATCAAGGCAGACATTCATGCAAGAATTGATGAAGTCAATGGAGTATATGCAAGGATAGATTGACATAAAACCTACACAATATTAATAGGAGTTTGTGGTATTATATATACTGCAAACTCCTAATGTTATATGCAAAGAGGTGATTGGATTGAAGAATAAAGATATTCTAGTGTCTATTGGTGTGTTGGGTATATTTGCGGTTCTTTTGTTTAGCATTTTGTATTTCGTGTTTCAACCAGTTCATAGTGACAATGATGGCAAGGATAGCGATGATACAAGTGTTGTAATTATTAAAGACAAAGAGAAAGCAGAAGAGTCTGATGATGAATACGCTGATTTAACTGCAAAATATGTAAGCTACGAGACTTATGATGCTCCTAAGAATAGTGGATTTAAATCTTTTATGGATTATAGAACGATAACTAATACCGATTCTAAACAGTACAGGCTACAACAGCATTATGCTGAGACTGGCGAATACGGTATTAGGATGGCTGATAGCAGATATATCGTGGCTATCGGTACATATTTTACATCTGATGTTGGTCAGTATTTTGATATTATACTTGAAAATGGTACTGTTATCCCGTGTATTTTGGGAGATCAAAAGGCTGATGTAGATACCGATTCAGATAATATCATCACAAAGCACAATGGATGTATGAGTGAATTTATCGTTGATTCAGATGCGCTGAATGAGGATATTAAGTTCCACGGTGACATGTCTTACTGTTTAAAAGATTGGGACAGTCCTATTAAAACTATCAAGGTATACAACAGAAATATTTTTGAATATTAATTTATATTCTTATGTATATTAGTGGCTAAATGCTGTATAATATTTAATTGTATCAAATAAAGTTATATGCTTTAATTAGGAGGTAATGCGTATGATGTTTGTTATTAAGCGAAATGGACGAGAAGACGCTTTTGACAAGAACAAGATTTCAAACGCTATTAAGAAAGCATTTATTGAAGTTGATGGCGATGTTACCGAGGACGCAAATAAAATTGCAAATAAGATTTCAAATGAAATCGCAAATATCAAGAAAGAGAAAATGTCCGTTGAGGATATTCAAGACATGGTTGTGAACAAGCTTATGTCAACCTCGCGCAAAGATGTGGCTTCTCATTACGTTGAGTACCGTTATAAGCGTAAGATTATTCGTGAGGTCAATACAACAGATGAAACAATTATGGAGCTGCTAAGCGGAGACAGCGATTATTGGAATAACGAAAACTCAAATAAGAATGCTAGTCTTGTCACCACTCAACGAGATTATATGGCTGGCGTTGTAAGTGAAGATATCTCCAAGCGCTTTTTGCTACCAGAGGATGTTGTTGAAGCTCATGAAGCTGGCATCATTCATTTTCATGACATTGATTATTTTGGGCAGAATGCTCTCAGTAATTGCTGCCTAATTAACCTAGAAGACATGCTTCAGAATGGCACTGTTATCTCTAATGTTATGATTGAGAAGCCGCATAGCTTTGCCACCGCTTGCAATATCGCCACTCAGATTATTGCTCAGGTTGCATCAAGTCAGTATGGTGGACAGACAATTAGCCTTACACATCTTGCTCCTTTTGTTGACGTGAGCCGACAGAAGATTAAGAAGCAGGCGATGGATACATATGTTGAGTTTGTCGGACATGAGCCTAAGACAGATGACGAGATTGCCAATTACAATGATATTGTCGAGTCTATGGTGAAGGACGAGATTAAGCGCGGCGTTCAGACTATTCAGTATCAAGTTGTAACACTTATGACAACCAATGGACAGGCTCCATTCCTTTCTGTGAACATGTATCTTAACGAAGCAAAAGATGAGCAAACTAAGAACGACCTTGCTCTAGTTATTGAAGAGGTTCTTAATCAGCGCATTCAGGGCGTTAAGAATGAGAAGGGCGTATGGGTAACGCCTGCATTCCCGAAGCTGCTTTATGTCCTTGAGGATGATAATATCCATGAGGGCGATAAGTATTTCTATCTCACTAAGCTTGCTGCCAAGTGTACCGCAAAGCGTATGGTGCCTGATTATATTTCTGAAAAGAAGATGAAGGAATATAAGCTATCTAAGGGCGAAGAGGTTGGAAATGGGGATTGTTATCCTTGTATGGGGTGCCGCTCGTTCCTTACCCCAGACCGTAGTGGTAATGGATATGATAACATTGCAAAGGCTAAGAACTATGATGGCAAGCCGAAGTATTATGGTCGCCTAAATCAAGGTGTTGTGACAATCAACCTTCCTGATGTTGCACTATCGTCTGGCGGCGACTTTGATAAGTTCTGGAAGCTTTTTGATGAGCGCACTGAACTTTGTCACAAGGCGCTACAGGCACGTCATAATAGGCTCATGGGTACTCCATCTGATGTAGCACCTATCCTTTGGCAGCATGGCGCTTTTGCTCGCTTGGACAAGGGTGAAAAGATTGACAAGCTTCTTTACAATGGATATTCAACAATTTCACTTGGATACGCTGGTCTTTATGAGTGTGTAAAGTATATGACTGGTCATAGCCATACAGATGGTGATATTGGTGAGAAGTTTGGACTTGAGGTAATGCAGGCTCTTACCGATAAGTGCAATCAATGGAAGGAAGCAGAGAACATTGATTACAGTCCATACGGTAGCCCAATTGAATCTACCACATACAAATTTGCAAAGTGTTTAAAGAAGCGCTTTGGTGTAATCGAGGGTATCACTGATAAGGATTATATTACCAACTCTTATCATGTTAATGTTACTGAACACATCGATGCGTTTAGCAAGCTTGCTATCGAGTCTAAGTTCCAGAAGCTTTCTCAGGGCGGTGCCATTAGCTATGTTGAGGTGCCAAATCTAACAAACAATATCGATGCAGTGATTCAGATTATTCAGTTTATCTATGACAATATTATGTATGCTGAGCTGAATACAAAGAGCGATTATTGTATGGTGTGCGGTTGGGACAAGGAGATCCTTATTGTAGAGGATAAGGATACTGGCGAGCTTGTTTGGGAATGCCCCAACTGTGGCAACCGCGACCATGATAAAATGAGCGTGGCACGCAGAACTTGTGGTCAAAATTAAAAGAATCCAATACAGGCTACAAATCAAAACGGTTAAAATTCACGGGAAACCTAAACAATTAATATTGCATGGCAACCGTGAGCCAAGCTTGTTTACAATAGACTGTCCAATGATAAATCGAAGGGAGGTAATATGTATAAGATTAATGATGTTAAGACTTGTGAAGACCATAACATAGGAACTGTTTATATGAATGACAAGCCATATTATGTATGCAACGTTTGTGGGAAAATGTCTTTCCAAAAGGTATCGTCTAATAAGAAAGTATGGTGTACAAAACATTATAAGCAGTTTAAAAAATATGGACATGTATTAGAAAATAACCCAAGAACAATTTCTGATAGAAACGAGATAAGGGTTGACGGAGACATTGCATATATAGATTTATATGATAAGAATTGCAATGTTGTAGCAACTGCTATGGTTGATGCGGAAGATGTTCCAAAGGTAAAAGACATTAAGTGGAAACTTTCTGGCTCTGGTTACGCAATGAACACACCAAAGTTTAAAGGTGGAAACATTCATATGTCGAGAGTTATTCTTGACACCGACCAGTTTGTAGACCATATTAATCACAATACGTTAGACAATAGGAAGTGCAATCTTAGAGTAGTAACAAAGCCTCAGAATCAAATGAATGCAAACTATAAGGGTGTTGCAAAAACCAAAAATGGGAAATTTTACGCACACATTAAACTAAATGGGAAACTATTTAATCTTGGTGAGTATGTGTTTGAAGAAGAAGCTTTGTTCGCAAGATGGTATGCGGAAACTTTACTATTCAAAGAGCATCGTTATCCGAAAGAAAAACCTGTAATTCTATTGGACAGGGAATTGCAGATTAAAGAATATGTAAACAAGAAGGTGCAGAGACTATAATAATCGGCGTTGCTCAACCAAAATAATGGAGAGAACGTAAGGCATAGTCCACACCCCTAATAAATATCGGGAAACCGAGGGTACTATGGTACATTGGAAGTAACTTCTGGAATGCTGGACGTACTCAGGAGATTAAAGAGCGCGTCCTTCATGTAGACGATATGCCAGCGGAAGATGGTGATTAAAATTAGGTATGCATTAATTCGCAAGATGGATATTTCGAATGGCAGCGGCATCGGCGTTTCTCTTTTTGTACAAGGGTGCCGCGCCCATTGTAAAAACTGTTTTAACAGTGAAACATGGGGATTTACTGGTGGCAAAGAATGGACTAAGCAGACTAAAGAAGAGTTTCTTAAGCTTGTTGCGCAGCCGTTTGTTGCCAGAGTAACCATCCTTGGTGGAGAGCCGCTTGAGCCTGAAAATGTATACGATGTTCTTTCTCTCATCAAAGACATTAAAGCCAAGTTTCCAGACAAGAAAATCTGGCTGTATACTGGATTTACATGGGAACAAATCTTTAAGCCAGCTATGTTAAATGATTTAAACCCATTAGACTTCTTTAAGACTGTTAAAGTTAAGACAGCTCGAAAGAACATTGTTTCTATGTGCGATGTTGTTGTCGATGGTAGATACGTTGACGAGCTTAACGACATATCTTTAAAGTGGTGTGGAAGTTCAAATCAGCGTGTAATAAATGTTCAAAAAACTATAGCAACAAATAAGATTGTATTGTATAATAATTAACGTTATATGCGATAACAAAGAAAGGTGATTTATATGCAGCGCATGGCAAATTTTTCTAAGGTGTCTTTCAACAGATTTCATGATGATTGGCTTGACACTTTTGATGCTCTAAAGGACGAGACTGATAACGACAAGCTTGAGAAGCATCTTCGCAATATCTACAATGGTATTAAGCTTCCTAAGCGTGCCACAGCTCAGAGCGCAGGTTATGATTTCTTTTCTCCTATGAGCTTTGTTCTTGAGCCTAACGACTCCATTAAGATTCCGACTGGTATTCGCTGTGAGATGTATGACGGCTGGGTTCTGATGGGATTCCCTCGTAGCGGACTTGGTTTCAAATACGGTTTGTCAATGGCAAACACTGTATCTATTATTGATGGCGATTACTTTGACTCTGATAATGAAGGCAATATTTTTGTAAAGTTGACAAATAACAGTTGTCTAGCCAAGGAGATTCGCATCAACAAGGGCGATGCTTTCTGTCAGGGCATTTTCCTTCCCTTTGGTATCACACTAGACGATAACACCACGGCTGTGCGCAATGGTGGTCTGGGGTCAACTGATGCAAAGTAAGTATACATGTGATGTATGCAAGCATTATCTTGGTTGGAATGACTGGGCGATTCCTTGTGAAGTCAAGTATGATGATATTGATAAAGACTTAAACGCATGTGAATGCTTTCGCCCAATTGGAAAGGCGCGTTGTATGTTTCGCAAAGCACCTATTAATAAAAATGGATTGAATGCAAATATAAAAGCGCATATTCTCTCCGATGATGAAATGAATAGACTCGGGTTTTATGATTTAGGTGCTTCATCATGGTATCTATGCAAGCATGTACATAAATATCCGACAATAACATTCAATGTCACAATTCCAAAAGATAAGCCAGAAGATTTAAAAATTGACGTATTGGACGAAGAGTTTCTTCAGCCATATGATTATCAGAGTATGCTTGAGCGTAATCCAAAGTTTGCACCAGCTCTTGAGGTTAAAGAATCTGTGGATATGTTTATGATGTATCTTATTGGCAACGGTGTATTAAGCGGATGGTCTATCGGTGATTATCTGTAGGGGGGGTGGTTTAATGAGTGGTTATTTAGTTAATCATTATAAATCTGTATATCGTATTTTACCTGTTATCAATAATGCAACAAATGATTTCTGTCGTGATTGCAATGGTAAGATTGACGAAGATAATGTGTATATTCCATGCTATTACAATTCAAGAATTTGGCATTATGGCAGGTCTAAGCTTATTGCTTATATTCCATCTGTTCAACGTGGTCATAACGTAGTTAAAGCCCTCAAGAAAAATGGCGTAAATGTTTTTGACTGTGATGAATCAGATGGAGAGGTAGTATTTAAGTTTAACGCTTCTGATATGGATCAAGTTGCTTCTTTAATGAAGCCTAAGACTAGTGGTGCGAAAACTAGCCCATTCTCGTCAAAGAACCTACCAAAAGCGCAGGTAGATATACCCGAAAATGAGCTTGCTCGTTATAAAAGTCTAGTTTCAAAGCTTGACAATTATATTGTTATTAAAAAGTTCAATGATAGATTTCTTGACGAAGTTCTAGCAAAGAAGCTAAGACCAAAAGGAAAACGTAAGCCGTTTGACTACAAGCAAGATATGAAAACTCTATGTCTTACACGTGATGTTAAAGGCTATATTTATAAGCGCGGTCTTTGGGAAGACTATCTAAAATTTTTAGAGATTGCCATTGATACCTATCTAAACAAATAAATATATATGCTATAATAGTGCCAAAAGATATACAAAAATGTTAGTCTTTTGGCACTTCATATAAAATTCTAGGAGGATATATGAACGACTTTTCTGTTGAAATTCTTAAGCATCCAACAGATGAGGATTGGATGCTGGTAAAAACGTGTACCCTAGTTACTGTCGATAAGAAGAGCACAAAGCCGCCTACAATGGAATGGAAGAAGAAGTTGCTTGCTGCCCAGCATAGCCCAATTCGCACGCTAGAGTTTTGTTTTAGGCTGAATAACATTCCTTCGTGGGTAGCAACACATTTAGTACGCCATATTCATGCAACACCATTTGTAAAGACGCAGCGCAATGACCGTCAAGATAATTACGATCGTAATGCCGCACGTCAAGATGCGCCAGTTTCGATGTGCTGGTATATGAACGCAGAAGAGCTTATGACAATTGCACATAAGCGTCTATGTACACAGGCTTCTCCTGAGACACGTCAAGTAGTACAGGCTATTTGCGATGAGGTTGTTAAGGTTAATCCAGAGTTTGAAGGACTACTAGTGCCTAACTGCTATTATCGTGGCGGTATTTGCACCGAGTTCAATCCATGTGGACTGAATAAGACATATAAGGAGCGTGTATAGCATGGCGGTAATTAGTTATAACGAGAGCAAGAGCGGCAACAACTCTCTTATTGTTCATGGTAATGAGGAGGAGCTTAAGGAGGTTGCTAAGTTTGTAAACAGTATGTATGACAACGTAGACAATCTTAGCATTGATAAAGATATGGTAAATCACCCGTCTCACTACGAGCGTGGCATTGAATGCATTGACGAGATGATTCTTCTATTTGGCGTTATGGAAACGATGTCCTTCTGTAAGCTCAACTCACATAAATATCGCAAGCGTGCGCTTGACAAGGGCGGCAGAGAAGACATTGATAAGTCGGATTGGTATATGAAAGAGTATGCTTATCTTGATTCGAAATCAGACTTTGAAGTAAAAGAGGAAATTTACAAAAAGTATAATCTAAATAACAACTAAATATATATGTTATGGGGCTTGTTATAGCCCCATTTTTGTGCAAATATTCTTTATAGAACTTATCTTTTGTAATTTACGTAAAACAAAGATACAATATTGTTGTAAAAATATATTATAAAGGTGTGTTAACATCATGGGAAAAGACCTTAAAGGCAAAGACTTGGGGCGCGGATACAGTCAACGAAAAGATAAACGTTTTGAAGCGCGGTGTATGATTAACGGTACAAAAATTTGCTTATACGATATGCATCTACCAACATTAAAGAAACGTTTTGAAGAAGAAAAAATTAAGATTCTAAGAGACGAAAAGAATATTAGACCAAACCTTACACTGTCTGAATGGTTTGAAGAGTGGTTTGAAAAATACAAAAAGCCAGCATTGAAGTCGGAAGTGTCTAAAAAGGCATATCATAGAAAAGTATCCAACACATACATTGCTGCAATGGGAGATAAAAAGATAGAGAATATATCTCATATGAATATGCAAGATACAACAAACGAATTACTTAGTAAATTCAAAGCAAGAACGCTGAGAGAAGCACTTGGCGTACTCAGAGAGTGTTTGGATATAGCGGTTATGAATCAAATCATTAAGTCTAACCCGTGTATTAATATAGCAATAAAAGACGAGAATGAAGCTGTTCAAGAACGTAGGGTTTTGAGTTCTCGTGAAATGAAAATGTTTTTAGATGAAATAGAACATGAGTATTACAATGAAGCTTACCAAATCTTATTACTTACTGGCATGAGAATCGGTGAATTCAGCGGCCTTCAATGGCAGGATATAAACTGGCAAAACAAAACAATCAGAATACAAAGAAGTCTGAGCATTGGCTATGTTGACGGCAAGAAAATGGAATATCTCACAACGCCAAAGACGAGCAATAGCTACAGAACTATTCCGTTCTTCGGGAACGTAGGAGAACTATTTAAAGATTGGAAGGTAAAACAAGACCAATACAAAGCAAAGCTTGGAAGTAGATGGAGATTGCGACCAGAGTTAGGCGATTTAGTCTTTACGACAACACTTGGTTCGCCAGTAACAAGATATGCATTGTCCCATAACATTGAAAAGGTATTGAAGAACATCAACGAAAAAGAAGAATATAATGCGGCAATAGAAGGCAGAGCGCCAGAGAAGATGGAACACATCTATCCACATGCGTTTAGACATACGTTTGCTACTAGGTGTTTTGAAAAGAAATTAGATCCAGTGTTTATACAAAGAATCATGGGGCATACTAGTTATGCTACCACTTTGAAATATACCCACTTGTTAGAGACAAAACTGAATGAAGAAGTGGTAAAAGCAGAAGACTTCCTATTATAATGGGAGTCTTTTTTTATATTCATTATTTGCGTATTTGCGTAGAGATTCAATTTGCGTAGAAATTTAAGCAAATTTATTTTTTACGTTTTAAAACAGTTGCGTATCGTTTGCGTAAAATTTCTAAACAAGCTTGCAAACGCTATGTAAATAAAGTAATATATATAAGGGCTTTGCATTTGGAGTTCTAGGAGATAACAACGAGTAAGTAATTATGACTCCTTGATAGACAAAGGGTTTGGGATTTCCTATATTTGCTTAAATTAAGCAATACCTTATATTAATGTTGTATGTATTTGAGTCATATTTGCTTATGGATTTGCTTAAACACTATCGTCCATTTCCTTCGGCTAAGTCTACGCAACTAGGCTCAAACATACAACACCTTACACTCACTGAGGTTCTTAATTGAACCTCTTTTTTATATACTATAATTAATATCTAAAAGGAGATGGATTCAATGACATTACAGCGAGATTCAGTAAATAAAATATTATCTAGATTAGAAAGTGTTCAAAAGGAAATACAATCTATTTGCAGTGATTTAAAATACATTATTGAAAAAGAAGGCAACCAAAAATCGTAAAAAAAAGGGAAACAGAAATTAATCTGTTTCCCTGAATTATTTAAACACCGATTACGTAACGAAGAACCATGTTTCTGTTGTCAACTGTTTGACCATGAAGAGAAAGGGCTGAGTTGTTATTTACAGCATTACCTTTTATCTCATTATTATTAATATAAAGATACTTCTTGTAGAACTTTCCAGCACGCTCAAGTATGAATGAGAACCCGCCGCCGTTATCATTTGCTACGGCGTATTTAGGAACAAAGAAAGAGTTCCAGCTAGAATTAACAGGAGCATTATTGGCAACATCATAAGCACTGAAAATTAATGAGATTCCATGTGGCTGTGCAGACACATTGCCAGAAAGGGCAATAGTAGTATCCTCTTTTACGTATAAGGCACCGCTCCACAGAACCTTATTCTCACCATAATTAGAACCAGAAAGTCCAGCGGTTTTACTCTAAATACGAACATGGTTCCCGTATAGATTAGTTGCTCCGTCAGACTTTTGATAGTTGTCATATCCAATTGCTGTATTGCCAGCAGCAGACACGGGGACGAATACATTTTTTAAAGTTCCATTTGATGTCTTGCCCTGTATAGCAGCTTCTACACCCATATTAATATCTTTGCTTGTTGTGACATTTCCTGTGAGTGTGCCACCGCTTAAAGGCAGATAACTGTGGGTGTGGTTTTTAGCAGCATATCCAGAGTGCGTATGATTCTTAGCAGCATAAGTGTTTGGCAAAGATTCATGAATTGTGTCCATAGCATCTAGATCGTCGGTTAGACACCGACTGGTATCATTGCCCCTCCAAATCTCATTGGTTGACATTGTGCCAATAAAAGATTGTTCTGATGTTTCAGACATAATGTTCTCCTTAGAACACAGCCTAACTTATGTTGCCTATATTATACCACATTATGAGCATTACCATCTTTGTCATATGCAGTAATCAATACATAATGCTTGACACCTTTTGAGCCATACATTGTAACAAGTCCAACATGTTTTACGCCATTTGAATCATACACGGTGACAACGCCAGACTGCACCTTAATAGATACTGAAGCTTCAGTTGTTTTGTATTCACCATACCACTCATGTATTTCTTTGAGGACATACGTGGCAGTACCGCCCTTGGCACCAGTGACAGAAGAAGGTGTGACTGTATAGCTAGTATTAGAACCGCTATATAGTTTAGTGTCTCCTTGCCATAATTCAAAATGGTCAAAATTCGCATTGCCCTGTGTTTCACTTTTGGCAAAAGATAACGTTATGACTTCGCCATAATGTGCGGTTGTTTTTATAGTAGATAAAGTAGGGTTTCCATGTGCATGATATGGGCGTTTTGGAACTGTAACATCTACAGATACGCTGCCAGTCCAAGAACCAGCGCCTATGCCGCCTACCTTTTCTCCCCAATACTTAGTCCAACAATTTACGCTTTTATCGTTTTTTCCACGGGATACTTCCCATTTGCTATCAATATTACCAACCCAATTATTATAGTCAAATACAGCCGTTGTGTCAGCCCATTGGTTAGACCCATTTTGTCCAGATTGAACATGAACACCATATTGACTAATTCTATAATTGCCTTTAGATGAAACACATCCTTTTACATGTACATAAGATGTATCATCGTCTTTATTTGTCACTTCAGCCCATACATATGCTTGGCTTGTGCCAGTACCCCAGCTATAAGAGTGCGTATCTTCGCCACCATATTGTTCAACAGCCATCTACATCACCGCCTAATCAAGTAGCTGGATATATATTGTATTAGGTGTACCAGTTTCGGCAGCGACTTCAGAACCCCAGCTAATTCCAAGATTATTCAATGCTTCTGCGGCAGCAGTGGCACCAGTACCACCATGCTCAATAGCTAGAAAATCGCTTGTAATATCGTTTGCGCTATGCTTATGCGAACTTGTTGCAGCGCCAATATTAGCAGGCGTAATACCGAGTTTTGTTCTAGCATCAGCAGCAGTCTTGGCACCAGTACCACCGCTTGATACTGGAACGACACCAGTATCATCTGCTACGCTAAACAACTTCTTGGCGGCTGCGAGAGTAGTACAACCAGTACCGCCATTTTCAATTGGCAAAGCGCCGTCTGTCTCGCCAAGACCAAGATTCTTTCTTGCTTCTGCAACGGTTGTGCCGCCAGTGCCACCAGAAGTCATGGGAACAGTACCATATAAGCCATTGGCATTAGGCTGAACCATATCATCAACAATCCAATATTGACCGTCATATATAAGTCTTACTGGCTTGCCGTTTGTAAGGAAATCTTCACTTGGCAATTGAATAGTAGATTTAGGAGAGCTAGAAATACGTATCCTAATATTCTTCGCGCCAAGACCATTGACATTTAATGTTGGCGCAGTAGTAGTACTAGTAACATGTGGCACCATAACAAAGTTAGCACCAACAGAAAGAACTTCAATTGCCTTAACGGTAGCAGTATATGCAGCACCAGTGCCAGCACTTGTAATACCTACAACGCGCTGTCTGCAAGCTTCGTCATACACCTCAAGACCGCCAAGGGATTTCATTATCTTATTTCCATCCATATTTTTATACAGACCTCCTTGCTAAATTAACGGCAATGTTTCCACTGCCATCGTTTACAAGCTCAATAGCATAACTATCATTAACAATCATAATTCTTATATTTTGCTGTATCTTTGCTTCTGTATTGGGAGCGACATCAAGAAGCTTATTATATATCGCAGTAGTATCAGTATCAATTTTGCGCAGTTTGCCCCTTACTGCTGGATTACCATCGGCATCATTCTCACCCAAAGTGAAAATCATATCCCGCTTTTCACTGGCAATATACTTTAAAGCATCTTGTTCAATTTTGTTGATTGTATTGACAGCTTCGGGAGTAATTTTTTCAATCTCATTAACAGCATCAGTTTTAATTTTTTTAACCTGTGTGTCTGCGTCCCACATTATCTTGTTTACATCGCTGATTACTTCCTCTGTCAACATCTGCTCGGTGATGCGCTCGATAGTTTCAACATGATAAGCAGTTGACATATCATCGCACCTCCTTTATGATTGGTTTACGAGAATGGCAAGATTTGCATTGCCGCTTCCATCGTTAACAGTCTTAAGATACACGCCGTTCTTTGTGATGAGCGTGTTTATGTTTGTCTCAATAGTCTGCTGAGTCTTATTTGCAACAGAAACGGCATCATCATATGTCTTCTGAGTATTATTTTTAATCTCAGTGGCGGTATTAACAAGACCGTTGCCAGTAGTGATAAAGCCTTCTTTGGCTTCATCAACAGTGCTAACGGCGTTTGTCTTAGTCTGCGTTATGGTATTTACAGCAGTATCTCTTGTATCTGTGACAGTGTCCATAGACTTTGTTTTAACATTATTAATCTCGTTAATAGCATTTGTTCTAGCCGTCTCGGTGCTAAATTCAATTTCTTTTTTAATCATCTCGGCAGTAATGCGAGTAATATTCTCAACGTAGAGATAATCGCTTGGCTTTGCACGTTTACGAACAGGGATCTCACTATATAAGATTGTTTTCTGAGAAGACGAATCATCTGCGTCAGTTAAATATACATAGACAAGTAGAGGATAAGGCTCCTGCAATAGAATATTAGGAATGTCGGCAATAATGATATCTCCTGCGTGCATTGTTGCCACGCTGTCATCTTGAACAGCTACATCATCACCACTATATTTTACAGTAGAGCGAACAACCAATGCTTCTTTTCTACTTGAATTAGAAAAATGTACCTCAGGTGGATTCTGAAGATATCTTTCATCGCATCCATTAAGGTCGATAACTATCTTCTGGTCTATGTCCCATTGATAGAATCTATTAATTGTGTCTCCGTTAAGATTTAAACAAGGCACTTCGTACATAGACATACCTCCTTGGTCATTAGAATTTATAAATATGGCTAATATTGTAACATAAAATGTGTTTTCTAATATTCAAAATTGTAGAACTTTTAATTTATATATAAATAAATTTATATGCACCATTGAAAAAATCCCACGCAAGTTATATACTCATTTCGAGTTAAATTGCGTGGGATTTTTTCAATGAAAGGACTTAAAGAATGAAACTTATCGACATCTATGAACAGCATTATCTACCCGAGAAAACACAGAAGAGGGCGGCATCCACCATAGCTGGATACGACTCGTCTATGCGTCTTCATGTACTTACGCGATGGGGCGAGTGCGAGATTGAAGACATCTGCCCTGATGATTTGCAGGAGTGGGTAGACTCGTTTGAAAAAGCTGGTGCAGGAGAGAAAGCGTTTAAATGTATTCGCCAAATCATCCGTTGGTGGATTCGCAAGAAGCGTCTACATATTATCGATCCAACCGCATACATAGAAGTAAACCATCCTAAACCTTATCGTCCAGATGTTTTAGACGCACAAGAGGTATCAGAGATGCTTCGTGGCATGTGGGGTCATTGGGCTGAAGCTGTAACTATCTGTGCTGTAACTCTTGGTTTGCGCCGTGGTGAAGCTTGCGCTCTCGAATGGTCTGATATCAATCTTAAGACTGGCGAAGTGCGTATCAGCAAGTCGCGTCAATATGTGAACGGTCAAATCATCACAGTAAAAACTAAGACAGAGAAGTCTACTAGGTCTTGCTATCTACCTAAGTTTGCACGTCAGCGCTTAAAGCAAATTAAAGGACATTGGCTTCTTATCGGTGATGTCTCTCCCGATAAAGCAGCTCGTGCCATCAAATCACAGTGCAAGAAGATGGGCGTGCCATATGTATCTATGACCAACATGCGCCATACATGGGCTACACTTGCAATTGAAGCAGGAGTTGGCATCGAAACCGTTGCCATGATGCTTGGTCATACAGAGATTAGCACAGCATATAATCACTATATCGTTCCTCGTAAAACAATCTGCCAAGAAGCTCAGGCGGCTGTCGAGAAGCTGATATTCGACAAAGCTAGGAAGTCTAAAATAAGGGCTATAAGCTAACTGGGGATTCCGTATCCCAAGCTCCTATAGAAGTGGCAAAGACAAGCGGGTCTACTTCATACGAATCATTTAAAGTAGATTTACCTACAACAAAAATGGGTTGTTTAATATGTGTCTACAACAATAGACCGCTATGTTCTACAGTGTTTCCCATATCTCATTTTATTAAAAATAATACAAAGGCAAGTGATTGTGTAGACTGCTATTATGTTTCTGATATAAGTCTACATGCAACTGCTTATTATCAAAATGGATATTTATATTTACAGTCTGGCAATAAAGCTATAAGGGCAACCTTTGTTGTCTTTTAGCATAGCATTCCGTATCCCGTATTATAAAAACAAAACAAATAGATACAAATACAGACCCTAATGGATATTTTGAAACAGGGCTTAACGCAAAGCAGATTCCAATAGGAATTGGCGGATTGTACAATGCAAGATATGCATTTCATACTGGAACTGATGCACAACAGGGCAGAACAATTCGTCTTATGGCATGGGACGGCAGCGTAGGTGGATATTCAAATAAAAAAATAAATGTTATCGTTTATTATATTGAAGTTTAATAGTTTAGCATTCCGTATCCCAATGTAAACCGCAATATAAAATTTATGTTGGGTCGAGGGTGATAAACACCGCACAATCTTGGGGTACGCTATTTACAAAAGACGAATTTATATCCTCTTTTGGACGCGGATTTGATAATTCAAGAGACAGCATATCAGTTATGAATGGAGATGCGAAAGCCAACAATATTACCGTTTTGGGTATTTCGTATTATCCGCAAGACGGTAAGTTGGTTGTTGCATTATCAGCGAACGGCGGCGGTGCTTTTAGGATCAATTATATCGTAGTTCTTGCTGAGTAGACGTTATTGGCATACGCATATAAGAAATCATGCGCTAGTTGATATACCATGAACAAATACCCCTGTTAATAGCACCAGATGTCGAAGCAGCAACTTGAAACCCAATTGCTCCGTTTGGATGGACATAGCCATATGCGCATACGTTGAGTATGTAGCCATTGGCATTTGTCACACATGATGGCGAATAAATTGTATGATCTGGTCGAAGATTTTCTGGAATGACATGTTCTATTCCCCAATACTCATTTGTTGATTGAGAAACAGTCCATACGAGCATACACGTGTGTCCAACACGCCGAATATGAACGTATGAGGAACTACCCGGTGCTCCGTATAGCACAAGCGTATCGTCTTGGGATACGGAATACTAAGCTGGAATATTTAATATCGTTGCAGCAGTAGCCCAAATGTATTCTCCGTTAGCATTTGCTTTTATTATTACTTCTCCATTATTATTTATTATACAATATCTTTGATAACTATAATTAGTAGCAACATTATCAGCTATGGCAAACACTATTTGCGCCGTTGGTCTACAACCTTGTGGTAATGTGCATAAAGTTGTATATTCTGATTTAACATAGCAGTTTACTATTGTGATAAATAAAATATTGTTTATTTTTGAATAACATATATAACCAACATTATTGTCCTTAACGTATTTGAATTGTCCATTAGTTTGGGATACGGAATACTAAGCATGGGAATTCCGTATCCCAAATAAGCAATAGAGTATTGCTTTGGAGCGGAACGGCTGGCAGAGGTGTGAAGATTACGATTAACAACGACTATTCATTTAAAAATTTCAAATCATTTTATTGCCTTACAAGTATCGATAAAACAATCGGATTGCCGCTTGTAAGAAACTCTGAAATACAACAAGACCAGTATTTACACGGCGTTACTGGATGGGATGATGGCACGACAACATATACGCTTATTGGACTAATTAGAATAAACACAGAGACAACTGCGACCATTACGTCTATATCAAAACACGATATAGGTGGCAATGGTGGAATTGCTGGCAATTTACTTAAACTATGGGGATATTACTAATCGTTACTTCCACATGCCTTTGACGTTATATTCTATAAACCCCACAGTAGTAGTATTGTTATCTGTAATATCTTGTTTTAATACATATACTCCAGTATTTACCAAGCTGATAGAAGCACCAGTGCCAGACAATATGAAAATACCCTTTTGTCCAGAACTATATATTGCAGAAGCGCCTTTATATAATAAACTAGTCAAAGGGAATGGAAAATCAATAGCTGGGACGGTAACACTGCCAACACCGCTTACTTTTTTTCCTCCCCAAAATTCTGCAAGACCACTTTTCCACTTGCGATAAAACCAGATTCCTGATTCTCCCTGCGCGACAATATAGTCGTGGGATACGGAATGCTATTAAATTTTTAAATACGTACAGCAACATTTAATTTGACCTAGAACTGTGTTAGACGGTAGTACATATTGCTTGATTTTGATTTCTCCACTTGTAGTGGTTCTTATCCAAAAGCTAATTGGATAAGAAGTCGTAGTGAATCCCAATACTGGAAGTTCAATATCGTATGTGCTAGGCGCGAAAGCAGACGGCATTGTCGCAAACGTTACATTTACATTTTTATTTGCGCTATTTCCAGCAACAACATCTACCCACATGGTTACGCAATTTTCTGTGCGCGTGATTGCGCCAGTTTGTATAACCCAACCATTAGCTCCCTTGCACGTATCTTTCGTCAGGGATACGGAATGCTATTCAACAACAAAACAAAGAGAGCCGCTAAAGTAACGAGAACTATCTTCCTCACACCACGTGTCCACCTTGCCCATGGCATCAACGAATATTTGTCCAATTTTACTTGTTCCTCTTATATATCCAAAACCAATAGTATCGGCATTTGGTCTATATCCTTCTGGCAATACGCCTTTGGTTCCCAATGATGGCATATCATTCATAAGCACACATACTAAATGTCCAATACGAGTATATGCGCAATATCTATTACTTGCAATGCTCCCTTGTAGACATGTAAACTTAGTTGGGGATACGGAATCCCACAACGTTGTAATTTCATTGGCGACATTGTATGTACCGCCGTTGCCCTTGGCATTGTTAATTGTCAGTGTGCCACCAACAGATAGATTTCCAGCGATAGAATCGCCAGTCTTATTTACATAAACATCATCAAGATTAACCCAACTCATATTTTTACTTCCTTTCATTCAAACTTTGATATATAATCAATCAAGATTTACTGTTCAGTAGCTATCCAATACAAGTTGGTTGTAGCATCGTTATCATTTCCTACTACCTGAACCTTGAAATTAGAAGACGTGATATTAAGAACTTTTGCCTTAGCCGTTTTACTATTTAGAAAAGTAGGTATGAGAATAACATTCGGCACATTGTTAAAAGCTACACTGAAATCTATAACTTTAATCACATCTGCACCAGCCGTAGTCGTAGAGATAGTTTCACAGCCAGCCTGAACACGTTTCATCTTATTGTAAATACTTTTAAAATCTTTTATAAACGCAAGGAGACTATCGACTTCCTCGCCTGTATATTTAAGCTTGTAATCAACTTCACTTAATTTAACTTCGTCAGCCAACTCAATTACCTCCCATCAACTAACCAGTCTTGAACCAAATTGATTTAAGGCTCTTGCCAGAAGGCACATTTACCCAAACCAATTTGAAACTATGTTCTGATGAATTTATATATATACTCGGACTCCTCTTCAGCCACACAGCGTACAACGTGACGGTTGCGCCATTGGTAAAATTGTTGTTTGTGTACTGTCCGTCTGCGATATATGTTGCACTTGTGGCAGAACTGCTCGTAGACCAACCCAAGAACACATAATTGTTTCTAGTCGGTATTACACCAGATATCTTAGACACTGTATTTATCAAATGCGTCTGACTTGAAGGAGCGCCTGAACCGCCGTTGGCATTATAGGCAAGAGTCATATTTGCAGCGTTAGTCCAGATAGCATACAGGGTAATATTCGAGTTTCCCGTATATTGTCCACCAGCAGAGTACTTAACGCCAGTATCAGTGGCAGACGTACCCCAACCAGCAAATGTATACCCGCTTCTCGTTGGTTTGACAGAGGAGAGTGTTAATGTGATATCATGCTGCTTAGTCTGATTGCTTGGAGCACCTGAGCCACCGTTGGCATTGTAGGAAACTGTGTATGTCGGTCGCGCGACAGCTGGAACTGTGACAGTTGTGGTCGCATAATCTGTTCCGTGCGAAAATCCTGAACTGTCCCACCAAGCATGAACCGTATATGTACGATTGTTGTAAGATGTGCCGACACCACGGGAAGCAGAGAAGTCGAAGCTGTTGCCGCTAAACGTCCATCTTTGATCGTAGATATCTCCTATGCCATCAATGCTTAGTGTAAATCTACAGCCCGGACTACCTTGCCAAGTCGAACCATTGTTATAAAAATGGCCTGTGACATAAATAGTGCTATTATTGGCACTGGCAGATACACCTACGTATGGTAATGCCATATAATCACCTCCAAATATTTATTTTTATATAATAAAAAATAAAAAGGGGCGTAAGCGAAATACTCACACCCCTAATAAGGTTATGTATTTAGTTTTTAATTAACCTTCAAAAGTCCAAGGAATAGTGAATTCTGCATCCTCGTACCAAGATCCATCATGATAGTACTTACCAACATAATCATTACTTGCACTAGGAACGGCAATAAAGCCTTCCATAGTAATCTCATAAGAACAAGTCATGCAACCAACGCACAAACCAGTGTCAAGTTCAATCTGTGCATAATTATACTGTAGTCTTTTTACACTCATACGTGTTCATCCCTTCCGTAGAATACTTCAAGACTTATATCCTTAGAACATCCTACTGTTAGCATATTATTGGAAACTTGCGCTGTGATGTCATACGCTGTTCCGTTAATAGTAACAGCCCCAATTTTTTGGATTGTAGAAAAATTTGTGTTTTTCATAGAACTTAGTGCTATATTCATTTTTACAGGATACGTCAATGAAGACACTTCAATAACATTGATAATAGATGGAACAGGCAAAGCTTTATTTGTTGATATTTGTCCATAAGAAGCAAAGGCAAACGCCTTTCCAGTGCCAGTCAATTTTACACCTTTGGCAAAAGCAATCATGCCAGATTGCATATCTGGCGCAGTAATGTTGCCCTCATCAGTATCGGTGTGCGTATATAATGCCTTGACTGGTACATCTCCTAAATACATCTTCATAATTCTACACCTCCTCTTAAATAAAAGAACTTTTACTTTGCTATATTATAGCAGAATAACGTCTATTAATTTGTCTGAATATAAAAAATTCCAGGCGTACTTGAAGTTGGTTCAGCAGTGCCAATGGTAATATCTGCTTTGGCATTCCACTTAGCACGCTCAGCGGCAGTGATGTGAATTGTAGTATTAGCAATATGAGCCTGAACTTTTTCTTTTGGCATCGCGCCGAGATTTGCAAGAGCTTCTGCGGCAGTAGTGGCACCAGTACCACCCTTGGAGATCGGCACAGTGCCACTAGGTAAATTAGCAGCAGCAATTGTACCTGTAATTGCAGACGCATTGACAGAGGTAATGTCGGCAGCGGCATGTTTGTGTGAACTTGCAGCTTTCCCAGATAGCTTTGAATCGATTTCTGTTTCAGTATAATAACGGTCATCATGGGTATGCCCAGCGTTTGACTTGCCGTTTAGCTTTGAATCGATTTCTGTTTCAGTATAATAACGGTCATCATGGGTATGAGCGAAGTCTGTAATCTCAGCCTTGGTGTGTGTGTGGCCTGGCTTTGAGAACTTTGCATTTGTCTTCTCAAGTAGATGTGTTAAACCAGCGCTGTCTAGAAACTTAGTTTCAGTCATGTAACCACGTCCTTTCGATATGTTTTATTTTTTAATGTCATCACCCCACCCACTTTCAAATAAAAGTATCTGATGAAGTAGGGGGGGTGATGACATTAAAAAATAATTTGTATAAAAAATAATTACCCTACAATTGTTATTATTCTGACAATTGTAGGGTAAACGGTAGGGTAGAGGGGTGGGGAAGAGGTGTATATACCTCTTCCTCCCCACTTAAAACCCTTATTTTATTTTTGTTATGTTAGGCAGTAACCTTAGCAGCGAAAAGACCGTCAATCTCTTCGTTAGTAATGGCAACAAAGCCATCGCCGACCTTGGTTTCAAGAGCGGAGATGCGATCGCCATGAGAGCTTAAAGTAGTAGTATGACCACCAACAGTAGTGGTAAGACCAGCAATGTCGGTCTTGTTCTTATCAGCGGTAGCCTGAGCGTCAGTACCAGCCTTCTTAGCATCGGCGATCGCCACAGTAACCTTGCCGTCAGCAGCGATGGCGGCCTGAAGGTCATCAACATCCTTCTCGGCGGTAGTTACGCGAGTTGTGAGAGCGGTAACATCAGAAGCAGCAGCCTTAGAAGCCACAACATCCTTAAGCGCATCTATATCGCCCTGAGCCTTATCAGCAGCACTCTGAGCGGTGGTAATCTTACCATCGAGAGCGCCGTCTGCGGCAACACGAGCGTCAGTCTCGACCTTAACGGCGGCTTCAATCTGCTTTGCGACAGAACCATCGCCATCGCCAAGTTTGGCTTCGACAGCCTTAACCCTCGTATCAAGACCGCCCTCGACACCAGCAGCGCGAGTCTTTTCAGCGTCAACAAGCTCCTTGATATAGGCTACAATAGTAGTAGCGGTGGCACCCTCGGGAATATCGCCAACCTTAGTCTTAAGAACAGAGATAGCTGTATTCATTGCAGAAGCATCGTCTGGGTGATTCTGAATCCAAGCAGCAATTTCCTGAAGCGTGTTAAGACTATCCTTAGCATTTTCAGGAATGAGCTGCTTAGTAAGCTCCTCGTTGGCAATTGTACGAGCAGACTTACCAGTATCCTCGCCGATAAGCGTAGTAACCTTGCCCTCAACGGCATCAGCGCGACCAGAAAGGTTGGTGATGTTGCCCTCGGCAGCAGTAATCTTACCCTCGGCGGTGCCTACACGCTTTGTAAGAGCGGAAAGAGAAGCATCGGTTGCAATATCTGCGGTCTTCTCGTTTACGTAAGACACAACATCAGTGGAAGTTGCACCTTCGGGGATAGTGCCAACATAGGCCTTAAGGTTATCGGCAGCAGTCTGAGCAGCAGCGGCCTTAGCATCAGCAGCAGAAATCTTAGTCTCAAGACCAGCCTGAGCATCGGCAACAGCCTTAGCGACAGAACCCTCGGTCTTAGCATCGCCATTGAGCTTAGAGATAGCAGCGGTATTGGTCTTCACCTGACCATTGGCAAGCTCCTGAACCTTAGTCTCGGCAGTGCCAGCGGCATCATAATTTCCAGCAAGACTATCTGCGTAGTCCTTAGCCGACTTAAGGGCAGCGGCATCCTTAGAATCAATTACAGCCTTAATCTTCTCGTCATAACGAGTAAGACCAGTTAGATCAATATACTTCTTTTCGGCCATAAATTTTCCTCCTATTTAAAAAGAGAATCAATATCATCATTTGTGACGGTATCGATAGACCCGCCACCAGAACCATCTGTTTTGTTCGCCACCACGACATATGAATTCGCGGCCTTATCATAAACAGATATTTCTTTTTTTGTTTTGTCAACATATAGTGTTTTTTCTTTGGCTTGCCCCAATTCTGGCAGTTCAGCACCTATGAATACTATATCATCTGGCTTAGTTGTTATCTGAGTCCAGCCGTTATCGTATCGCCAAAGAATAGCAGTTTCGATAACAAAATAGTATCCATCAGACGGGGAGGAAGTTGACATCCTCTCGTAATCTGTTTCCAACTCCGTGATTTGATTATAGAATGTTCTTTTGTCATTCCAGTCAAACGCAATTCTACGCTTGTCTTTTATAAATACAAGCTGACCATTCTGAATCAACAAACTAGACAGTCTTTCGGAGGTAGTCACAACGACTGACATTGGGGCTTTATTCGCCGTATCTGCCATATTTTATTACCTCCAAAATCAGGGTTAAAACTCTACTACGTCAACACTCACGCCAGCAACGGTATCGGCATAATCCTTTGCAGACTGTAGGGTTTTCTCTTGGACTTTCGGCAGAACGGAATTTGCGACAATCTTGATAGCTTCCTCTAGCGTCTTGCCAGCGACAATCTTGTTGCCATCAGTCTCATCAAAGCTATCGACAGACGAGACAACAATATCTTCCTGAGTGCGAGGAGTGTTGATAACAGTATTCTTGCTCTTGTCTAGCCAAGCGATTTCGCCATCGTCAAGATAAAGAATATCATACTCGTCAATCATCCCATTGGTTTTAGCAGTCTCAATATTGGCCTTGCTACCGAATGCGTTCTTTGATTTAATCGCCATACAGTACCTCCTTTTATTGTGTTAGCAGTTACATATTAAAGCAGCCATATCGACTATTTTTTCAAAAAGAATGGTGGTATATATCTATTTTCCCAAGATATATATCATTTCGTCTTTCGTTATTTTATTGTTATTGTATAAAGAAACAACCTTTGTCTCTTTAATGGTGTGGTTGTCATATAGGCGCTTTAAAGACTCTACAAACTGATTCATTTAAATCACCCCATCGCTTAATAGCATAGCTGTATATGCGTCAATAATTTCCTCTGGGGTTTTCATATTAAGAACCTTTAGCTGTTCATATTCGTATTCGTCAACCTCTTCCAATTGAACGGTATCATATCCGTCAACTGGAATTCGATATAACGATTCTTCATGCCAAATATGTTTGCCATCAGAAGAATAGATAGCCTGCGCTTCCTCTTCATCGCAGAATATCATACGGTCATACTTCTCCTGATACTTTAGGTATATGAGTCTGTCAAGCACATCAACAACTTTGCCGTCTTTTACGACCTTGTAGAACATGCGCTCACCTCATTAAAAAGGGTGTCACATATTTCAGTGACACCCTTGCAATATAATTAGAAAGAAATCTCAATCAATACGCCGTTTTGTGTTCCAGCTGTATTGAATCCATATAGATCGCCCTGCTCGTTTACCGTATAGATATAATTTGTATACGAAACGTTCTGTGAGCGAGTCCAGTAAGGCGTGTAATCGCCATCGACAGCTGCACGCTTCCTAGCATCATTAGATGTCATATAAGAAATGATTTCACCCTCGTTAACAAATGGCTCTCCGCTGACTTCATATGAATTACTAAGCTCGATAGCGGCAGGAATGGAGACGTAGCATTGAGATGCGCTAAGCTCTTTTGATCCATTGCCGATAGAAGAGTTAACCGTGACCTGCTTAATGAGAAGTTTAATCTTTACAGGCAATGCTTCATAGAATCTTGTATTCAAGAAACTATTCAGGTCAGAGCTAGTCCAACCGCCAGCGTTGCTTCCGTTCTCATTAAATACGCGCTTTCTGTCAAGAAGGTGCTTTGCAAGCAAGCTGAACGTACAACGCTTAGACGGCTCATTGCTGAGATAGTATTTTTTAAAACTACATACCTCAAGCGCTATGTTCTCATGCGGCCAACCAGCGAGCTTCTTGCAGACTGCATCGCCAAGGTCTTCGTACCAAATCTTGCTCCAATACACGTTGCCGACAGCATAGTTCTCATATGCGCCATCGTCAGCCTTAGAACAGCCGAATACAAGAGTGCTATCTATGATTGTTGACTTTGTTCTTTCAAGCTTTATAATATCGGGTTCGCCGCCATTAAGGTTAGAATAATATACATAGATATTATTGTCACCTTTTTTGTGTCTAAGTACAACCATGTCACGGCTGCCAACAGAACCAGCACTAGTCGAAGACGTACCCCAGCTCATCTTGATTCCGCTATTAGACCACAACTTAAATCCGTTTGAACCATTTGACTGGAAACATTGGGCAAGGACGCTTTTTTCAGATGTGCCGCTTAAGAATTTATAATCAATTGCCAATACGAAATCTTTGTCGGTATCAAAAAGCTTGATTCCTGTATCAACATAATTCTTGCCAGCAAAAACGGTTTTCTCAGAGATAACTGTTTTCGATGTGATATCATCATAATCAATATCATATCCCATATTAAACGAATATGCGTCACCAGCCTGAATGTTGGCACCAGAATTATCAAGACCTAGTTTTGTAATGGCATAAACCTCAACAGGTCGCATATCCTTTAGCTCTTTGCCAGCAAGGGCAGTTGGAGTATATGTAAACGTATCGAATATTGCATTTACGGTCTTATCTCCGTCAATAAAACCGCTCTTATCCCACCTATCAAACATATAATATTTATATGCGTTTTCCTCAAGGGTGTAAGTGGGAATTGCACCAGTGTATTCAACATTCTCACCATACAGTCCAGTAGATTCCTGAAGCGTCACGCCACGCGAGACATATTTAATCGTATAGCGTCTCGTTGTCTCACTATACGTTGCCTTGATTGTCCTGTCACTGAAGATGTTAGTCAACGGCAAATCCCATGCTTCAAACGTAAAGTCTGTGCTTACGGAGCTTGGCTTGGTGGGCGTGTCGATAGGATTGTCTACTCTCGTTATCGGGTCAACGGCATTGCCGCCCTTATCGACATACTGCGTATCAAGAACAGCATCATCATAGTTTACGAACTTGACAATAAACTGTTCAACCATCGTATTGAATACAATCTCTAAATCAGGCCACGCTTCCTGATAGTCATAGAGCTGCTGCTGCTTTACAATCGGGACATGAACCGTGCCAGATAACACAGCCACGTCAACGTTGTATCCGTTCTTGTCGATACCAGCCATCTTATAGATTCTATCGAGAAGGGATGTATCGTCAAGAGTCCAGTCAATACCGATGATTCTTGCCCTGCTGACATTTCTGGCTTTATCGAGTAGGTCTTTGATGTCTACCGTATTGCAGTTCTCTATGATGAGAGTGGAGATTGAATCGTACCCAGCAATAGAAAGATTTGTTAGATACATTAGATTCTTCATGTTGATAGACGTAAGAGTAGCAGGCAATTGAGCCAACCTAATGCTACCACCGCTTGCAAATAGAACGCCCCTCAGCCCAGAACCAGAAGCATAAAGCTCCTCAAGATTCATGCACTTTGAGAAGTCCAAGCTGCTTATGAGATTGGGCGTATTCCTGATATCAAGTTTCTCAAGAAGCTTATTGTTTCCGATGACCAAGTTCGTCAAGAAGGTATTGGAGTATCCTTCTGTGGCATTACCGATAATCAACTCTTTTAGCTTTTCAGCCTTGGAGAAGTCGTTGTCATGTATGTAGCAGGCAGATATATCGCCGACAGATTGAATTCTTGACGCACCGTAGATAAGAACTGCGGTATCATCCATTGTATCATAGGGACACTTGATGTCGTACTGCTTGCCAGCCTTCGCCCTTACCTGAGTAGGCGTTGAGTTACCGAACATGACGGACAGATACATATCCGAGAACGGCGTAAGGTGGAGCGTGTAGTTTGGCGCAACAACGGCATCCTTTGGCGTATTGCATCTAAACATAATCTGGTCAGATGTAGCTGTATTGCCGATGAACTTGGTAGCCATATACATCTCTTGATCGCGCTCAAACTGTCTACGCTGATACTTCTTCTTACCATTCATCATCTGTTCAAGGAATCGAGTGTTGCCGTCTTTATAAGGACGCTCATACTTGCGCACGTAGTCAACGCGCCAAAGCTCTTCGCACCACTCGTTCTGCTTCTCATCGAACTGATTGATAAGAGAAGATGCACTCCAACAGTTTTTACTTTCGCGGCTTACATACATCTTCTGAAGGTCGGAACCCATTAGATCACGGACGCGACAGAAGAACACTGACTCGGCTGCGTTAAACACATAGCCAGAAGATTGATCTCCCTCTGTGCGGTAGTCAGTATCTTCCTTGCCATAAGTCATTGTAAGCTCGCCGCTGTTGTTAATACCCAAAGCCGAGTCGTTATCATAGTCCCATAAATCAAAGCGGTATCCGTTATTGATTCCAGCAGCAGCATCATCAACCGTATAGTAAGCAGCTTTATCGCCAAGCGTTGTCGCTTCGGCTGTTGTGATATAATGCTTAGCCCAGTGCCAGAAAGTATTCTTACTTCTGTTGTCTATCATCGTATATCTAAGCGTGAATAGATAGAAGTATGTAGCAGAATCAACAACAAACCAATTCTTGAGATTGTTCTTGAATTCCTCATCTGTAGATGTAATTACGAACTCATAGAAGTCTCGCCAAATCTGTTTATTCTTCGTTCTGATTTTAGTCTTTTCCTCGCTGCTTGAAATAGCTTCGCCGTCTTTTGAGTCTCCGCAACAATCGTACCTAAACTCAAACGAACCATCCCAATCATTATACAAAGCGTCATATGCTGTATTGCCAGCAACCCATTCAGCTTTTGTGATAGGATATTTCATAGAACCATCAGGATTGGCAACGCCAGTTTGGAAGATGGAATTAGGCAATGTATTATCGCTAATCTCAACAGCGAATTCTTTCATATCGTCTGGGTCATACGCTCTTGTAACATCTGTCTTCTTAGAGTCACCGATGTTGCCCAAGGCGTAGAAATGCCATGAGGTATCTTGGAATTCCCTGTGTGTAGTTAAATCTGTGTCGCTTTCCTTAATGAACACAACGCAGTTAACGAACTCCATGTCGTTCTTAATCTTAGAATCTCTACGAGTTGCAGGAGTAGCATATGGGATATAATCATTATATCTCTTCTGAAGATATGCGTTGTTCACCATCTCGGAGCTTGCGATATTGACTTTGACGTTGAACCAGTTATTAGGCACAGAGGTTCTAGTAAGGGCAATCTTGCCAGAGCCGTCAGTAACAACACTACCATCGCCAAGCGTAAGCTTTGTAATATAATTTGGGTCTAGCTCAATCTTGCTACTCACCTGATGCTTGCCATCAAAACCAGCAATAAGGTCGATGTTACGACCAGCTGCACCATACTCATTTGATGTAGTGCCTTGTCCAGAATGATAGCAATTCTCAAACTTCCAGTTGTCAAGAACTGCGTCACCATTCTTATAGATGCATTCGAAAGATGTATTGGCTACAAAGTCCTTCTTGTTATTGGTGAAATGCGGAGCTTCAATCTTGATAACACGCATATTAGGACAAGCATTGGCAACAGACTCAGGAGTCAAAAGCTTGTTCTCATCATAAATCTGGTTACGTGTATAGCGAGCAATCATCTCGGTTGCAGTACGTGCATCCGCAATAAAATTAGACAAAATTGCCGAGCTTGTAAGGCTTGTATTATATGCCTTCATACGATAAATCAAAACATCGCAATCAGGAGAGCCAATGGTAATCGGTACGGGAGAGTCCTGAGTAAATGAATAATCGCCTGTATAGCTCATAGGACGGCACGGCGTACCATCTTCATAAGACATGACAATGGGAATGTCGGTATCCTTATTGATATTGAACTCCCACTCGATAACATCTTCCTCGCTATACGGGATATACAAAGACTTCGCACTTGATTTAATGTATGCTTCATGTACATTCATCTGAAGGCCGACATTAGACGTAGTACCAGACTGACAAGTCAAGAACGTAGCATTACTCTTCGCAACGTTAGTTGTCTTGAAGATTAGCTTAAATTCCTTGCCATTCTTCTTGGCATCATCTGCAAAAAGATTGTAAGAGATAGTTGCCGTAGTTCCAGCCTTAACGCCAAAGTATTGATCGCCATTATCGTCAATCTGATATCCGCCATTAACCCAGTCGAAATTATCAGATACGGTCATAGCGACATCGCCATCAGACCACAATCTATCGGTGTCGTTATTAGACTTACCAACAGGATTGAAATCAAATGCAAGACCAGCAACAACAGGCTCAACATCAATATCGAGCTTTTCAACATTTACCGTTAAGGTCTTAACAGTATCACGACAAGTAATAGTAAGTGTATGTGCGCCAATGTCAGAAGACTTAAACTGCCATGTCTGAGTATTATTATCAATTGTCAGTGTTGAGACGGTTTTTCCGTCAACGGCTAGAGTTACTTGTGGAGTTTCAGTAGATGGGTCGTATACAGTATACACAATGTTTGTTGTGTCATACTGTTTAGCCGTAAACTTCTGCTTAACACATCCAATTACAGGCTTGTCACTTGTTGAATCATACCAAATAATATCTTTAACAATATGATTGGATTCAATTGCCTTACCGTTGACTTCTGCCGTCATGTACACTTCGAGTAAATGAGCGCCATGTGTCTGAGCAGGAAGGTCATACGCCAAGGGGACACCAGAAACAGCAGTATCTACAGTTCCGATTTCATTACCGTCTAAAATAAAATGAACCTTCTTTTGAATAGCGCCATAAGGAGTGTAATCAAAAGAAACTTTTCCAATGGGGTATGTAAAGCTGTCATTAAAAGAAGATTCAAGCCTGACATCAACCCTTTGAACAGTCCAAGTCTTAGTTACAAGACTGCCAGCGTCATCAACAATACTAAGATTGACCTTGTGTGTACCAACTGTAATATGGTCGGTAATATCAAAAGAGTTTTCACCAGACGCAGCGGTATTCGTAGCAACAATAGAACCGTCAACTTTCCATGTCGCAGTACCATCGCCGCCAACATCGCCAGAAGAGTCGGTTCTAGAGAAGTTGTACTTGATAATAATCTTATCGTCTAACGTTGCCACAACGGGGGTTGTTGTGATATATGTAATCTTCAGGATGCTGCTGGTTCCGCCACCGCCACCGCCGCCTTGAATCTTGAACTGAGCTTTTGCTTCTTTTTTTTCGTCCGACTTGCCCTCGTTTTGAATTTCCCAAAGGGTATAAGTATGCTCTTCATCGTATGTGGCATCATATGTTAAACGAGGAGAAGTATCAAGACCATTAATGGTTTCTTCAAATTTAGCAACCTTATCGCCAAGCTTGGTCACATTTTCCTTATTTGCATTTGCGGTAGATGTCACAGAAGCAACATTGGTGTTGGTCGTATTAAGACTTGCTTTTGTCGCAAACTTCTCGTCTGCTTCTGTTTTAGCGTCATTAATCTTTTTGTCAACACCAGCTGTGTATTGCGTAGTCCATTCCTCGGTTGGGTCGCTTGTGATTTGAATTGCTTTCATCACAGTTTCGCCATTGTAGAACGTCATCTTACTGCCATCGTATGTGACATTGAACTTAGCAAGACCATCTAAGTTAGCAATTTGCTGCTTCACTTCATCAAGTTGGTCAGAGATATCAATATTTTTAACAATATTGTCAACCTGAGTCTTGGTATAATAAGAAGATAACGCGGTGGCTACTTTATCATTCACAGCAGAAGAGACAGTTCCTTCAAGCTGAGTCTTTGCGGTATCAACAACCTGCTGTGCTTTGTTTGCAGATGCTTCTGCTTTATCAGCGTAATCAGAGATACCGTCAACAGTTGTCTTTGCTTCCTGCGCATAGCGCTGAGCTTCTGCAACCTTCTCATTTACCTGAGTCATAAAGCTGGTAATCCATGTGTTATCAGGCTCAATGGCTCCGTTGCCAGCAAGAGACTTAAGTACGCTCAGCTGGTTGTTCGGCTTTGTCTTCCAAACATACTCATCGCCCTTTGAGTTTACGCCAGATGCAATAATCTCAAACTCAAGAGTGCCTTCAACGGCAGTTGCATTCTTACCAACAAGCCAACCGAATCTAATATACTCATCATTATAATATACATTTACAACGTTGCTACGGTCTTCATATCCGTCTTTATTGACATAATGAATAATAATGGTTGTGTTAAGAAGGTCAAAGCCATCATATCTACGTGGCATCTTAAATGGGATATATTGCGAATTCGATTCTTGCGTAAGGTTAATTTGCTTCTTATCAATTAAGACATTCTTTACATCATCAACATTTGAAATGTTCTCATCTGAATACTCTTCGTAATACAGGTAATTACTGCTGCGAGTCCAACCTTCTAACGAATTAGAGTTCACAGCGACAGCGGATTCATCATCAAGAGATGTAAGAGAGATATCATCATATACTGGCACATCATCATCAAGAGACATAAGAGAGATATTATTATCCATCATTCTTGCATTGTTATTTTCTTTAGCTTTATTTAACGAATCTTTAAAAGATAAACCCATTGTCATCCTCCTTTCAAACAATAATAAAAAAGAGGATGACAAATCACCCTCATATTATTCAATAAATATAAGTGCATTTAAAAACTGACAACCTTACGACTATCTGCCAACAGCTTTGCAACGTCTGCTCCAAGCCCAAGGTCTGAGAAGTCAATAGCAGTAGTGCCATCGGCACCGCCATCAACGTTAAGAGAAACCTCATCGCCAATCTTGTTTACACCAGATAGAAGCTGTAATGTTTGCTTATCTGCATCATACGCAATATTATCTGCCTTTGCTGCGTCATATGCATCGCCAAGATTAAGAAGCTCTTTGATTTGAGCGTCCATCTTGATAATCCTCTGGTCAAGCGCACCAAGAGCGCTATCTGGAACAATATCGCTCCATGCGCTAATAGGAACAATATTTAACTTTGCCGTGGAGGTCTTGCGAACACGCTGTACACTTTCTCCATTTTCATCCAAATCACTATAGATAAAAGTAAGCTGTAGTTCAACTTCACCAGTTTCAGCAGTTAACTTACTGTCAATAGGAACAACATATTTTAGATATTCCTGATATCCTTGTTCTGAAAGCTCAAGGATGTCACTATGATACTTCTTGCTAATAGGTAAAATATATTCCATCACAACGGTACAGGCACTCATATCGTAACCGTTGTATGTTGGTTCAGCAAGAAACCATAGATTGTTAAACAACTTTGACCTTTGCATAATGCGTTCCTTTTTGCTTGCAGTCAAAGTATTGTCTTCATTTACTAAAATCACATAAGCCATAAAGACACCTCATTTCATAAAACATTCATTGTATATTTGTTACCAACCGCGAGTATCTTCAATGAACGTATGATTAGATAAGTGATCTTCATATGATTCAACGATAATGCGGTATGCAATATCTACTTCTCCATTGGTCAGACCATTCTTACTGATAAGGTCTTCATATTCTTTATATAGTTTAAAAATTCTATTAAACTGCTCTTTGGTGACAAGAACATTAGAATTCGAAACCCTTGATGCAAAATCTATAATAGTATCTCTTTTATTATCGACAAGAATAGACACTATATCTTTATTTGCTGCATCGAGTTTTTTATCTAAGTCACGTACAAGTTTATCTTCCATCATAAGTTTATTGTTAACACTGTCAATCCATTTATCTCTCGTAGAGATATTGTCTGCATTATAGTGTTTGTCAATATTGTTAACTATATTTTTTAAATCTTGTATCGTGTCTGGCAGTTCTCTAATTACTTTACGCTCTAGTTTCTTTCTTGAGAAATACTTCCTTATGCTCATAATCTCTGGGACTGCCTTGCCTTTAAAGTTTAAAAATTCACCAATAAGCTGAAGAACAAACAACACAGCAATCAAGGCAATCGCTATTTGAGATGGTACATTAAGATATTCTATATAATTAAGCATTTACATTTACGCTGCCTTTCATTCGATGTTGGCGTTCTAGTATATTAAAAAAAAGACATAGGGAGGAGTGGTTGAAGCCCTCCCTATGTTTGTGCATATATATTTAATTGTTATATTTAAAACGAGCCAGCATTCAACTTACGCTGCAATGCCTTAACCATAGAGGACGGTGCGCTTACAATGCCATCCTGAATGGTTCCAAGATAGCGCTGTAAGGCTTTACATGTATTCTTGCCAAAATAGCCATCGGCAGATACACCAATCTTTCTCTGTAGCGCCCTGACCATCTGAGAACCACCTCTGCCAGTCTTCCATGAAGCACTTACAAGACCGCCGCGATTTACAGAAGCCATATTGCCAGCGTCTTGACCGCTCACAATGCCATCGACAGTGGTTCCAAGCGCCTTTTGGAGAGCCTTTGTAGTTGCAACGCCCCACCATCCATCAACAGATAGTTTACCAGATGAGGACGATGCAGGTGGCACAACAGGGGTAGAAGAAGAGCCGCCAGACTTGCTTCCGTTAGTTACGTTAATTGCAGTGTGTCTGCTCTCATTAAGTAGAACATCGCCAGCAAGCAAATAGGCATCGCTTGTAAGATACTTAGAATCAGTAAGCGCTTGGAAACCAGCAGCCTTAAGCGCATTACGCTCGTTCCAAGTAGTAATGCTTGGATTTACGTTCTGCATTGCCTTATTGCCAAGACGATAACCAGCGCCCTTCACAATTGCGGCAACGCCGCTAGAGCAGTCTGCTTCGCATTTAACTGTAATCTGAGCAGGGTCATAATTAGATGCCTTTAAATGATTCCAAAATGTAAGGCGCTCGCTCTGGTCATAACCAACCAAGTCGTTCTTAGCGGCCTTGATAGCCATGTCTGCAATAAGATTACGAGTCTTTGCGTCTGGATGTCTAAGAACTACGTTCCAACTGTCGTTCCACCAAGGACGAATATACCATTCTGTCTTAGATTGATCGCCAGCCTGACCACCGCTATACCTATTGCGCTCATCGTGTCCACAGTTAGAAATACTCATATTACTTGACCTCACTTTCAACAGTTTTGTTTTCAGTGAATACCTCTCTCATTGTCTTAAGAGCGTCATCAATTGTCTCATCAATCCAAGAAATCAACGCTTCTTGGTCTGTGACCTTAGACAGAATAGGATACTTCTCGAAAATCTCCTCGATTACCTGAGCGCGTTTGACAGAGCCAGCCTTTTTGTAGTCCTGCCAATCAATTTCGGCATCTGTAATCAGCTTAAGCATAGTCTCCTGAACCTGCTTCTTGGCGATTGCAATCTTCTTGTCATCTGACTTGCTGAAAAACTCTTTCGCCTTTTTATCAATAGAGATGATAAGGGCTACGATAACAATGATTACAGTCCAGTTATCGTTAACCAACTGAAGAAAATTCTGAATAGCATATAAAGCATTGAAATCAACGTTCATAAAATCACTCCTTAAAATGACGGATCATTTGGTACGTCATCACATGATTCATCTTCTGAACCAGTCTGATTGCGCATAGCGGTTTCATAAACTATGCCATTTTTTGTGTTCTCGGCCTTGGCCTTACTGAAATAAGCCCAAATTATTGGAGCCATTGCAGCTGGAATGCCTAACAACACATACAATGCGCTCGTATCCTTAAGTTCAACCATAAGTCGTTCGCAGAAGAATATAATCTGTAAGCATATTATCAAAGATACAAATAAAACAATCTTACTGGTTGACGGCATCTTGAATTTAAAACTGTACTTTTCTCTTTCTTCGCGCAGTTTCATTTCTCGCTTTTTGCTCTGGTTCATTCTTTTAATAGCTTTCATCTGAGCATTATAATCTCTATCAGATATATAATTCATAGATAATCACCGCCAATCAAATTATTTCTTTACTGTTTCTATATATACTGCTTGAGAGCCAAGTGTGTTATATATATCCTCAAACTTTGATAACTGATACGATGTCTCTCCAACAAGAGGATCGATAACATATACATTTTCATCGTCTATTTTTGTAACAACGACACAGTGAGGATTTCTAAATAATCTATATCCATTTGATTCATAATTTGATGGCAGGGGGTTATTTAAATACATAGTCACCCAAACAGCAGAAGGGAGTGGAAGGTCGGCGAGGTCTGTTCCAGTATATTCAACCGCCTTCTTATATTTTTCATTTAAAAACATATTTGCAGTTATAACAGAACACGGAGCCATACAAGCCCATCCATCTGTGCTACTATATGGATTTCCCCAAAACGTATACACGAACTTTCCACTTGTGCTTCTTGGCATTGCATCGGCAACATCAAACTTCGTGACATTTACACCGTTCATTCGCAATAATGTTCCAAGGGCGGTTGCTTCGCACCCAGTAGGAAGTTCAGGCATTTGTAAATCCTGCTTTTCATCAAAAACATACTTTGCTGGCTTATCATATAATATCGGTGCTTCAACATCATGTTCTGCAACGGTGTTTTGTTGCGCACTATTACATGAAACAAACATAATCATAAATGATGCTAAAACAGCAACGATAAAAATAACAATTACTTTATTAATACGTCTATTCACAACATCACCACAAATTCTTATATACCCAAAAGCTCTTTCAGTCTGCTTATCGTAAGCGTAGTTACAGAACCATCTGTATCAACATATAACAGTTTGCCAGATTCAGACTTATCACCAGCCAAATCAGTGTAATTTCCAGAAGTAGCAACCGTTTTCAACGATGGTTTGTCATCTAAGTCATTATAACTTCCAGAAGTAGCCACAGCTTTTAGCGATGGTTTGTCATCTAAATCATTATAATTTCCAGAAGTAGCAACCGTTTTCAACGATGGTTTATTCTTTAAATCGCTATAGTCACCAGATACAGCAACGTTCGCAAGGTTTGTAACTACTTTAGAGTCAATAGTAACACCGTTTGCAAGGCTTAGACTACGCGCCATAATGTTGCCGTTGACAACAAGCTCGCCGTCTTTATCTACATTGAATACAGATTCCTCGCCATTGGTAATATCAATAACGCTATCGTTCTTGGGGCTGATTGAAACCTTATTCTTACCATGCCTTACTTCTAGTCCGTTATCATTGAAAATAAGCGTACCAGCATCATTTTTAAGTTCAATATTCTTGCCTAAGAACAGTTTACCGATAATTATTTCGCCGTTGATGCCATAGGCGCTCACCGTGTCACCAGTATCAGGATCGGTATAATAATACTTGCCCATAGCCGTCTTTGTCGTAGCCCAATTATCATCGGTAATTGCAATCGTTGAATTGATAATCTTCATCTGTGTAGGCTCGTAATCATTTGATACTTCATCAAACTTTCTAAACAACATACCATGATTGTCCCATGATTGTGTTTGATTATCAGAACCACCGACAATCTTTGTATGGGTTACGTCAAGCCCGTTATCAATCCAGCTACTTACAACAGCAGTTCCTTTTTCTCCCTGCTTAGCCTGTCTTTGCACATAGCTATAAGATGTAGCCATTGAAGAAGCTTGGTCTATAACACCCTTGATGCTCTTGACTGTGCTCTTAACTCTGACGGCATCAGAAAACTCAACCGAGATATTGTCTAAGTCATCATAATCTACGGTATATTCAATTAATCTAAGTTTATATAGCTTATCGTCAATCATAACTCTAAGCCAATTGCCGATAGCAAAATCATTAACCAACGGCGCAAATTTATCAATAAGTAAAAGATTTTTTAAATCAGCATCAATTGTTGTCTGCAATTCAGAAGACTTATATATTTCATCATTAGCAACTCTTATAAATTCATTTGCCTTCTCAAACAACTCGGCGTTATTAAGGCCATCTGAAATATAATTCTCATTAGAGTACTTGTCTTCTCTGCGGAAAGAACAGAACTCAAGCCATAAATTAGCGCCGCCAGCATTATAGTTTGTTAAATACTGTTGAAAATTAAGAACATCCTGTGTCTTGTTCTTTTCTTCGATGATAAAGTTCTGCAAGCCATACTCTTTCAAATCCCCATCGTCATCACGCCTACCAGATATTAGATAAATCTCATCTTGACGAACCTTCATCTCTGCTTCAATGGCATTCATTCTGTCGATATATGGAGTGTAAAGTTTATCATATAGCTCTTTAGACCACGAAGCCCCCTCGTTAACACCTTGCTCAACGAGAATGTCTATACAGCTCTGACAAGCATCATGAAAAGAAACAAGTCTGTTTAAACAATACTTTTGCAATTCCTTTTTGAAGTCATCCAGCGTACCGTCAATATCAAATAATTCAGAAATTCCATATTTATTATCGCTATCTTCCTTTGCAAGCGTCTTGTCAATCTTCTGCTTAATAAAAGTTTCATAATCGCTATTTATCGTTACGCTTATTTCTTTGCTTGTAAACTTATCTTCTTCATCAGAATAATTAGTCACATCAAAGCAACCAGTCCATATTCTTGTTGGATTTGGCTTTGAACCAGAAAGAGTGGAGCCATCATGTACTTTAACTCTATATCTAGTTGAATCAACAACAACCTTTGCCATAGAAAGAACAACGCTATCCGCTGTGGCTACAGATATGTTGTCTATTTTTTCCACGGCAACAGGGGAGATGTTCGCCACTGTGAGTTTAGCGGCTTCTTTCTCAGCATTGGTATCACTCATCTCAACAGTCGGCATCAGCCCACTCGTAAGATACAGCCCTAAATCAATCGTATTATAATAAGCATTCATCAAAGCAGGATAGCCTTTTACTGGTAACTCAATCTCTTGAATATCGTTGTTATACCCAACTTCTTTTTTGATTGCAAGATGCTCATTTTTTGAACTGAACAATCTTTCATCTTCTGACGATTTAAGATATATACTTTTAGAACTATACTTAACCACGAGTGCATTATATCTATTAACGATATCTTCTTTATCGCTCAAATAAACATAATCATTCTGATACTCTGCATATAGCTTATTGTAAGAATCAATAGCCTTAACAAGCTCATCTGACATATCATATTTAGTATCGTCAGAAATATACCAGATATAATCACTGCCATTAGGATTACAATTTCTAATGGTAGCCGTCATTAAATCGTCTCCGCCCTCAAGCTTGAAACAATTCTTGATAGAGTCGGTATCAGAAGACACATTTATACTATCTGCAATCTCATCAGACGTTACAAATATAGTCGTATCTTCGCCATATCCTTCGTCAATATCCGCGCTGCCGCACTTAGGGCATACATCCGTATATTCACCTCTGTACCCACACTCGTGACAATTTGATTCAAGGTCATAAACAGAAACGGATCTATTTAAATTACCATACTTATCTGCATTAACATCAAACACAAACAGGCATTTAATTTCTTCTTCAACATCTTGAAAAGCATCATAAATAGATTTGTTATCAAAAGAAAACGTTCTTTGAATCTTTGCAATTGTAGAATCAACATGCCCTATTGTATAGTGCGGAGCCTTTTCCATCAGCCTGTGTAAAAGAGAGGAACTTGGTCTATCTGGATTATAGAAAATAGTTGGATGGTCTTTATCATAATCTTCTCTTGCGATATCGTCTTCGGTGTTAATTTCAATATCATATAGCATGATTTGAGACAACTCGGCACATCCAAGATTAGTACCAGTCACAGTTTTGACTGTTTGAGTATCTTCATCCGTCTCAACTGTAATCTCAAACCATTGATTCCACTCTAAACAATATATAAGCCTAAAATTGATAATCTCATCCCACAGATTATTCTTATTTTCATCTACTGTTTTATATACTTTGAACGATATCTCAGCAGCGTCATTCATCGAATCAGTTGATTCTATCTCAACAGAATCTATTCGACCAAGTTTATCGCCATTCTTTTTTGCCAATATAATCGTTGGTGGTTGTGGATTATGAGCAGCGTCAAAGTCAATCTTTATAGCCATATAAACCACCCCAATTATATAGTAACCTTAACTATAGGCGAATAAGCTATCCTAACGACACACGGTAGAGACAACGTTATTTTATTCTTTTTGTCTCTAAATGTATTCTCCAATCTGAAGAAAGACCAGTTGAAATCGTTCTGTATCTTATGAGAATCCAAAGAAGAGCTAATCACTGGATATGACACTTTGATAACTTCTCCTGTTTTACAATTTGCAATTCTCATCACTCTATTATTAAAAGAATTCTTCATTATAAAATCACCGTCTTTTTCTATGGTGATTTCCATATCGGGATAAATGCAACCTTCTTCATCAGATTCATTGTAGATAACATTTATACCGTTATTTGAACCATTCTTAATTGTAGTGACAACAGGCTCTCTTATGGCAAACGGTCTATTGGTAAACATCTCAAGCTCAAACCCATAAATCATACCGTTAACTTCAATTCTGCTTACATTGAATGAAGCTTCAAAATAGACACCCGAATATTCATCGTCAAGTAATCTAAATTTATGGAAGCCTTTTCTGTTCAACCAAGACATGATGTTGCGCATCTCATCGAATGAAACTGTATCGGTTTGATTGGAATCGCACTTGTTCTTACATATCTGAAAAGTCGTATTAAGGCAATCTTCATATGTAGAACTCGTTAATTCGTGCTTCATTCCGTTCAAGGTCGGCACAGTATTAAAAGTTATCTGTGAACCATTATCTATTGTATCGACATCGCTTGAATCAAACTTGCAAATAATAAACCCAAGATCGCTCAGCTTGACACCATCGTATTCAAAGTCATATGCTTTCACCGACACACCTCCAATCGCTCGAAGTTATATTTATTTTAAAAGAAAACGAATGATATTCCATCTACCCTTAAAGACCTCTTCATTCATAATCTTCTTCATTTCAGTTAATTCTCCGACAAGCCTGTCATATACCTCGCCTTTATTCTTAAGGTCTTCAACGATTTGTTCCATTTCAATGCGAAGAGAATCTACAGAGTTAATTAATTCATCCTTCTCATTGCAATCTATTTCAAGCTCGGAGATTCTTTTCTTGAGAGATTCAATTTCATTTGTCTGTCTCTCAATAATTCTACTTTTAATATTCGATTTTCTATTTCTTTTTCCAGTATTCATACTTCTACCTCGTTTCAAACAAAGATAAGGGGAGTGAATATAAATCACTCCCCACTCAACAAGTAGGCTATATTCTTCGGCTAAGCCGACCCGTAGCCTTCGGGGATTAACGAATCGCCTTGCCCTTTGCTAAGCTGCTCTTACCTGCAAGGGGGTCAATTGTCATAGCCATAATAAGACGCTCAAAATTCTTATCATGCTGCATAGACTTAAGCAGTTCGTTATAATTCTTGACATTAGGCAGATTGAATACAACCTTGTCAAGATTCTGAGTGTATGTTGTCTTGTTTCCAACATTAGCACCAGTATCAATCTTATCAAAATTAAGATTGTCTTTGATAAAGTCAGATGGATTGTTTGCCATATTCCAGATATTAGAGCTTGCAGCAGATGCAAGCACGCTATCATTCTTAGCAAGAGGAGTCAAGATAGCTCCGTCAGATGGGCGCATAATCATCTCAGAACCGTCTTCCTGAGTCCAAGCCATCTCATTGTTTCTGATATTCTTAGCGCCAAGTGCGTATGCGCTAACATCAGATTTCTTAAACCAACCAGTATATCCACTTGAAAGCTTGTGCCAACGAGTTAAGATATAACCATTGCGTTCCTGTAAAACGGTATAGATTGGGTCGCTGCCAAATGTCTGTCTGCCGCCACCATTGCCATAAGAGTCTGCGTAAATCCTAGCACCGCCAGCGTTAATCGTGCCACCAACAGTTATTTGTTTTTTCTGCTGTTGTTGCTGCTGCTGCTGAGTAGGAGTAGAAGAGGGCTTTGGCGTTGGCTTCTCCGTTGCAGCAGAAGCACCAGCCGCCTTTATCTTTGTACCAGCAATCTTATTCAGCTGTGCAATCATATTCTGGATATTGGTATTGATATATCCAAGAGCGGTATTGGTAGTTGTCAAAGCCGTATCAAATTTCGTACCATACGTTGTGATTACATTTGATATACTGCCATTACCAGAAAGCCAAATTGTATTCATAGACTCAGACAAAGTATAGCCAACCTTATCAGCCTGAGATTCTATCGTGGCTCCAATAGTAGAAGCATTGTTATTAATCTCAGAAATCATATCAGCCATAAGAGCATCAATATCATCAAGACGTTGATTTAGAATGGTTTCGTAATCAGTATATAAATCATCGAGCATCTTTTGTTGGTCGGAAATGTACTGTTCGTATTCCGTCTCCTCTAAGTCAGACTTAGCTTCTTCAAGGTCTACCTTGATTTGCTGAATCTTAGCCTTAGTCTCTTCAGATACATCACCCTGATATGCAGCCATCTGCTTCTCAAGGTCTGCGATATCCTTTGTGCTTTCCTTGATCTTTTTCTGATAGTCATATAAATCCTTGGCTGCGTCAAGAGCATCATTGCGCTTATCAATAAGCTTCTGTAATGAATCAAGCTCCTTATCAATACCATCAGAAACCATGTCCTTAATAGAGTTCTTCATGTCCTCTGCATTAAGAATGGCTTCCTGCTGAGCTTCGATATACTCTTGTAACTGATTTGCAATATCCTGATTATATGGGTCTTTGGCAAGGTCTGCCTGAAGTTCTTTAATCTTCTTAGCATACTTATCAGCCTGAGCCATATACACGTTATATTTAACGCCGTACTGACCCATAGATGCCATACCCTCATCGGTAAGCTGACCGTTATCCTCATAAAGCTTTTTATTGCTCATGAGATTAATCAGGAATTCAGATTCATCGGCAACCTTAGAAATCTTATCCTGAACCAAATCAAAGATTTGCCAATCTAGCTCACGAAGATTCTTCTGATACTCAAGAAGTGAAGTGTTGCACTCTTCAATGGACTTAGTAACATCATCAATTGAATTGACCATGTTATACCAAGACTCGCCGTACTTTTCAATAGTGCCACTATTAACGGCGTTATTAAGCTCAGAAATCATTTCGTCACGTTGCTTCTTAAGCTCTTCCTGCTGTTTCTTAGCGTTGGCAGACATTGCATCGTAATATTTACCAGAGGTAATATATCCAGCAGTCTCGGTCTGAGACACAAACTCATCAAGCATGTCTTTCTCATGTTGAATTACACCAAGATATCCATCGTACTTAGTAGAGACGTTTTCGAATCTCTGCTCATATAGTTTGGATTCGCTTTCACGCAAATCATCAATAGCATCTAAACAATCTAGCGCTTTCTCATACCACTGCTTATACTCAGAAATCTTATTATTAAGGTCTTCGTCTGTAATTTTCTCGATGTCTATTGTACCGTCTCGCACCTTCGCGGCATAACCAGCATCAAGGCCAACAGAGTTCGCTTGCTGAATATAGCGATTATAAGCCTGATTCTGTAGGTCGATTTCTCTTCTGGTTTGACTAATCTGGTCGTTGAGAGCAGTACCGCGCTTAGTCCAATTCTTATATGTACTGGTGGCGGTCTTATCAAGTTTTGAAATTGCTCTTTCAACACGGTCTAAAGCAGTCTCAATCCAGTCAAGAGTTTCCTCAGTTTTCTCCGCTTCTTTGTTGGCGCTGGAATTTGAGTTAGAGTTAGAAGAAGAGGAGGAAGAGGATTTTGACCCAGAAGAAGATGACCTTATCTTTGCAGAAGAACCATTATTGGCATGTCCAATGCCGCCAGAACCACGACCGAATGCGGTGCCAGATGCTAAGGCTTTGCCGCGACCATTACCATGTGTAATCTTGCCCTTCTCGAAGATTTCACGCGTCTGGTCTGCATTAAAGATGATATCACCCTTTTTATAACCAAAGAACTCAGCGCTATCTTCTCCGATGGTATACCATCGACCGTCACGAACAAGAAGTTCTGTGCCAAGTTCTCCACCAAGAGCAACGCCATTTTCTTTTGTTCCCCAGTTACCTTGCTTAAATGCTCTACCAGTTGTGCCTTTTACAAATGCAGTACCACTAGCATGAGCTGTGCCACTAGAATGGGCAGTGCCATCAACAACACCACCGCCGCCAGTAATCATACCCCATAAATCCGATGCTGCTTTCGCAATAGTCGCAGTAATTGTTACAGTTGTTCCATGCAACCCATCTATCATTGACTGAAAACCAGATACAGCCGACTGTCCACTAGATGTATCTGCGTCAACAGAAACAGAGTTTCCAGTTAACGCATTAATTATAGATTGCAAAAAGCCAACTTTTTCTGGCTGACCAGATGTATTTGCCTCTGCGTCAACACTGTTTCCATGCATATTGTTAATTATACTTTGTAAAGCATTAACATCGCCTTCGCCAATTGCTTTCGCAATGGCATTTACAGTATTATCATCAAGTCCGCTAACTACATCGTCAAGGCTTTCCACATCGCTTATGCCAAATGCTTTTGCAATAGCTTCAACAACTTTCGGATTAAGCCCATCAATAGCGCCACATAATGCATCGACATCATTATAACCAAACGCCTTTGCGATAGCCTGAGCAACTTTTTTATCTGGAATGTTCTGCATGGCACTCTTTAAACCCTGAACATCGCCTTCGCCTATGGCCTTTGCAATAGCTTCAACAGATTTGTCATCAAGATCACACATTGCAGATTGCAATTGCTCTACATCGATTTTACCAATAACATCTGCTGTAACCTCAATTTGTTTGTCATCAAGTTCACCAAGCGCACTTGATATATCTTCTACAGAACTTTTACCTGTTACATTGACTTCAGAATTAGATGCCCAATCACCAATTGAGTTTATAAAATCAGAAAGCCCATCTCCGATGCCAGACCCAAACTTAGATGCATCATCTGCAAATTGTGAAATTCCATCACCAACGCTTGATAGCCAATCTGTAAACTCAGACCATTTATCTGAAGCAAAACCCTCAACGCCTTCTCCGATGGTGCCCATGATTTTTTTAAACGGCTTCGACACCTTATCTACAACACCAGAGAACGAATCGCCAACCTTTGAAGTAGCCGCTCCAAGTGAATCGCCAATCTTCGATAGAGTTTGATCGATTGGAGATTCTTCAAACGACTTGCACGCATCTTCTATGCCTTGTTTTGCGCTATCAATTCCATTTGAAACAGCTTCTTTTGCTTCGCCAAACTTTTCGCCTATTGTCTTACCAGCTTCATCTATTTTCTTTTTGGCCTTATCAAAGAATGATTCTGTTTTTTCTTCAGTTTCAGATTCAGCTTTACTAGTATCAACATCGGCATCAACTTCGGTTTCGACACTTACTCTCCGCTTGAATTCTTTTTCATCAATAATTCCAGCATCTAAAAGAGCTTTATCTGACAAAATGCTAAGGTCGCCGCTCATTTTAGCCTGAATATCAAGCTCGCCCTTCATCCGAATATCATCGTTTTCAAGGTCTTGCTTTAGTTCGTCTGGCGTTTTCCCATCAATACCAAGCTGAGCTTTAATCTCAGGATCAAGTTCTTCAAGTTCATTAACAATATCATCCATCTGCTTGTCGATATCAGATGTATCAACACCAGCCAATACCATCTGATTTTTCTGAGTAGATAGATTGTCAAACTCTTGCATCTTCTTAATTGGTTCTTGAAGACTCTTGTCTACTTGAGTTGTATCTATACTCATATAAGCAGGCTTATTTAATTGATCCCACTGCGCCTGAAGTGTCTGAACTACCTGCAATGCATTCTGTGCTTCAGTAGAGTCTAGATTTAATTTACCATCTTGTTTAAATGAATCAAGAAGAGTTTTTGCTTTATCTAGCTGCCCTTTAACTCCGTCTAAAGTTGTTTCTTCAAAGTTAAAAGACAAATCCTCTGTACTAAAATCTTTAAGTAAATCACTATTCTCTTGCTTTGCTTTAAGAATAGCATCGGCTGCGTCTTGTGCAGCATTAGCCATATCAGCATATTGTGTACGAGCACCGTCCATATTGATAGTAAAACCAGCGTCTTCAGAAGCTCTTTCAATAATTTGAACAAGCTCCTCGCTAATACCCATAGCATCAGCAACAGCTTTTTCTCCGTTAACTCCAAAATCAAATGAAATGATTTCGCCATTTCCATCGCGTTGAATATTTCCCATACCAAGTTGGTCTGCGGCTTCTAGGAAATTATATACGCCATCATTAGTTGAATTTCCATCATCATCTTGAGTAAAGAAATCTTTTGCAGAATACGTTGTTCCTTGAATTGTGTCACCAAGGGTTTTCCAGCGATTTGTATAATCATCTATTGATTTAAGCTCGCCATTGCTAAACAGGTCAATAAATGCCTTTGAAGCATCGTCCAACCATCCACGAGAAAGCTCATCATCAACTTCTTTAAATCCAGAAAGAACCGATTCATACATGTCTCTATCAGAACCAGCTGATTCAGCGTCTTGCCACGCTTTATATTTTGATGTCAATCCATCATATTGCGCGGCGAGTTCGGCTACATCGTTTATCTGCAAACGAATATTTTCCTGTTCAGTAAGCAAATCTGCCATCTTAGAAGCATCTGAGCAATTTTTAATTGATTCACCAAGCTCATTATATTTATCATTTAATGTATCTAACGTCTGCTGGGCTTCTGTCTTTTTATTATTAATAATCTCTTTATTAAGCTTTTGATACTCTGTTGTATTAAGCCTAATGCCATTAGCGGTTTCCTCAAACAATACGGCTGGGTTATAAGAGGAAAGTCCTTTGAATCGGCTTTTAATAGCGTCAATTGTTTCTGTTGCAAGCCCACCAGCTGTTTTTGATTCAGATAATGCAGTGTTAAATTTATCAAGACTATCTATTTCAGCATCCATGTCAATGGTAAACTTCATTGCTTTTGCATACTTTGCTGCATCTTGAATCTGCTTCTTAAAATCATCAAGGTTTAAATTCTTAAAATCAATTTTGCCTTCTGCTTTTAACTTTACAGCCGCTTCAAGCTCTTGTGCATTTAAGCCATCTGCAAATTTCTTTGCAATATCTTTATCAACACCAGATCCAATAAGACTATTTTTAAAACTTGTATACTGTTTTTTAATATCGTTATCGTCAAGTTGAAGCGAAAGCTTAAGAGCCTTTTTAGCATTCTTATCGACATCAAGCCCATCAATAACAGAGATAACATCGTTTAAATTATTAACATATTCACCAACAGTACATTCGCCATTGTTTACTTTGGCTTGTAAATCAAAATATGTCTCAAATGTTTTATCTTTACCGTTAACATCATTTACAGAAGTAAGAATCTTGTCGAGAGAGCCGTACATATCTTCGGCATTCTTAAACTGTGAAAAATAATCATAACCCAAATTAGGAATCATTTGATTCATAGCGTTTTGCATATTTTTTGAAATGTTTGAATATTTCCCATTTAAAAATGCTTTACCAAAATATGCTTCCGTTGCCGTCTGCATATCTTCTGTCGCTGCCTTCATCTGCTCTTCATAATCGCCGACAATTTGCTTAGCAACCTTTTTATTCTCTGTTATTGCCCTTTTTACGAAGTCTCCATCTGATTCAAAGAAATTCTTTCTTTCAATTCCAGCATTCTCAAACGCTTGGGCAATTTCATTAAGCTTATCATATGCATCTAAGTCAAAATCCCAATCGGCATGAAAACTTAAATCTGACATCTTGTCGTCAAAATTTTCTGTATCACTAATCAAATCTTTGAGCGTATCATAGGAGTCCTTACGCATATCATTAGACACAAATGGCACAGTATCCCAAAACTGTCCCCATCCATTGTCTGATTCAAGATCGTCAGATTTATTTTTAAAATCTTTTATAAAATTATTTGCCTCTTTAAGAACATCATCATAGTTGTTATTTGCCATTTCCTTATATGCGGCATTTAATTTATCTACATTACCAGCACATGACAATATGGCGTTACCCTGTGCATCATATCCACTAACAAGAGTGGGGAATGTATCAGCTATCTGGTTAACAATATCAATATATTCTTTATACTCATCGTTTGAAAGTGTGATATTGTCATTAGTCGTTGGGTTAACGCCCTGTGAAAGCTTTTCATAGGAATCAGATACATCATCAATTGTCTTCTTGCTACTTTGAAGCTCTTCTTTTTGTTGCTTATACTTTGTTGTAATATCGTCAATTTTATCAGAAAGCTCATCGGCGCGATTAATCCAACTCATAAGAGCGCTAACACCAGCAGAAACCAACATGCTGATACCAAATGTTAACGCCGCATTTAACGCTAATGTCGCAGCTTCTAGTGCAAAAGTTTTAACTGTAGCAGTAGCTAACTGCACTCCATATCCCGAAAGAGAAGCTTCCCCGCTTTTTAACCCATAAAGATAATTACCCAATTGAGGATTAAATGTAGAAATTGCCGAAGCAAATTTAGATTGAGCCTGTCCGCTTTCATCGACAAGATTGTTATAAGCAGAAATAATATTTTTTGCATTTGTCATCGAACTCGATGTTTTAGATATAACACCAGTTGCTTCTATTTGCTTTTTAGAAAACTCACCAAGCGCATCGTTTGACAAATCCCATGATTTTGCAAATTCTTGCGCTGATGCACTCGCATTCGACAAATACTTATCCATTGCAAAATCAAAATTAATCTCTTGTCCATCTTTTTGATTTTTCTTTAATGTTTCTATGACGTCTTTATATTCTTTTAATTTTGAAAGGTCGCTATCAAGATTAGCTACAAAACCCGTTCCACCATTGGCACCTTTAATTTTTTTGGCATTAAAATTAAAAGTATTATCATTGCCAAGTTCCGTATTTATTTTATTAAACGCTTCTCCAAAGACCTGTACCACGCCAGACGATACATCTTTAAAATACGAAACGATATTTTTAGCCCAACCATTAAGCTGCATCTTAGACTTACCAGTCTCGTCAGTAATGACTTTAAACATACCTTTACCAGATAAAGACACAGCAGCGCCAGCAGCAGTAGCAACGGTTGGTATAATGTCAATTGCGTCTATAATTTTATTAACGGCGTTTATTACATCTGTAGCGCCGCTAACAAGCCCCTTTAGAAATCCAGAATCTAAAGCGGTATTTGAAATAGTTTGAAGTGAGGATGTTAATGAGTTTAGCCTACCCTGAAGACTGTTTGCATATTTCTCTTGCTCCGCCATTGCGCTGCCAGCAGAATTTTCAGCAGACTCAGTTGCTTGTGCGACACGATCCCAGTTTTGAATCAGAGCAGCAACTTCGTTTGCGCGGTTTTTACCAGCAATTGTCTCAAGAAGGTCTGCTTTATCAGAATCAGTAAGGTCATCATATATATCTGCAATACCCTGCATGATTTCATATGTAGATTTAAAATCACCAACATTATCAAATATATTTACCTTGCCATGTGTAAGATTAAGAACCTTACCCTGCATCTGAGATAAATTCTCTACATTCTCATCAGTTTCTTCACCGAGGTCTTGCAGCTCGCCTTTCATACCACGAAGACGCATCGACAAAACCTTAAGGGAATTACCAGCCTTTTCTGGATCTTGTGTGACTTCTGTGATGCCAGTAACCATACCAGCAGTTTCTTCTAGGCTGTTGCCAGCAAGACTCAATGCAGATGCAGAACGCTTAACAGCTTCGCCAATGTCGGCAGCAGTAGTGGCATAGTTATTGTCAATTTCATTATAGACATCGGCAATATGCTCTGCTGCGGCAGCGGCATCGCCACCAAACTGCTTCTTCAACTGAGGTTCAAAACCTTTATAAGCAGTTAAAAGGTTTTCCATTGAAGTATTTGCATCAAGGTCTGCAATGTGCTGATAAACAGACGTAATCTCAGATAATCTAGCGGCTGTATCTGGATCGCTAAAACCAGCTCGGCTCCAATCGGCAGTCTGAGAAATCAAATCAGTAAGAGTAGCGCCGTATTTTTGAGCAGAAGTGATTAAAGTATCATACACGTCAGAATACTGCGAAGACGTAAAATCAGTTACACGATAAAGCTCTGTTAACTTTGTGTCAACGTCAAGAACATTCTGGAATCCTTCTTTAACCGCTTGTATACCAGTCATAACAACAGAAGCAGCGCCAAAATATGAAGACAGTTTTGTGAACTGCGTCTTTAACCTATCGCCCATGCTTAGGCCAGTTTTACCGATAATCTCAGCTTGTGTCGTTATCGTTTTGAATTCAGATTGTATTCCACTAAATCTAGTAGCGTCACATGACTTTAATTCTGCTTGAAGACTACGAATTTGTCCGCCAAATGTCTTTGCTGCTGCCGAATTTCTTTTAAGCCATGCGTCCATAGACATAGAAAGATTATTTGCCTTAGACCTTAATTGCATGGCGGCAGCAGCTTCTTTTTGCGCACTTGCTTCTGCCTTAGCAGCGGTGGCAGCATCTCTCTCTTTGTTTGCCACAATAGACAATTGATTCTTTACCGTTTCTAATGCGGCATTATACTGATTAACCGCAACAATATCATCTGTAAAATTTTCAGTATCAAACAGATTTTTCTTAGCATTTTTATAAGCATCATATGCTTTTATCAAATCATCGGATGGATTATTAATCTTGTTATATTTAGAATCGACATCCACATCTGACTGCTTTTTAGCCTTATATGTGTCAATTAATTTTTGTCTTTGCGTCTTTGCGTTAGCAGCGATTTGAGCAGCGGCAGCCTGTTCTTTGGCAGCCTGCTTAGCAGCAGCAGCAACTTGCTTTTCAGCAGCGGCTTGTTCTTGTGCAGCGGCTTTAGCTTCAGCAGCAGCTTGTTTGGCAGCTGCCGCTTCTTCTGCTTTTGCCTGCTTAACGGCGGCAGCTTCTTTAGCAGCGGCTTGCTTAGCAGCAGCAGCAGCTTTCTTTTCTTCGGCGGCTCTATCGTATAGATTATGAGAAACTTTCGTACTCGTATTCCATACGCCAGTGCTATTGCCTTCTTCGTCAAGCTTCTCTTTAGCCGTTATAACTGCTTGAATTTTCTTTTCTGCTTCATCTAGACCTTTAACGTTTAATGTAAAGGTATGGTCATCTGTAAACGATGCGTCAACTTTTTCTACGGTAACTAAAGAATTTTCCAATTCTTTCATAAACGCATCAATTGAAGAAGTATTAAACTTCATCCCAGCAAGTTCGCTTCTTAGTTTTTCAAAACCATTTTCAGATTTTTCAATAACGGCAGTAAGACCAGACAGGCTCTTTTTTGCATTGTTAGTATCTGCATTAACTTTTATATTATTAGCAGCAGACTTTTCAGTTATACCTTTTACAGCACTAGCAACATCTTTTTTTAAACCAGTGACATCAGCAGTGAACTTTATCTCATTTCCGTTTTTGCCAAACGCCTTGATACCATTATTTAACTGATCTACGATATGCTGTACACTTGCGTCATTTAATTCAACATCGCACTTAATTTTATTAGAAGGCTTAATTTTTGCAATTTGAGCATCAAGTCCAGCAGTATCAACCTCAACGCCAATCTTAACTTTAAATTCTTCATCCATATATATACACCTCACTAAAGGAATGCATTAAAAAACGCACCCTGCAAGGTGCGGTAACATTCAAATTCATTGTTTCCGTGAACTAAATTAAAATATTACCCTTCCACAGCGGCTTTCAACTTGTCGAGATTTTTCCATTTACGATCCTTAGCAGTCATATCATTGTATATGGCAACCATACTATGACCAGTGCTTTCAGACCACCCTGTAAGATAAACGATAAAATCATCTTCAAGTTCAAGTCGCTTCAAGAAGGATACGTTGTAGTGGCGAAAGTTGTGCGGGTAGCATGGCTGACCAACAACATCGCTCCACCTAGACATCCAATCGCGCAGTCTATCTGCGCTTGCTGGATCGCCATCTTTTGTTATAAAAATAAAATCATGTTCCTTGCCATGTTCATCCATGATTCCTTTTCTAATTTCAAGCCATTTATGATAGTGTGGAAGGAAGGTGTCTTTTAAAATATACTTTTTAAGCATCTTGCCGTTTACCCCACGACCCTTAGTTTTAATCTCTCTAGTCGTTTCAAGAAAAAGACCATCAAATACAGTATTGTCTTCATCTATCAAATCGGTAGTAAAACTAGCAAGCTCAGAAACTCTCGCTCCACATGAAATGGCTAAAGCGAGAAGACATGCATCTTGATACATATCATTCTCTTCAAAATAAGCAAAAAGCTTATCGATATCTTCTTTTTGAAGAACAGTTTTCTTCCGAACATTTTCTTTTACTGGCTTCTCAATCTTCGGCAATAGATTGCGGAAGATTGGATATTCATCATCAAAATAATTTTCAATCCACGAACTAAAGCTAGATAAACAACTGTGCATTTGGCAGAAACGGTTTGAATTCCATTTCAACTCAGTTACACAATAGTCAAAAAAATCCATTAGCTCACGTTTCTTAATATCCACAAAGAAGCGGTTCTCATTCTCAAGAACACACCAACAAAAGAAAATGTTCAGGTTCGACCTATAACTCACAACAGAATTAGGAGATCGCTTTGTGGCGAAATTCTTTAGGAATCTGTCCATAAGCTTAACATTCTTTGGATTGATCTGTTCTATAAGTTCTGGACTTGTAATTACTTTTCTAAAAGTTTTTCTTCCTTTTGACATAACAACAACCTCCTTTTCTAATCATGTAAAATAAAAAGCTGGCATCCTAACTAATTGGGATGCCAGCAGCAATCAAATCTTTTTTTATTTCGTCATACATTTTACCTTGAAGCTCTGGCGCGCTTTCATTCCAAATGGCAGTACCGTTTGTCCAATTTAATCCGCCAGCGGCACCAGTCATTGCAGCGTTTAAAATACCCATTGAACCGCCATTCTCAGCATAATTAGCATATCCATACCAACTTCCATTTAAGGGTTGTTTTAATAGCACAAAACCTTGTTGGTAACTTAATGCGCCTTCATCAAAATGCACTTCGCCTTCAACGCCACTACCAGAACTAGTCACAACTGGATTTGTCAACGAGCTACGTAATCTTCCCGTTCTTAAATAATAATCTGGTTCAGAACGATAAAATGCATCAACTTTTTCTTCAAGAATGTCATGAGCTGTATTAGTGGCATTATTAACAGCCGTATAACTTCTACTTAAAATATAATCCTTTAATTCGGCTGCTGAACTAAATGTTGGCATACAAAATTCACCGATTACTCAATTGCAGGAGAGAGGGGAGAGGCGGCAACCTCTGCGTCTGCTTCAACATCAGTGCCGCCATCAACTACTGAAAATTTATTATCATCAACAGCATCAGCAACATCATTATTCCAATGTTCCTTGAAAATGTTAGTCTTTGCATATGCATCAAGAAGCTTATCTGCGGTAAGCTCATCAGAAATACCAGACATAGACTGAGCTAAATCCATCATGCTATCCAAATCAATATCATCAACCTTACGCTCAATGGTGTCAAGAAGACTTGCAAGACTAGAGGAGATAGGATTAATATGAATACCAGTGCGATACTCAATATTCAAATCAATAGCGGTATGTAGCTCATCAAGAACGCCATCAACAGAGTTCGCCTTTACAATGTCAACAACTGGCTTAAACTTATCAACAAACTCTTCCATTGCAGTAATGCCATCATCGGCATCCTGAACATCAGACGTATCAATATCTGTAAAGATAGCAACAATACAGAAATCAAAAGCCAAATCTCGAATCACATAATTATAATTATCGCCAACCAGAATATCACTGACAGCGTTTACAAACTGTACCTTGCGATACGCGCTTAAAGACGTATAAAAAGCAAAAGAAGTGTCCTCGCCATCAAGAGTGTATACACCAGTCTTAATTTCGTTATTCATACTTTTCCTCCTGAACATTCAAACTTTTCAGTTAGATTATAATACACGTGCTATTATAGCATATATATTTATTTGTTAAAATTATTTTTCAGCAATAACATCAAGAAGAGAATCAATATCCCATGTATATCGAGTGCGCTTTTTTAAGCCTTGTACTTTAATAGCGCCATTGGTCAAGATATCAAGCTCGTTACAACTATGCCTATCGCTGTTCTTTACCATATTATTAAAATCTTCAATTCTCATAAAGTAGCATCTTTCGCAAGCGTTCTTCTCGTCACGAAAGTTAAAGAGAAACCCAGCTTCAACGCAGTTATATTCAGAAAACTTAGTAAGACCAGAAATCTGATGTTTGTGAATCATGCGACTTTTATTATCATCGCCGTTGATATCTTCATAGGAAATGCTTTTGAACTTCGTGGTTTTAAGCTCCAAACACACAAGGGTGCGATGCTTGGTATCCATCAGAAGATAATCACATGGGTTCTTAATACTAAAACGGGCAGTACCGCCGCCAAAAGATTGCGGTGGGTCGTTTAATCTTATCAGAAGATGCTGAGAATTAACAGATTTCTTGAAGTCATTTTCAAAGACCTTGCCGACATTAGACATATATATCACCAAATAACGAATTACTTCTTATTGCCCATCCACTCTTTAATAAGAGCGTCATGTTCATTTCGCGGAAAGACAAAAACAATCTTTCCTACAGAATCAGCAAATACATCTAGAATAGTTGCGCCATGCGAGATATAGAAACTAGACTGAACTAGGTTTCTAAAATACACAGCTTCTTCATCATAGAAGTCTCTGCCAGTAACGTCACTATGCTGTAACATATTTTTACCACCATTCAAACTTCATATTTCTACACATTTCTTTGTCACGTAAAAAAAGGGGAAATATTAAACACACAAGTGAACAACATTTCCCTTTCTATTCATATTTTTTAACATCATTCACACAATAATATACCAAGCGAATTACTACTCAGCAGAAACCTCATCAGCAGCATCAGAATCGCTGATAACAGGCTCGACAACTGGCTTAGCAACCGTCTTGGGCTTTCTGGTTCTAGTCACCTTTTTAGCAGGAGTAGTAACATCAGCGCCCATAATATCAGTAATAACGGCCTTGATATTATCTCTAAGAATATCAAAATCAGATAGGTCAACCTTCTTAAGCTTGGCCTTAGCTTCTGCCTTCGTATATACCTTAGTAGAATAGCCGTGAATAATCTGATAAATCTTATAGTGCTCAGATGTATCCGTATGCTTCTTCCAAGGAGTCAAGGTAATCATATCTTTGCATGACATGCACAGATGATAGCCTTTACCGCAAATAGCACACGTAGCATTAATCTTTTCAGCCATTGCTTCACCGCCTTTCAACCAGTAGAACAACGTGGGGGAGGGGGAGTAAACACCCTTCCCCCGCATTATTAAACATACTAATTATCAGACATTACTCATTGACAATGATTGTGAATAGATCGCCATCATCCTCACAGTAATCCTTCATCATGTTAAGCTCGAAAGCGTGCTTACCAGTAGAGGTAAGAGCAAGCTCGACAGACTCGGGGTTGAACTTAGCCTTGGGGCATACGATAACACCAGAGTAGACAACGTTCTCGTTGCAGGCATCGCGGAAGATAGCGTAAATGACAACCTTGGCGGCTTCGGGGAACTTAGAAGCCTTGTTGACGATGCGAACAGCGTTTTCAGTCTCAAACTCATACTCGACATAAATCTTGCCAGTAAGACCAGTGGGGAGGGTGATAGTGCCATCATCGGCAACAACGAAATCTGTATCAGAAGCATCGGCACCAGCCTTGTAAGACTTGCCAAGCTCGCCGTTGGCGATAGAATAGATGAACTTCACGTCATCCTTGTTAGCAGGCTTATGAGCAAGCTTTACACTGGTAGCAGCATCGGGGATGGTAATAGTCTCGAATGTACGAGTAACAATCTCCTTGCCAGTCTCAGCAACCTCCTTCTTGGTGCCATACTGAGCGGCAGCAAGGTCGAGGGAGACGAGGGAGTTCGTAGCAGAGAAGGTAGCCTTCTTTGAACGATAAAGAGTAGTAATCACAGAACCGAGAGCGTCAGTGACCTCCTCGCCCTCAGAAGTGCAGGTAAGGGTAGGATCCTCAAGCTGGGTAAGACGGAAAAGCATCTCACCAGTAGAAAGGTCATTGAAGGTCATAGAACGTACACGGTCAAGCAGGAGTTCATTCTTATTGAAAGCCATATGACTTCCTCCAATCAAATTTATATTTTATATGTCACCAGTCCAGTCAAGACGATTTTTATCAACGCCTTTTAGACTGGCAAATCCAGAATATGCTCCTTGTAGAAGGAGTTCTGAATCTTGAATTTTATTAATTCGTTTAATGCTATCGAAAAATGCATTTATCTTCATATCCCAAACCTTATCAGTGCCACACAAACCGCATTTAACGGTAAGCGCAGAGACAAGAGGTTTGAGAGTGCTTTTATATGGTTTTTGTGAAGCAGCTTTAGCTTCTTCTCTAGCGTCATCAATTAAAATCATCTTAGTCGTTTCATTAGCAGGTGTTTCATTGTTACGCTTAAGACCATGTATTTTTCTCACGGCATCAACTATTTGTGAATATATCATTCTATCAATCGTTATATCGCGCTCGGCATTATACAGCACTATCTGGTCATTCTCTGTATTTTTACACGGTATAAAATCAGCTAAATCGATGTCTTTTAATATGAGCTGAAGCGGATTGATGCACATCATCTCAAGTCTATCTTGAGGTATCATTGCAAGTTCCTCTTTGTATTTTTCTTCATTACTCATAAGCTCATCGTATAGCGGTCTTTGACTAGATACAGCTTTAGATATAAATGTTATGAACAAGTCATAGTCTTCAATCTGCGTATAGTCTATCTGTTCCATATCCCATAGCTGCCACTTTAAATCAGCGCCAACAGCAGTGAGAGTATATACGGCGTTAAAATATCTTTTCTCACCGAATTCTTCTATCTGACCAATTGTGGGCTGAGTAACGATTATCTTAGGAGTAATCTGGATATCATTGCCCCTATAAATTTTAAGGTCATCTAATTCAAACATATGTACACCGCCTATTCGTCAGCGCACAAAGACTTATTCAAATCAGTTCCCTTAAATATAAGCTTTCTATACAGATAGTCTCTTTGCAACGAACCTTCAACATTGCTCGTAAGTTTAAGTTCGCCAAGACCTATATCAGAACGACCATTAAGTTTCATGTCAATAAGCCTAGCAAGATAATCGTTTCTATTATCAGGAATACCTTTTACATTATCCACTGCCATATGTCGTTCATGCGAGATAATCCAAATCTCAACTTCTGGTGCGACAAATGTGTATGTACTAGTAATGGCATTTGGAATATGAACCAAAATCATAATGAATGTACCAACTTCATTAATTGTATTTGGATTCTGACCATAACCGAAAATTCGAGTGCCAATTAAATCTTCGCCATTTTCAACAGATGTAATATTTTCATCGCCAATAGCCTGAATAATGTTGATATCCTTGATAAAATCTTTGATAATTCTATTTTTCGCTCTACCAATTATTGAACTATTAGCCATTACAACAACGATCCTATCTGAATAATAATAGAAGACTTATAATTACCAGACTCATCTGATAGCGTAAGTTTAAATTCTTCACCTATCAAAGAGTCATCGTCAACGCCTATCGTAAGAGAATTGCCGTCCTCATTGACAATAAGTGAATCGGCAAAATCACATATGATTTCCCAATTCGTAGAAATATCATCAATCTCTTCGCCCTTTTCATCAACAAACGTTCCAACGAATTTCTGCCTACTACCACCAGACTTAATGGTTGTAGTCTTATATGAGATAACAGACTTTACAGCTTTCTTTTCATCAGCGTTGTTAGTCTTTAAATCGTCTTTTTCAAAATAATCACAGATACCCAAATCTGGCCTATCTGTATCATTATTACGCTCGCATTCAAGCATAGTGATTTTTACAAGACCCTTTTTGCCAAAGAACATGCTGGTATTATCATTCTGCGTAACGATAAATGATGTTGGCGTTTCAGTATCTCTGTCCAAGAAGAATCTCTGCGGAGACTTAATAGCAATTGTATTCTCGTCATACGGCAGCGTAGCCATGTGCTGAGAAGAGCCAATTGTCATTTTAGAGCTTACCTGTTCACCAGAGTTATGCTGAGTAGAGTTGATGTCTACGCATGGATATTCAAGAATATCACCATTCTTGTTTTGCCATTTTAACGTCCAATTACATAAACTGAACTTGCCTTTCCAATGCACGCCATCTACATTGAATGATTCTGTGCATAGCAAATACTCGTCATCAGTTGAATCATATAGCATATCACCGACAACAATTGGGTTATCAATTAATGTCTGGAACTTAACAACAACGCCATTGGCATTAGAAAACGACCTACCATATAATCTAATAGGCAACTCACTTGAGTCTGCATAAGAATGCGTACTTGGTTGCCAAAAGTATATACCCGTTGCAAACGATGGATCGTCAGCGAATGTTTCTTTCAGCAACTCTTGACTGTTCTTAATAACTTCATTTCGTATAGAACTGCCACTAAGAGCCATCTTACGATTGAATCTGTCTAAACATCTCACTGCGATACACCGCCTTTCTAAAGCATGGAGTAGTCAAAGAGTTGTTTTTTCTTTTTGTACCCAGTGGACATTAAAGAATTATCTTCTTTAAGACCAAGCCACGCATAACGAGATAGTAGCGCTTCATTTTCAGCGAGATATGTTTTATGCATCGCCATTAGCTTATCGAGCATGTTGGCGGGACTAAATGCATTAAAATCTGTCGAACTCAGATTAACCTTAAGCAAGGTGGACGTTCTAATGTAAGTAGAATCAATATATTCCAAGAGCATATAATTGCTAAAAATCTCAATTTCCATATCTGATAAATTGCAATTAAAACGCTCTACAATATCATCCCTATCATTTAAATCTTTTCTGCAAACATGAAATCTCGCAATAGCGGGAACGAGATAATCATGCAAATTCTCCTTTACCTCTTCAACAGTCATCATAGGGATTTCATAACTGCGAAACTTCGGCAAAAGATTTTCATATATTTTCTCATATGGAGTCGGCATGATTACTCACCAATCCCATTCTTTAAAGGAAAGAAATCAAATCGATGTCAAGTCGCTTCTCAAGCTTTCTAACAACCTTGATGTCTGAAACAGTGCCATCTGCAACCATATCTTTGATACGATTTACAATGGCAATCTTTAGACCGGCAGGAGCAGATGAAAGGCCATCAAGCACCTCATCGATATTATCGTTAGTATAATTAGATTCATCAACAAGGAAATTATACTTATCATAAGTACGGGAAAGACCAAGCTTCTTGATAACACGTTCATCAAGTGGCTTTAACCACATGTCATTGAAATACGTCTTATGCTTTCGATGCATGTTCTTAACCTCATCGAAAGTCATATCCTCGCAATGACCAATCTCTGACCACTCATAATAATTGCCAGTACGACTGTCCTCATAAACCACGTTTGGAATAAGAGACTCGACCTCAATCATATCAGAATCAGAAAGAGTGTCCTCAACATCAGCAGACTGTCGCGTATTCTTGCGTCTAGAAGTACGCTTCGTGACGGCAGTTGCAGTTTCATCATTCATATTTTCTTCCACCGAATTAACGGCGGCTACGGTAGAATCATCCACAGTAGCCGCGTCAACAACGGGTTCGGCATTGGTAGACTTTGCAGTGCGAGCCATAACCAAACCACCTTTCTTTAAACAATATTCAAACTATATATAACCCAATTATTAGGCGAAGTTAAAAACGCCAAAATAGGGAGGTAGAAGCATACCCATGCCAATCTGGGTCTGAATCTGTAGGCCTTCGGTAAGGTCGTTAGTCTGCTGAGAACCATACTCGACAGTACGGGTATCGCCGATGAACTCAAGCTTAATTGGCTTAACGTCAGCGCCCATAACGAAAATCTGATTCTTGCTTAGGGCAAACTCAAAAGTACCAGACTTAAGGGTCTGAGGGATAACCATGAGCTTGTTGCCCTCCCACTCGCCGATGGTGCCAGTAGAAGCCTTAGCTTCCTTCTGAGAATCGGCAAAGGTCTTATCGGGGACAACATTAACAAGCTTGCGGAGAGCAGCCTTGGTGCCAGCAATGGTTAGAGAACCATAACCACCAGCGGCCTGAACCAAATCGCAAAGGTCGCCAAGAGCTTCCTCGGTGTTGCCGCTCTTAGTGAACTCGGCAGGGACGGAGTTGGCAACATTCTGGAACTGAGCGTAAATACGGTCAGACATGTACTTGCTAATAGCCTTATAGACCTTATCGACAAGCTTGTCGAGAGAAGCTACACCAAGAAGGAAGCGCTCAAGCTCGTCATAGACGTGGATGTAATACCACTCCTTCGGGAGCGTAAACTCTTCACCAAGGTCAATGGACTGACGGTTGGTGTCCCAATGATTACCAGCGAAAGAAGCCACTGATAGCATACCGCCCTCAGCATAGAAAGCAGTGTTGTCACCAAGAGCGCGATTCTTTACCTCAACAAACTCATTGATAAATGGAGAGTCAAGAATGTTCTCGCCAATAGTAGTTGTGACAATCTCCTCGATAATCTCGAAAAGGACAGTCTTGTTGCGGCGATAAGCCTGATAAAGAGTCTTGCCCTTAAGGATGTCATTGTTAATAGTGTTACGAAGAGCGTCCTCTAGGTCGCGCTTCTTTACCTCGCCGTCAAGAGAGAAATCATTGCGTGCAAGGTCAAGGGCGAGATTGTAGACCTTCTGCTCATCATTGCTAAAATCATACTTATGCATAGTCTATATCCTCCTTAAATAAATTAGCCCAGAACCTTGACGCGGGCTGTGAACATTTCATTTGCATAACCATAGTTGTGCGCAGCGGTAGCAAGAGTGCCACCAACGATACGCTTACGCTCAACAACGGCTTCCATAACAGGACTGCCCTCTGCGGCAGTCTCGGCAGCTACAAGCTTACCAGTAGTCTCATCAATGGTAAGATGAGCGCCAATCTTCATCTTGTCGCGGGTAGCGGTGGTAACGCCCTCAATAGTGATGGCGAACTCATCGTTCTTAGCCACAACACGGACACGGAAACGGGTGCCAGCAGGAATAACGAACTTATCGCGGCGCATATCAGCGGTACGGCGATAGTCTTCCTTCCATGCAGGCTGGTCAGCGACAACTACAGTCTCTCCAGCCTTGAAGCCCTTCTTGAACTTATAGACGTGGCTACCCTCCTCTTCCTGCTCGCCAAGATAACCAAAGGTGCCATTCTCAATGTCCTCTTCCGCAACTGCATCAAAGATACGCTCTGCAAAGCGGCTGGACTTCATGTTAGTTGACTCAAAGACCGTCATTTTAGCCATATGAATCCTCCTTATAATAAATAATCTTATACAAACTGCCAGTGCATACCGTATGCAGAATCTTGTTTACCATTACAGCACTTCGACACAGAAATGTTGCAATATCCATCTTCTTTAACGCTAGATATGCATTCGTAAATTTTTTGTGTTTCAACACACAAAACAGGTTTGTATCTATTTCTATTTTTCTTGTAATTAATTACAAAATCACACAAACCACTTTTAGCAGCTTTCTTCAAATTAGAAATAACACTTGAAATATGTATACCAGTATAATCTGAAATATCTTGTGTGTTTTTCATTCCATCATTCCATAAATTAGCGCACAACATAACATTTGATGTAATCGTTGCTTTAAAACATTTGCACCAATCTATATTTGATAAATCAAATAACATTGACAGTTCGCTATCTAAAATAGACTTCTTAATATAATCCAAATCAGACTTACTACAATCAAGCGCAACATAATGTTCAATACCATTAGACAAAGCCAACTGCTTCTTATATTCATCATTTGCAATCTCTTCATCTAATGTTCTTGCATTTCTAGTTTTATCGGACAATCTAGCAAAACTAGAATTATAATGTTGAGCGCCATTTGTTTCGACTATTAAATTCATTTCTGGAATATAAAAATCATATCTTTTACCATCAGACCAGTCAGTTGTCTTATCATGAATAAAATCACAACAAAGCTGATTAAACAACTCATAAACAAACTTTTCGGCGAAGCTCATTCCATCGGAGCATCTTGGACACGATAGTCCTTGCATCCTAACATTGTTAATAATCTTATTTTTAATCTCAAAGCCGCAACATGGACAAATCCAATCAACCTTTTGGCTTCCAGTGGCAAAATGTTTATATCCATCATCAGGATTCTTAAGCATAGATGCCAATTCTGGATTTGTTGTCCACATGTCTGTTTCGCCAACAAATACTTTTCTGTGCGAACAATACGGACAGCCACCTTTATTACTAAGAATAGTTCTTGGCGCGACCTCAAAAATATGACTAGAATTATTACAACACTGCCATTTAATTTTTACATACTGACCACCATATTCTTCTAGTGGCACATATTTAATGTTCTTATCTTCTAATTTTTTCAAAAACTCTTCATTGGTTAATGTTTTACCCATACAACCACAAATCCTTCTAAAACAGAGAAGCCGTATTAAAATAAATAGCTATCTTTATCTGACTTCCACGACTGTAAGGCATTGTCAAGATTTTTACTTTTTTTAAAAATAAAAACCAAAAAGCCTTTTGATTTTTGATCGCAATCAATTCTAATTAATTTACAATCGTGGTCAAGTAGATAGTTAGCAAGACGCTTTCCCTTACAGCAAAAAACGTTATTCATTTAACACGACTCCTTCAAACATACTTTATCGATTGATATGAATTGCGCCGTACTTCTCGGACATCCAGCAATTCGAATCATTGTCATCCCCATCATCGAGGACACCAGCAACAGCAGTGCTAGAATCCTGCTTGCTGAAGTTATTCTTACGATTAACCTTTACGTAAAGAACTGCGCATTCCTTCTCAATCTCATCGACAGAAAGCTCGTCCTTCTTTTCCTTAATAGCCGCGAAATCAGCGTTCTCTGCAAGAGCGTCCTCATACTCAGCGAACTTAGCGTTCTTCTGAGCGTCAAGCTCATCAGCCTTACGCTTCTCATCGGCAGCTACAAACTCATCATACTTAGGCTTAATCTCTTCAAGCTCTGCCTTAACAGCGCTGAACTCCGACTCAATCTTAGCCTTTTCATCGGACTCAGCAGCAGCCTGAGCTTCGGCATCAGCGATTTTAGCAGCAGCAGCTTCCTCGAAATCAGCCATATGCTTACCGAAATCAAATGCGCCCTCTGGCTCAACAGCGCCATCCTCATAGTCAGAATAAGTAATCTTCTTGCGGGTCATGCTATCAAAATCAATCTTAGGGCTATCACCATCAACGGCAAACTTGAAGCCGACATAATGATAGTTGTCCTGCTTATCGACAGCAATCACCTCATCACCCTGAATGTCAACAGCAGAGAAACGCGGTACGTCTTCGCCCCAATAGTCCTTCATCGTGGCAAACTCACGAACACTATCGGCTACATCATTAAACTGCTGAAGTACAGTCTGTGCAAAATCAGTATCAGGATTGGGCATATTTCTGACACCTCCTTGTTCATCTTTGTCTTTTACTAACTTTGTAAATTTAGTAAATTTTTCATTCAGCTCACTTTGAATTTCTTTTACGAAATCATCAGATGTAAACTGAACGTCTTTTACTTTAACGTTTGCGTCCACCATAGCTGGTTCAACTGAATCGCCAAGCATACAGCACCCGTCAAATTTAAACTTTTCAAAGTGAAATATACCGTCTTCATCTTCATCGCCCTCGACAGATGAGACGGCAAGCTCCATAGACTGAGCCTTTTCACCATCGCGCTCAACAATATCGGTAGAGTCGCTAAATTTTTCCCACAGCAATGCATCGACCTGTAAGAACTCTCGTTCAACTCCATCAGAACACATCTTCGTAAACCATCTTGGATTACAGGACTCTGGAATCACACCATACGCAGAGCCAACGTACTTATCCTCAATACCGTCTTCGGTTCTTGTAAGCACATACTCATGCCCTTTAAAGTCTGCTTCCTGAGCGAACTTATCATATTTGATAAACCCAAGAACAGGAGTGTTCTTTATTGAGTCGATACAGTCATCGACAACTTCTTTAGAGAAAAAACTTTTATTTAAATTCTCACCAGTATGTAATACGTCTATAGTGATATTTAAAAATCTAGTATCATCATCCGATATCTCCCCGTTAACGGAGAATGTTGAATGCAGTGAGTTAAATTTATTACCCATAAATTATTACCCCCAGAAACAACTATCAGTTAAAATAGACATCTTCTTTTATCAGACTTCCATTTTTCAATATTTGGTTCAATAGACTCATCGTTATCAAAAACATAAACGATAAACCCATCGACACATTCTATCCTTATAAGCTTAGAACCATGTCTCATAAGATATAGCGCTAAGTGTTTACCTTTGCAATTAAATTCTTCTCGCATATCAAACACCTCGCACTATCTGTCGTTCTTCTCGCCATCGCGCGTCTTTTCGCCTTCAACATCAAGCGTCTCGCCGCGCTCTTCTGCGGTTGGTCTGCCGACCTCTTTTTCTGTAACCCCAGCAGGCTCAGTATACGAAGTTGCAAGAGGAATGAAATTATTATGGAAATCAAAGATATCGTTATGCAAAATAAAAGACCCCAACGTTCTAGAAGGAGTCATATCAAGAGATGCAAGCCATTTATCGATACAAGATACGCCAAGCGTTACAGCGTCCTTATATCTCTTGCTCACGTTATCTCTGTTAAAGATAGTTATATCAAGGAGATAAAAATAAAATTTGAAAGCTTTTTTATTATAATTTCTAAGCTTTATATATCTATTAGTCCATCGCTCAAGCTGTCTGTATACTCCGTATACGAAACCAGCATCGTTCTCAACGGACATTGTTACAGCCGTACCAGAAGACGAACCGTTAAACAACTCTTTAGACTCGCCAGATGAATTATAAAGCTCATCAATTGCATCAGAAACATTATTTCTTGTGTTGCTAGAATCCTTAAAGCTTATTGCTTCACCATCTGAACCAAGAGTATGAATCAGTCCAATATCATCGTTCATACTCTCTCTGTTAATTTCAGCAAACACACTAAGCGTTTCAGGGGTAAGGAGTGGCTTATCTACCGTAGTCTCATCAATAGGAACTTTAACCGCAATCGCCTTATAGTTATCGGTTCTAGCAGACTGCAACTTTAACTTCTTATAAGTATCAAGATCTATAATGTCCTTAACCATTCCTATGAGCATTGGATATGGATATGTCCATTGACTATTCAGCTTAATGCAAATCTGCTTATCTGCTGGCGGCTTATACCAAAAAGATGCCTTGCCATCAATATAATCCAGATAAGCTTGCTGTACATAATCTGGATACGCAGCTAACTCACTTTGCTTTATCTTGCCAAGGTCAATTTTAAAATTATATAAACCATCTTGAACCTGATATAGCTGACATATCCTATAATCTATCTTAAGAAAGAAGAAATCTGTCGAACTTTCAACAACAAGTCCGCAATAAATATCTTGATACGGTAGATATCTCATTATTTTTGCAAACTCATGTTTTAAATTCATATCTTCGAGCTTTGCCGCAAGCTTAGAATATTGTTTCTTAATCGTATCTGTCTTTGCGGTATTCTGGACATCATATAAATCAACCCACCAACAGAATAGAGCCATATTGCTATAAAGGCTATTCAGTCTATAATAGTGCGGGGATACACGCATGAGGTAAGACGATGCATCAAGAAGCAAACGCCAATATTTTTTCGGATGTTTGATTGCGGTATCAATATCGCTTAATTTAATATCGCCAATACATCCAGTTTCAAGAATCTCTGTATTTAGAAACAAGTCGTTGCGCATCAATCTGCTAAATGCGCTCCAATCAACTTTCCCGTCTTTTTCTGATTTCTTAAATGATTCTTCGTCACGAAGATAATCTTCTTTTGTATATTCAGACGCATATTCAGAATCTAGTTTATCATTAGCCATTAAACCGATTCACCTCCTTAATATGCGCATAAAACCATTAGTACATATTTGGTCTTTTGTTTAACTTTTTCATTTGTTTTGCATAGGATTTAATATCAAAAGAAACCTGCGGCTTTTGAAGAATTTCCCGCTCAAGCTGACACTGAACCCAATAATTATATGCCAATGAACTGTAGCGGTCTTTTCTCATACCAGTCTTTTCTATAATTTTGATATTAGTTCCCTTTATCTCGTACTCAAGCTTTGTAAGCTCGTATATCAATAATGTCGTTTGTATATACGGCATCTTGTATTGTAATTGCTCAAAAGGCTGCATCTTTGCATAGCCTTTTATTTTGTCTTTTAAGATTTCTTCTGCTTCAAACTCAGAAACAAGAAGATTAATCTTACCCTGTTTAAATCCGCTTCTAAGCAAAATACAAATCTCATTGTTAAAAGAAGCATTTGCTTTGATAGACCAAATAACTTCTGGCGCATTAGCTACTTTACATCTAGCCGCCATATCTTTATCATTGCAACAAGACAGAGCGCCATATAGCTCGCCTGTTTCTGGGTCTACCATATCTCTGATAAGAGCATCAAATACGCCCAGACCGCTGCCATTCGTATCGACCACAAGGTCGGTGCATTTATATAGTCTAAATAATCTACGAATCACAAGCGCCAGTTCATCTGTATTAAGCCCCTCATGGTTCTCAAGATATATGATATTAGACACATAATTATTATTATTTGTAGGAATTGCGCTATTGATTATAATTGCACTGGCATCATTTCTATGTTTATTAGAAGCCATAAGCGCAACATCTACAGACATGATGCGTCTTTCATTTGTAGCCAATTCTGGTATCTTATATGTCTTATTGTTTATAAACGAAGGAGGGTAGACTGCTGTTTGCAAAGTTCTTCTGCATCCGATGTCATCAAATGAGAAGAAAGCGCCTTCAGTATCACCGAAGAATAAACAATCCATCTCCATACTCCACTTGACTTCATCAAAGTCGGTTTCAGACATCTCATCTTCGATTTGTTCACGAGATAACAAACCTTCTTTCACAGAAACCTGATATGGGAGTCCGCAGATAAAATACTTCTTAGTATCATCAAGCATATTTACCGTATAAGCCTTCGCCTTTTCAAAAGACCAGTGGTTTTTATACCACGCCGAACTCATATAGAACTCTTTATTTCGTTCTAGAAGATGTGCGTATTTTGGATTATTTAAATAATTCGGCTGTCTTGGAGCTGTAAGGAATCGTCTCAATACCGTGTTAATAGTATCTAGGTCAACCATTCTAAACTCATCGACTAACAAAATATTAGCACGAGCACCACGACCAGAATCAGAAGCGGTAACAACTCTAATCCATGAGCCGTTTGCAAACTCAATTACAGCTTTATTTGCGCCAACGGCAGCATATGTAATTTCTCGTCTTAGATTTTCAGACCCAAAGCCATAATTCTTCATAAAGTCATCTGTAATCTTCAACAAAACCTCGTTAGCCTGCGGCCTTGTCGCAGATGCAATACATATTTTTGTCTTGGGGAAAAGTATGCATCTAACAACACAAAACAAGGCGGTTAACCATGTCTTCAAAATCATTATTATCCAACAGTTTTTTATCTGTTGCTCTGGGAGTTTCCTCCATTTACATCGATTGGTTTATTCCAATCCAGTTTGGCGTACATTTTCAATTTATAAATAAATTGTCGGGTACTCTTGCTAGGATTATATTTATTCACCTAGTACGCTCTACGGTGTCCACCAGCCTTACGCAATCTGATGGATTACCTCGGTATTATCATAATTGTCTTTATATTGTTCATATTGTTTTCTTGTATTATGTCCATATCCAAACTTATGATGAAAGTCTCTGTGACATGATTCACATAGCGCAACGCCATTTGAAATATCATATCTTAAATCTTCATTTACATCATATGATTCTATATGATGTGCAACAATTTTATTGTCTTTTGAAGATTTATGCCCACAAATATCACATGTAAAATTATAAGCGGCATACACAGAAAACCGCCAATCACGATATTCTTTTTTAGACTTTCTATCAGAATATCTTTCCTCATCAGATAAATTTTTATTATATCTGTAATGATCTTCTCCATGCTTTTTACAGCAAGAAGAATTTGGACAACCATGCCCATTAGCCAATGAATTTGGCGTAGCATAGAAAACATTTCCGCACTTATTATGCTTTATTTGTATTTTAGTTTGACTATTAACATATTCACCAATTATTTCGTATTCGTCTCCATATTTATCGGAAATAAAAGATAAAAACTGTTCTTTGTTCACATATCTTCTCGCACAATCTTCACATCTAACACCATCTGTTCTAATATCATTCCACGTTCTATAAAAAATATGACCATTATCACATCGTAACTTCAACAATTGTTTATTTCTATTTTTTGAACCATTGCCGTTATATTCTGTTGACAAAAGTTCATACGGTATACCATGATTTTTCAACCACAATTTAATATTATCTATTGAATATGGATTTGACTTGTCTACCATTCTAGCAGACTTAGCGTATTTTAAATTAGATAGTGTAAAATAATATTTATAGCCATCTTTATCAACTGCCGTCATCTTCGTATTATTATTAGTATATACATTATCTAACAGCGTGTATCCAGCTATCTCATGTACAAGATTTTTAACATGTTCAATATCTAGTCTTTTTGTCATTTTTATCCTCCGAACAAAGGACGAACATTTATATTAAACAGAAGAAGAGCGGTGTTCGAATCCGCTCTTATCAATTTGGCTCATGACTTCCAAATCTATCTTCTGGTTAAAACAATTTTAGACTTCACCGATTTTACCCGATTTATACAGGGCAAGACAGTTCACCCTGTCCGCGTGCAGCAATATACATAAAAAAATTATTATGCATCATGGCGTACAGCAATATCTTTTGAAATAATTTTAATTTAATATTTAAATAATCAACAACAAAGCGATGTGGATTAGCCCTGTAAAAACCAGCCCACACTGCGATGCCCTCCATAATGCGTTCTGATTTTTCGTTGGCAATCTCTTTTTCAGATTTTTTTCTATTAACTTTATTCGCCATATAAACACCGCCTAATCATCATCTATAACGGTGTCACCAAAAATGGCATCAAATAAAGCTTCGTTGTCTTCATCATCGTCATACTCTGGCTTTTCAACGGTATACTTTTTCATAAATCTGTCATAGAGTTTTGAAAGCCCGTTCTTTAAACCCATCATCTTTGCAAGATGTCCGCGAAAGAATGTGTCAATGTAAAGACCTATCTTATCAACATCTTTCAAATCATCCTCTGGCTCTGGAATCGGTCTTGTATTTTCCCACTTATCAATAAGTGTGCCAAATGTTTGGCTATCAGATGTGGCATCGCCAGAATTTTGTTTCGGCTGCAATTTAGCTGTGTCAAGAAGCTTCTGGAATGTAGCCGTCAAATCCTTTGTATCCTGCTTTGCTCTGGTCGCCTTTAGCAACTCAAGCTGATTAAAACACAGTTGCTTAAAAACCTCTTCTTGGGCTTTTGTATTGCACTCGTGTCTAGTAGTCCAGTCACAATATTCATTGTAAAGAAAGATATAATCATCATTATCGAAACCATTGCCAAATAATTTTATCGCCTTGTCTATGGTTTCGTTCATATCAGAATCGTCATCTGAATATATAGATATGGGCTTATTATTAAACTTTGCTTCATTATATCTTTCTTCTAACGTTCTATCATAACCACCTCTGTACTGTCTAAGTGGTGAAATCGAGATATAAGAAGATATGAGAGAGCATGTTAAATCGCCATCTTCCATTCTTTTAACAGTGGCATTATATGCATCATCGCAAAAATATACATCTAAAAACATGCATATTCGCTCAACGGCCTTTTTTTCTGGGTTTGCATATCCGTTGGTTTTATATACGTTTAAATAATTATAATAAATTTTATTAATGCATTCTTTGCACCACGGCATCTTTCCATATGAAGCATATAAGTCACTATTTGATTTATAAAAATCTTTTGACTTAAGCTCCTTACCACAACAAGCACAATGCAGTGTCGAAGTGGAGTCATCATTTTTTCTAGCTGTTCTTCCCGCCATACGACACTACACCACCTTTCTTCAAACAAACTATTTAAATTTAATATCGTAAATACAATCAAGCCCATCTTCTGTTATCACGGAAATCAACTGCTCTGGCTTGTTTCTAAGCCTTTTATCTAAGCAATATTCATCTCCGCCACCAGCAAACGTACCAGCCTGAAGAACCTTTGTATCATAAGATGTAACCATTGCATTCGTATGTCTATGACCACAATAAATAATATCTGGCTTTCTACCAGTAAACATAGTTAGCTTCTGAACCATGTTGTTTAGATTATCGCGATCACCATGCACCCCATATATCATCTGTCCGCGAACATTGAATATAGCAATGCTGCATTCAATATCGTTTTCGTGAAATACTACATTTTTAAAATTCTGTAGCTTTGCACTGAGATAGGGGATAGCAAGCAAGTCCATATTTTCTCCACGCAAATTCTCATCTTTATTCTGAGAAAGACGGGAGTGATTGCCCATGCTTACATACACATTTACAGTATTAAATCTATAACTTAACTCTGTTAAGAACTGAGACAGATAATCTGTAACAGTTAAAAACTGCTCAATGATGTTCTGATTATTTTCAATTCTAATAGTATTATGAATGAAGCCAGAGATGAGTTCGCTTAGAATGACATAGATGTTCTCTGAACCGTGACGTAACTGAACTTCAAAAATCTTATCAAGATATTGATTAATTCTATCTCGCAAAATATCGTTATTAAACTTATTGAAATAATTATCTACTTCAATACCAGTATGCACATCAAAGAAAGTGCATACTATATCATTATCCGACTTTAAAGAGCCAGTGAACTTCTTGTCTTCATCATAAAAAAGTGGGTGACAGTCGCTTTCAGAAATGCTTCTTATGATTTGCTCTTTGTAGCTTTCTTTTCGCGCCTGTTCACGAATCATCCTACGAAGTTCATTGCGCTCATCACGAACCTTAACTTGCTGCTTCTCAAGTTCTTGTTTTTGAGATTGCAATTCTTTTAGATATTCATCATTGTCATATTTATTAAACACACCAGCATCATAAAACTTTTTTGCCTGCTGATATGGTTTTCTAAATGCCGAGGAAGTATAAGGCATATCTTCATTGCCGATTTCCTTGTTAATGATATCGGCCAGTTCGTCCCAATTCATATCTATAATTCCAGATTCCTTGGCTTGCCCAAGTCTCCAAATATATTGTTCTAGATTTTCAGATTCGCCTTTATGTAAATCCACGTATGGCACCTCCTCATATTTTTCATCTTGCAGTAACAAAACAAGATGATGGTGAAATATTTGATTTTCACAAATATCTTCCAAACTTTTACTTCATACACTATTGGATGTTCTGCATTGAACTAATTTCACCCAGAACAAAAACAAAGAAGGGTGGCTAAGGCCACCCAGTCTGAGTTATATCAATATTTAATTGTTATCTTGCATAACATACACGGCATAAATTATTCGTTGCTGTGACAACCAAAAAGGAAGTCACAGCAACAACAAAGAAAGGTGTAGAAATATGAATGCAAGAAAAATACGCGAAGAGCAATCTTCGCATTTATATATTCAGCCAACTAGCTGCGTATATAACGATTATTTACTTACGAGAGCTAATCTTATCGCAATATGTTCTTGTGATGTGAGCCTTTGGAACAATCTTGCTCTTCGTCACAATTGTCTCTCCCGTAAGATTATTAACCTTCTCATGAGATGGAACATATACTCCGTTTAATACGATACCCTCAAACAGCCTAACAGAAATATTTCTATCTTCATTTGCTAGAGACAAAGCGTCTGAAACGTTCTCTTCAAGAGATTCATATACACCCTTAACCGTATTCTTATCGATTCTACAATCCTTGGCAACGGCCTTAATTAGCATATCTTTCGTATATGTAACCTTTTTGTCATCATTCTTAGCCATTAATCTTCTCCTTCATACTTAATTGGTGTAGTTGGCAATTTTGAAAAAAGTCTTGAAATATATATGTCCTCCATATAGCGAGATTTCAAAATTTCCAAATGACACTAAATCTATGTATTTTAAAAATCAGTAAATTTAAACATATAACCTTAATAGTATGTTATATGTTTAAATATTCTGGTCGCGTGACTTTTGAGTTTCGCGCTGTTTTTTCTTTCTTAATCTGGCAAGTTCGCGCTTGTGCTCTTGCGTACATTCATAACATCTACATGTTTTTGTATCCTTGATACTGACTTCAAACCATTCTCCACAGTCCACGCATTGCACGTCTCGCGTCTCTCGCTTTACATTACGAGAAAGATTATCATAAACGATATCTCCATAACACAGCCAAAGAGCCATCTTATTTTTGCCACCCTTGATACCGTAAAGAAACTTCACGAGAATATCGACAATCTTAAAATCATCGTATCCAAACGAAGAAAGCTCTTCATATATCTCCTTAGAAATCTTTCTATACTTTAAATCGCGGCGCATCTTAGATTTTGACATATCGTCAGAAGAAAAACCCTTAACCGCATCGTTCAATGCAAACTGATACTTCTTATTCAGTTCACAATACTTAACAATCAACGGATCGGTTTCTTCCTTGATAATCTTACCTCTGTCTGTAAACGATATCCTGCATTCCGTTCTAACATCTCTCATCATAAGTGCATAATCAATCTTATCAAGGCCAAGCTTTCTGCAATTGATTCTAGGATTCGGAATAATGTCATTAAGCTTATTGACGAGACTGTTATTGATATCAGATACCTGATGCAGCTTTTTATCCTTCGCATATACAAAGAAATGAGGGAGAGGGTCTTTAGTAAAACCAGTTATCAGCTCCTTTTCGTAATCTGGTCTTTCTGGTTTATACAACGTTTTAGCATAGTCGATTACAAAATTATTCTCCATGCAAAGAAGTCTAATTACATCAATTGCACGTCTCTTATCTTCGTCTGTACCAGATATGAACACCTCGCTGTTCCAAATCTTAGAGATGTTATTGCTGTAGATTCCGATATTTCCACCAACAAATGCAGCATGAAGTCCACCGTAGATTGCAGCGTTATCAAGATGTACTGGCTCAGCTTTTCGCATATTGTAGTAAAGCGGCACAATGTCAAACTTCTTAAGATTTCTTTCCGCAACTGCAATAAGAGTCTTATCTGCAACAACTAACGATTTGTCCCCATCAACATCAAATTGAAGAATCTTACTAATCATGTCCTTGCAGCTTGTGTATACGGCATCTGTGCCAAACCACTCTCTAACACTATTCTTTTTATCTCCATACGCATAGCAGGCAACATTTTTTCTAATAGCATGTTCCATGAAAAGATGAGGAGAGCGAAGGCAATCAAGCTTTTCATCTTTTCTAAACAACCAACAGAACACCTCTCCGTCTTCAAGCAGGCCGTCAGGATTATCTTTACCCATAAACCAATGCTCGCAAGCGGCATAGAAGTCTGGAAGTAAAAATGTATACTTGCCATGAACCTTCAGCTTTCCGGCCTTGAACCTTTTGACCATGCTATCTTTGATATCTCTCAACTGAGACTTTGCATATTCATCATTCAACAAAGCTGGGTAAAGGTCGATGGCTTTTTGAAAAGCGGTCTTATTTGTATTATACGGCGTTGCACCGAACACATCCTTGATACTCTCAACGGAACCGCATAAATTCTCAAGCTTATTTGTTGACTGGTAGGCAATATCTGCAAGCTCATCATCGGTAACATCAGTCAATGTCTGAAGCATCTGATAATTGATAGTAGCGTCTTTGATGCGCTCTTCCTCGACATTAGTTACGCCAGCTGTACACCCATATCTCTTGAACATCTCCTTATATTGATCCCAAGATTCATAATATTTGTTCATCTTAAACTGAGATTTGGTAAAGATAATTTGAATATCTTCATCAACGATGTTATGCTCTTTGCCATATATATCCTTGATAACAGGAGAGCATTCATTCACTTCGATGAACTTCTTAAAATCAAAAGCGCCAAGAAGACCCTTTACCCACGGTAGCCTAACCATACGGTTTCTACCAAGACAAGGCAACATCATTCCCGCTCCATCAGTATGGGGGATAGGCACATTGCCAGTTATCCTCTTGATGGAGTAGTCCGCATCATCAATTAAATCATATGTACCAATAACATCAGTCTCAAAATCATCGATAACGATAGTCTTATCAATGTCGAATTCATTCCATACATCGGTTGCAGAGTTTGCAAGTGCCATATAAGCAAGGTGCTTATTTGGATTGTTGCCGCCATGTGCATTGATGTCGTCAATCGTCAACCCGCACATAATCGTCTTCTCATGCTTTTTCCAAGTTGACTCTTTGACGAATACACATTTCTTTGTGCGAATCTGTCCAGCGGAAGATGTGAAGTAAATATACTTCTCGCCATTGTATTCGAAACCATTGTAAATCAAGTCTTTAATCATATCGAAATAATAGACCTGAATAACCATGAAGTCTTCGCATAGCTCATCTGGCTTGGCACCGATGGTTCTTGTGAAATATGAATCGAATACAGAAATGATGTTCTTCTCTGATACTTGGTTATCACGAAGCATTCTTGTGTGGTGTCTACCATCTGACGCAATATTCGATTCAACCTTATTAGACAGAAGGGTAAGTAGTCTTTCCTTAGTTTCGTTGATCTTTGTGTTCTTAAGAGATACCAGATTCTTCAATCGGCGATACTCGCAACCAAGCTCACTCAGCTCTTTGCTATCATCTCCAAACAAAGAAAAATCATATTCGTCCTTAGCAATAGATGCAAGACCATCTTTGTCAACACCGTAAGACTCAAACTTAGACTCAATGTTTCGGACACCGACTATTGTTTTCTTTGTCTTGCCATCATTGCCTTTGATAACAGCGCCATTCAGCAGTTGGTTCCTTTCACTTCTCAGCTTGTGATTAAGCCAGTGAAGGGAGGACTCTCTATTGTCATAAAAGTTCCCAGTGTCTAGGGAGTAGATGTCTATCTGCTTATCGAGCACGTTGCCACCTCCTGATTCTTTATCAATGCAAAAGCCACGTTACATACTAGTTGCAGATCGCATAGATGATACCGCAAACGATGAGAGTGCAGATGAGATTCATATCAGATACACCTTCTTAAATAAAAAACCTAACTTCAATACATAGCATATAACATTATCAGTTAAAAGTAAAGAAGATTTTTACATTATTTTCAAGCATTCTATATCATCCCAATCTTCATCAGCAGCTTCTTCTTGTTTGAAATCTCGCGCATATAGTAGCCCTCACCGCAAGTCATCAGATAGCCGTTCTCACGTTTGTACATATTGCACACGAGAGTGTGGTTGGTTCTCCATTTGCCGTCAACCTTGACTCTCGGCAGCGGTTCATAATAGAGAAGCCCAAGTTCATACAGCACCTTTACCGCCTGCGACATTGCTCTTTCTGAAATACCAATCTCCTCAGCTTCATCACGATAGAACATATTCATGACCTCTGGCTTCTTTGTTCTTCTGCTTTCAACTGGATTTTCCTGACATGCATCTTCGTTGGATAGCCTATTTGGCCTATTTCGTATATTCATCTTAAGGTATGCGTATACACGAAGCAGGATATCGTTGTTCACATATTTGCTCTTGGTGTCATATTCCATAATCTTCTCATACTCATCAAGATATACGATGGCGAAGTAATCCGTATCGCATTCGTCCTTCACTTTTCCGTTGTTGAATTCGGCAATGCACATCTTGGTATTCTCGATACCGCCATCAAGAGATAGGTAGCCAAGATCGCAAAGGTCGTTCACGGCAGATGCAAACTTGGAGTTTATTCCGCGACTGTGCCTATCAGAGTTCTTACCGTGCCATTTGACCATCCAGTTGATATTGAACATCACCTTATCGTCCAGACCCCTTCTCACGGCAAAGAACATAAATGTCGTGAGAAGCATATCATTTGAATCGCTGTTGACGATAATCGCTTTGGGGATACGAAAGTAAACACCGTCATTACCATCAAGCTTAGACTTTGAATCGTATTCATATAAGGTATTATATGACAATTTGACACCTCCAAGCAAGTTCAAAACATTTGAATTATACCACACTTTTCGTGGACAACCGAGATAAATCTTTAAGTTGTCCACGTTTTTTGTGGACAAGTGTGAAAAGTAATCGACTTGTCCACGTTTTTTGTGGACAACTATACCATTATACCCCTACTTGTCCACGTTTTTTGTGGAAATTTATACATTCCTAACAAAATAGATATATACAAAATAGATAAATATGTCTACGACAAAACAATAGCGATACAGACATCTACGATATCATATGGGCGTGAGAATATAATGGGACAAATTTGCACTTCTTATATATAAGACTCACAAATTTGTCCCATTTGCTTTATCTATTCAACAAACATCTTTTTAAAAAATAGTTATACCAGAGATATAAAAAAATTAACATTGCAGATATAGAAAGGACAATATCTGTTACATAGAATCATAGCATCTACGATGCTGACTATATACAGATATACTACCTAATTATAATGTCATATTAATTAAATACGAAGCATAGGCAACGGTATCGCCAATTATATCTTAATGCTAAATAGCTTTATATCAAGTGTATATTTTTTGTTATTTATATTGTCCTCAATAACACATCAAATCAAATATTAATAGCTTCTATATCTATGTAGTCAATATGTAGTTATATTTATATATAGCCCGACAGTTTATCTTTTAAATTGCCACCAATTCAATAGCTTATCTTATAGCATATTTATTTGAATATAAATCGCTTTGTTGTATTGGTGTTTATTTGGATGTTTATATGTCTGCAAATATAGATCGTATATGTATTTCGACCGTCATCCTGTGTATACGCATATTAACGGTCTATCTATCACCATCTGGTCATACCGTATATCTTGCCGTTTATAAATTGTCATATATGTAGTTGCATATTGTTGGTATGTAGATATATTTCTAGAGTGATATAGATGAATTTATAGTGGGTCAGATATTTTTTTCGGTTGTGTTTAGATGAAACACATAGCTGGGATCAACAATAAAAAAAACGAACCTAAAGTTTTAATACACCACCATACCCTTATCTATCTGTGGTTTTGTTGTTTTGTAGCGCGTTTTACTACCCCTACAACGTGTAATAAAAACGGCGTGGGTATCAGTGCAAAAAAAACTAGGTATATTGCACTTGAAAAACGGGGCGGGGTATGCTAGCCATAAATCGACCCCCTATATGCTATTAAGATACAATCATATGCGTTCGATAAAACTAACACCCTATATGTTTGTGACGCGGTATCAAAAAAAAAAAAC